ATGAGGTATTGGTGGAAGAGCCTGTATTAAGCGATAGTTATAAATCAGATTCTGTAGTATAATATTCTTGGAGGATGAGATAAATGGCAGAGCATACTAAGAGGATAGACCGCGGCTTACCTTCGCCATATAGGTCAGTAAACTGGACTGAAGCAGAAGTAGATGAATCAGATATCCTTTTAGTAAAGGAATCACTTGGTCGTCCAGCTAAAAACTGTACTATAGAAGTAGATGATACCGGTGATGGTATGAGTGTAAGATTTAATGTAAAGCGCACTGTATATCCAAGAATACCAAGGCGTGAAGGTTTTATGTATGTAAGTCATCTTCCGTATCTTGTTTCTGGAGTCGATTATACTGATGATAGTGTAGCTCTTATTAATATAGAAGCTGGTTCTACTTATGAATGGGAGACAGGACCAGCGATTCAAGATGTAGAAATAGTCAGTGCATCGGGCCATTGGGATGCGTGGTTTTCATAATAATATCAAGGAGTTGAATATATGGCAGATTTAATAGCAGCGTTTAATGGGGCGATTCCTATCAAGTTTTTAAAGGGCAAGAATATTCATAATCGAGTGAATAAACTCGTATTACCTAAACCTAAAAAAGAAGTTCCTTTGGTCCAAGGTGGACAAGATATTGTTCTTGAAAAAGTTGAGGATGAAAGTCCAAAAAAAGTTGACACAGATGCCATTAATCTGTTAAAAATAACAGATGAACCTGTTAAAAAGACCGAACCTGTTTCAAAACCCAAGCTGTCTTCAAAAAGAAAATACAAGAAATCACGTCGTTAAACAAATAACAAAAGGATATATTTGTGAGAGATACTGAGAATCTGAATCGTTTCGGATTGATGCGTCCTTATGTTTCTGGTCAGGCAAATCTTTTTCCTCCTAAAAGAGTTAAACAGTTGCGTCGCCTTTTAGAAACTCAATCTCCGAATATATGTATTATTCGCGGAGAAGGAATAGGTGATGTTTTAATGACTACTCCTACTGTTGAAGCCTTGAAAAATACTTTTCCAGAAAAAGCTAATATAACTTATACTACAAATACCAGATATTTAGATGGTGGGTTAGTTAAGGTTTTAAAATATAACCCTTTTGTAGATAGGGTTATTGACAGAAATGAAGTAGATGAAAGTGATTATGATTTAGTTATTAATCTACATTGTCCGTGTGTTGGTTATGAGAAAAGAGAAAATCTTCCTATTAATAGAATAGATTTATTTGCGGCGCATGCCGGAGTAAAACTTGAAAATAAAGTACCAAGATATTATATACAAACTTCAGAGATAGAATGGGGAAATACTTTTTTTTCTAAGAATAAAATCAAATCAACTGACAAAACAATACTTGTTCATATATTTACTACTACAACACGTAGAAATCTAAACTCTGGTGTTTTTAAATCTGCCCTTATGGATTTATCAAGAAAGGGTTACAAGCTTATTATATTATCTCATTCTACAGACTATCCAAGCGACGTATTGTTTAGTAATATTCCAAACAGTGTATATATCAAAGATGAAGATATACGTAACATTGCAAGTATAATGGTCAAGTCTGACCTTTTACTTTGTCCAGATAGTTGTATGCTTCATTTAGCTGGAGCTTTGTCTGTTCCAACTGTTTCTATTTTTGGACATACAGACCCAAGGGCACGTATTAACTATTATTCTAATACTGTAGCTATTTGGGGAGCAGAGAGAATGAGCTGCAAGAACTGTTGGTCTCTACCTTGTCCAAATAAAGAAGCTTGTTATAAAGTGATAACCAAAGATATGATTGTAGGTACATGTGAAAATATGATTCAAGGTAAACCTTCCGAGTTAAAAGTAGAAGATGCTTCGCAAGATGAAGCGATTATTTCTATAGAACGCATTTAAAATATTTTTATTTATTATAGATAATCGAAAGATTACAAAAAGAAATAAAGGTCTTGAAAAACAATGAGTAAGGAAATGAAACAAATCCGAATCCTGAGCTGGTGCGACAGCTCTTCATCGAAAACAGGTTTTGGAGTAGTGGCTAAAAATATTCTTTCTTATCTCTATAATACTGGAGACTATGAAATACATCAGCTTGCTATAAACTATCCTTTTCGTTTTAATCTAATAGACAATATTCCTTGGACTCAAATACCTACAAAATCTCTTGATCCGTCTGAGCCATATGGAAAAGTATTATTTCTTCGTTCTATAGCCGAAGGAGATTATGACCTTGTTTGGATAATGAATGATACGTATGTTGTATTTGATATTATTAATGATTTAAAAAAGATTATTGACAGAAAGCGTACGGCTGGGAAAAAGGTTCCAAGATTTGTTTATTATTATCCAGTAGATTGCCACTGTAGAAAAGAAGTTAGTGCTATGATTAAATATGTTGATGTGCCTGTGTGCTATAACGATTTTGGGCGAGAGGAAACACTTCTTGAAATGTCAGAAGTGAAAGATAAACTTCAACAAATCCCTCATGGTGTAGATGCTTCTGTTTTTTATCCATTAAATAGACAAGAAGAGTTGAAAACTAAGTTTTTAGGTCGTAATGCAGATAAGTTTATGTTCTTAAATGTAAACCGCAACAGTGATAGAAAACAACTCGCTAGATGTATATATGCTTTTTCTGAGTTTAAAAAGCAAGTCCCAAACTCTATTCTTTTATTGCATACACAGCCTGTAGAGAAAAGTATGACACGCACTATAGACCTTCTTGTCGTAGTAAAAGAACTTGGTTTATCACTTGAGGATGATGTTCTATTTCCTAAATATTATGAGCTATCACGTCCTTATCCAGATAATCTTATGAATGAACTATATAATGCTGCTGATTGTTTTATTACTACTCATTGTGGTGAGGGTTGGGGCTGCAGTGTTTTAGAATCAATGGCTTCTGGTACACCTGTTATAGCACCAAATAATACAGCGATGCCGCAAATATTGGGAGAATATTCGGAGCGTGGTTATCTATATGAGATGCGCGATTATATATATATAGACAATGCAGGTCTTCGTCCCATTGGTTATAGTGAAGATGTAGTATTTGAAATGTTTAAGGTCTACCGTTCGGGTAATAAACAAGATAACCAAAAGGTTAAACTTGCTCGAGAATGGGCAGAGCAACATGATTGGGGAAAAATATGTCCTCAATGGGATGTTTTATTTAAAGAGCTATTAAACCAACCTGTTGAACAAATAAAAGATACAGAAGATTTAGAAGTTATTCGTATATAGGGAGGGCATTTATATATGCTAAAAGTGACTTATATTGGTGCTCTTATGGATATCTCTGGATATTCAGATGCTGCAAGAAATAATATTGCTGCACTCTCTTCTGTTGGAGTTCCAATAGAAGCTTATCCGTTAAGCTTTGAAGAGTTTAAAACTGATTGTGGCGAGCTGGGGCGTATTGTTAAAAATATGATTTGTTCTAACTGTTCTGCGCCTATTCAAATAATACATACTATTCCACCTGTATTTGAAAAGTTTATATCTTTGAATAAATACAACATAGGCTATACGACTTGGGAAACAAATCGCCTTCCTAAAGATTGGATAAATCATATTAATCAGTTAAATGAGGTTTGGGTTCCAAGTAGCTATAATAAGAAAGTTTTTGTAGAGTCTGGAGTTACTGTTCCTATTTTTGTAATGCCACATACTTTCAATCGTTCTGTTTTTGAAAAAGAAATGGTTTCTAATATTATAGCGAAACCAAACTCTTTTGTTTTTTATTCTGTATTTCAGTTCTTAGAAAGAAAGGGGCCATTCCAGTTATTAAAAGCATATTTGACAGAGTTTGAAGAAAATGAAGATGTATGTTTATTACTTAAAACATATTTATTTAATCCTATGAATCCAGATGAAAAGGATAAACTAAAGAAAATCATATCTGATGTCAAAGAAAAACTTAGACTTTCTTCTTATCCAAATCTATATTTAGTTGCCTCTGCTTTATCTCGCCCTCAGATTAATCGATTACACAAAGATTGTGATTGTTTAATATCTTCACACTGCAGCGAAGGAAGTGGTATTACTTTGTGCGAAAGTATGATGGCTGGGAATCCTGTTATTGCTACAGATTATAGTGGGTCAGTTGATTTTCTTAACGAAGAAACTGGTTACCCAGTAAACTATCAGTTAACACCTGTTTATAATATGCCGTGGCCAGCTTATGACGGAAGTCAAACTTGGGCTGATATAAATATTATTGATTTGCGAGAAAAAATGCGTTATGTTTTTGAGAACCAGAAGGAGGCAAGAGTTAGAGGTTTACGTGGTCAAAGATTTGTAGATAATAATCTTTCCTGGAAAGTTGTTGGACAGAAAATGAAGAATAGACTTGAGACTATTTTTTCTAGTTTAAAAAAGTAGGAGACATTTTGAAGTTAAAGATTAACGCTGGAAGTGGAGAAGATGTTCGTGTTGGTTTTATAAATACCGATATTCAGAATCTACCCGATATCGATTTATTACTTGATTGTAGAGATTTAGGTATTTTTGACAATGAAAGTATAGATTTTATTGTTGCGCAACGTCTTCTTGAATACATACCTCGGAAAGATATGTTACCAACTCTAAAAGAATGGTATCGTGTTCTTAAGCCATATGGATGCGTAGAGATTCGAGTAATGGACATTTCGCTTTTAACAAAAGCTTTATATTTAAATGGTATTTCATCTGAAATGGGACTTCATGATGAAATGGTAGTTTCGTTGTTATATGGACAACAGTTATCAGAGTATGATGTAAAGTATAATGGTTTTACTTCTTCATTTCTTCAGGGCGTATTAACTGGATGTGGTTTTACTGTTATAAATAGTGAGAAAGAAGATTTTGATTGTATTATTACAGGGCAGAAAACAGTATGAGTATTACACTTTGTATAACTGCCAAAGACGAAGAGAGTTGTATTCATCTACCAATAAGCTCTGTTGAGAATATTGTGAATGAGATTATTGTAGTAGACGATTTTTCAACTGATAAAACAGCAAGAATAGCGGCTAGTCTTGGGGCTAAAGTTATAAAATATAATGAACCTATTTCTGATATAGGATTTGGGGCAGCAGCAAATAGAACAATATCTAATGCTACAATGGATTGGATACTCATTCTTGATGCAGACGAAATGCTTTCCAGTCCACATATGCTTTATGACTTGATGAGATATCAATCTGTTTTTACTTGGGCGCTTCCTAGAAGAAAATGGTTAGATTATTCAAAGAATCAGAGAATGGAGTTTGAATCTTATCCAGACTGGCAGCCTAAGTTCTTTCGAAATGTTCCCGAGAATAAGTTTGAAGGAGAAATGCATATTCGTTTTGTTGGACATTCTCCTCGCAGAGCCTATCGAGGCCCACATATTGAACATCTTCAGTTAGAAAATAGAACTCCAGAAAAGATTAGACACAGAGATAAGCTATATGCTAAACTGGCAGCTATTCAAGGAGTTGAGGTTGAAAAGGGTAATAAAAGGAGAATGTAGATGGCGTTGATGTTGGTCGGGGCCGGAGGTTTTGCTTCTGAGGTAGGATGTGTTTTGAATAATCTTGGTGCGGGTGTAGTGTTTTCTCAAGATATGCTTTATTATCTATCTGATGATAAAAACCAATGGGGAATATCTATGGTTGGAGGTGAGGTTATTGGTTCTATAGATGAGTTTCCAAATATCTTTCTTTTTGAAAGGGAACACTATTTAAATCATCTTGCCCATCAGTTTATTGTCGCCGTTGGTTCTCCAAAACTTAAAATGTCTCTTGTTGCGCGCGCAAAAGAAAAAGGATGGCGACCATTTCCGTTTATTCAACATAGGCAATCTTTTGTAGGCGACGCAGAAATAGGTGATGGAACTATTATTTGCTCAATGTGTTCTATTACCACAAATGTGAAGATAGGAAGTTTTGTTAATGTTAACCTTAACTGTACGATAGGACATGATGCGATTATAGAGGACTATGTCAATCTTTCTCCTCATTGCACTATATCAGGTAAGACACATATAAAACGTGGTGCTGATTTGGGAAGTGCTGCAACTATTTTGCCTGGAGTAACTATTGGAGAAAATACAGTTGTCGGTGCGGGAGCAGTAGTTAACAAAGACCTTCCAGATAATGTTTTAGCAGTAGGTGTGCCTGCAAAAATAATCAAAGAGTTGCAATGATAAATCTTCGTTCTGAACAATGTCCTGTAGCTCTTAACTTTTTATTAGGAAAGTTTAAAGAACTATCTCCAAAAAGATATATGGAAATAGGATGTGCTCAGCTTGGAACACTTAATGCTTTTCATAAGTTATTACCTAAAGATGGATTGGCTATAGGATTAGATATTCGTTTTTATGATGTATGGAATGATTATGCTCGAAAGTTTCCTATTTTATGTGAGTCACATTTGATAAAAGGCACTTCTTATAAACAAGAAAGTATTCAACGTGTTTCAGGTTTACTTGGTTCCAATAAGTTAGATTTTCTTTTTATAGATGGAGACCATAATATAGGACCTACAGCAAGTGATTGGAATGTTTTTTCTCCTTTTGTGCGGTCAGGTGGTATTGTTGCTTTTCATGATTATGATTTCCAAGCATATTTGCGTGGTGATAGACAAGGTCAAGGAGCTGCTTGGGTTTGTGAAGACCTTAGAAGAAGAGGATACCAAGTATCTATAGTTCCAAGGTCAACTGTCGGAACAGCTTGGGTGAGGATGAAATAAAAATAATGAAGATAATCATTTTTGTATCTGGAAGCATTAAACAAGGATTGGATTCACCAAATCCAGGTGAGTCCAGATGGGCTTGCAACCTTGCAAAAATGCTATCTCTAAATGGCCATGAAGTTGATTGTATTTGCAATAGTCCTTGGGACCCGCCATCTTGGGGAAGTGCTCGAGTGTATCCGAATGTAACTTTATCTGCCCATATACAAAAACAGAAAGAGTATGATTTAGCTTTGTATATTCCTTGGGACCATCAAAATAATAATGGTCATTTGTTTCCCTGGGAATCTTGTAAAACATTGCCGGTAAAAGCTAAATGGTATGTTCATAATACTTTTTCTTGGGGAGATTCTATAGCTACAGACCACGATTGTTATAATAATAATCATGTGTTAGCTTATCCTTATATTCAGGAAGACCATCAGTTTCCTAAAGATAAGCAGCAAAATCCATTTCCTACTTTTCCCTTACCTATTCCTATATACCATGAACTTGCTTCTATTAATATTGAAAATCGAAAAAATATACTTTGGTCTACTAAAGATGTATTTCATCCTGATTGGGGTGATTTAAACCACCATGTGCCGCGCATTGGCTTTGCTACATTGAAAGCCATTAAGAGATTGTCTGAGAAATATGATTTTGAAGTTAACTTTTTATCAACAAGATTTTTTTATTCTCAGCGTTCTTGGATAGCTCGAGATTTGGGAGTACCTGCTTTAGTAAACTCTATTTCTAATGCTTATGTTCATGATTTAGTGCCTCAAAGCCAGCTTTTTGATATTATGAGAACTTCTCGAATAACAGCTATTGTATCTGGACTGCTTGGTAGTTTTGGTGATAGTATAGCAATGGGTTCGGTTCCAATGTGTTATTCTGGTCATATTTACAGAGAACCTGCTGATAAACATGGTTTAAAACTTGATACTTTTAATGCCACAGAAGAAGAAATATATAGTTGCATGGAAAGACTTTATTGCGATGATGATTTTTATTCTAAAGTAATAGAAGACTATAGATACGAAATGCGGCACTATAGTTATAGTGCTGCTTATGAATATTTTAAGGCAATGGTTAACCAGTTAGGAATAGGAGATAGATTATAATGAATATCCCTCATCCAAACGAGATTCTACCCTCTGATAAGTTTATTTCTGTGTGTGTGCCCACTTTTTGTCGGCCGCATTATTTAAAGAAACTTATTGATACACTTGAACAATATGCAGATATGCCTTATGAGTTGATAGTAGGTGATGATGGTTCTCCAGATATGCGTGCACGAGATGCTGTATATGCTATGAAAGATAGAATAAGTATTACCTTATTTAATAATGGAATGAATATGGGACTTTGTGGGGCTGCTAACAATGTGATAACGCTTGCCCGTTCTCGATACATTCTGTTTATGAATGATGATTGTTTCTTTGTTAAGTCTTGTTTGAAGGATGTTTGCAATACTCTTTCTAAAAGATATGTGGGTGTTATGTCTCCATGTAATGATATGGGCCCACTTGCTGATGGTGATGTTTGTAATGTAAATGGAACTCGTATGGCTTTGTCTAACTTTTTAGGTGGTGGTTCTGCAATGGCTTTTAGGAAAGAAGTATGGCAACAAGTTGGTGGTTGGGATGAGCGTTCTACTTCTGGGCAGTCTGATAATGTTTTCTTTTTTAAGATTTTGCGCGCGGGATATTGGAAGGCTATAGTTGAAGGAAAGGACAGTATTAAAGTGGGTAACTTTGTGTATGGAGATGCTTACGATGATACTGCTTCGAAGATGATGGGTGGTAATGATTGTTCACTACCGAAACTTTTTGGCCCTGGTATAACCGATGAGCATAGAACAAAATGGAATCAGTTAAGACGAGTTGCTTGTCAATGGTGGGTAGACGGAGAAAGAACAATACCTGAAAGAAATATGCCTGGCGGATATGATGGAAGACAAAATAAAGAATGGGGTCTTAATGATATACCTGCTTGGAGTAATCATTTTCTAGATATTTTTGGTGGTAAACATAGCAATAGTGTGAAAGATATTGATTGGTCTATAGCAGAAAGACATAATCATTCTCAGTGGCGTAGTGAGATTGAAAGAGACTTTGGTCTTGTGAGTGAGTAATGAAACTTCAGCTTGGATGTGGCAGAAAAGAGCGGCCTGGAGAAGATTGGTTAAATGTTGATATTATAGCTGGTTCAAATGTAGATATTATTTCTTCGGCGCATGAGCTTACAAACATAGGAGATAACTCAGTCGACGAAATACTCGCTGAACACTTATTGGAACATTTGACTTTTTATCAAGCTAATAGAGCTTTAGCAGAGTGGTATAGAGTTTTAAGACCTGGAGCTAGATTAACTTTAGAAGTTCCAGATATATATATGTTGTGTTGGATGTTTTGTCAGGCAACTGAATATCAACGCTTTCAAAGTAATCATGGGTCTTGGTCTATTTCGCATCATTTATGGGGTAATCAAAGAGGTTTTTCTGACGAAGAACAACTTTCTCAAACACATAAAAGCGGATATACGTTTAAGCGATTGAAAGAAATGTTATTAGGAGTTCGCTTTAATAATATAAAACGAGAAGTCCCGGTTAAAGATACTCCTGGGTCTTATGTTATTAGAATATCTTGTCAGAAATGAAACGTATTCTAATAACTCTTGGGCACAGAGTTCCTTTCGAAGGGGAAAATACATCTGATGTAGGCAATCTTGTTGTGATAGATTGGGATACTAAAGAAGTAAGACGTTTTCCTATAAATGGGAGGACTCCCATAGATAAAGGCAGGAGTCGCGGTGCTTCTGGTTTAGATTTCTTTGAAGGTTCTCTTTTTGTAGCTTCGCGCGGAGACCTTATAGCTTTACATCCAAACATATATGAAGAACAATATCGAGTAAATATAGGCTATCCAAGAGGTATTCATCAGATTAAGGCCCATGAGGATATTTTATGGCTTGCTTGTATGGAAAGAAACTGCAAACAAGCGGTAAAGAATGGCAAGGTTATAGATTTGGTTCCTACTAAATATTCAGGTATAGATGAAAATACCAAACCTCCTGGATGTTTCAATGCTTTAACTTGGTCTCCAAATGGCGATGAGTTTCATATGTATACAGGGCCTGAAGAAATATATAACTTTACTCAGAGAAAGGTTGTCATAAAAGGAAATCTTGGAACTGGTCCACATGATTTGTGTTTTTTAAATGAAAATGAGCTGCTTTTTACCAGGTCTCTTTCTCGAGAACTTGTAAGAGTAAATCTTGACTCTGGAGATATGGAGGTTATTTTTAGTTCTTTAGGGAGTTTACAAGCAAATGATTGGAACTTTGCTGGTTTTATGCGTGGTATTGAATATTCTAAGAAAGATGATTCTGTTTTTGTGATGTCTGGGCCAGGTATACTATATGAGCTAGATATTAAAACATGGAGAGTTAAACAAGACTTTGATTTTTTATATGATTATAATCTAAAACAAGAAGAAATAGAATCTGTGTGTCCATTTGATATTCTATTGGACCCACGTGACTGGAGATAAGAATGGAATCTTCGATAGTAATGACAATGGTTCATTTAAACAGAAAAGATAATCTAATACGTAATATTAAATATCATGCTCCATATGTAGATAGAATAGTTATAAGCGATGGTGGTTCAACAGACGGTTCTCTTGAATGGTTAAAGGGAAATGCATCTCAATATAATATTGAAACAGTGGTTAAAAAACAAGTTAGACTTCAATATGGTAAACATACACCTACTGCGCGCAATCCTTATCTTGAAAGATTAAATCCGCAGACTGACGGATGGATGTTATGTGTGGATACTGATGAGTTTCTTGAAGAAGAAGCTTGTCAGAAGTTAAGACATTTTGTTAAAAAAGCAGAAGAACTTGGTTTTAACGAAATCAGATTTCAAGCTCGAGATATATGGACATATGCTACTGGTGAAGTATATGATAATCTTGCTGAATACTGGAAACAAGATATGTTTGTAAAGATTGTTCCTGATATGACTTATCTCGGAGATACGCATTCTGGATTGTATCGCCCTGGGGTTGTTCCGCGGTTTGCTAAAGCTCAAGGAACAGATGGAAGATTTCTCCATTATAGACATGAAAAGACAGAAGAAAGAATGTGGCAGAACTCTACCTATCTTTATTGGACTACTTGTGGTGTAGCACAGAATAGAACAGATAACCCTAGTTGGAAACAGTTCCATAAGATTATGGATAAACACGGATATTATGATTGGCATGAGTTTAATAAGGCGATGAATAAAGGTAATCTACCTTCAGAGATTACTGATTGGTTTGTAAAGTATCGTAATGACGAAAATCCAGAGGCACTTTCTTATTTTATTTATTATTATATATTCAAGCATCCAGAAGAAAACACCCAAAAGATATCTTGTGAGCGTCATAGTCGCTATACTTGGGATTATTTAGCTCGCGCACAAGCTTGAGGTCTTAAATGGGTCTTAATGAAGCTATGTTAGCAGAGGCAGAAGGGCCTTATTATTATAAGAACGCTGCTCCTGTAAGGTTGGAACTAGAAGAGTGTATTCATTTTCACTCTGATAATCTAAGGCTTATTTGGACAGTTGAAGATTTTAAAAAGATATATCCTTTATTTAAGGTAGCTTTCGAGAAGTTGGAAAAACAAGGATTCCCAAAACAGTCTGAGTTTATGCAACTTTTATCTGGGCAGAAACTTCCTAACTCTTCTCTTCAATATAATCGCTGGGCAATAGAACTTACTAAGGGTGGATTAATCCACATACATATTGGAAATCTTAGGATACATTTACCTCAAATAGATTTTGAGGCCTTAGCTAACTTTTTTAAAGAATCATTAGTAGAGTTTTATTCTGAGTGTTGTTCTACTATTGATATTACTGATAGTAATATTATTTTACCGGCGCATGTTAATACTGAATATCTTCCTTTTTTAGATGACTATAAAAAGGGATTGTTTCCAAAAATAAAAGCTACAGATGTTGGTAGATTAAAAGCTAGCGTTAAATGGTTTATTCGTTTGAATGATTTTGAAAATATACAAAGAGAAATGGATAAATCTTTTGTATTCAAGTTTGGTGAAGTTCCTGAGGATTTAGATAAACAATATTTATTTGCTATATATGAATCTATTAAAGAATGGGGATATGCAGATGGTCCTTTTTATAGAGAGTATATACATTGCATTCAGTTGGAAGATAAAATCCAAGTTATGAGTGCGCATAGAGTAGCTGCTTTATTAGCTCTTGGATATAAAAAGATTCCTGTTTTTTTAACATTGCCGAGGAAACAATGAACTGTTTAGTTTGTGGGTATGATTTAGAAAGTTATTTTATTAAAGATTTTAACGGAGAATATTCTCTTGATAAGGTTCATTATGAGAAATGTAATCAATGTGGTTTAGTAGTAGCTCGCGAACTATTAGAAATGCCACTTAAACAATGGGAAGAGTTAAACAATCTATTTCATTCTTCTTTTTTTGGCAAGCCAGAGTTTGATTTAGACCCTAACTGGAATAAAAGAATAGATAGACAGGTTGCTGATTTGATAGAACTTAGTGTTTTAGGAATAGTGGATACTAGTTTTTGTTTAGACTATGCATGTGGTGACGGTAGGTTAATAGAAAGATTCAATGATTCGTATGATTATTGTGTAGGTTTTGATAAATATACTGAGTTTCAAGATAACTGTGGATTTTTAAATAAAAAGTTTAAGCTTGTTATTAATACATCCTTTTTTGAACATGTTAGAAATCGGGACTGGCTTGATGAAGTAAATAATCTTGTATCTGATTCTGGAGTGCTAGCTCTTCATACTCTTGTGTGTGAAGAAGTTCCTAGGGACCCAAGTTGGTTTTATCTTGTCCCCGTTCATTCAGTTGTGTATACTAATCAAGCTATGCGAATATTGTTTGACCAATGGAAATATAGTTGTTGTTTATATAATATTGATTCTCGTATGTGGTTTTGGTTTAAGAAATCGATTACACAAAAATATATTCCGCCGCGTTTTCTTTACGAAAATGGATTTATTGATTTTCAGGAGATAAAATGAGTAGAAACGAAAACTTGACTCTTGCTTGTGTGACTAAACCTCATTTAGATAGACTTCAAGTTCTACTTCCAAAAGTTCTTCCGTTTGTAGATAGAGCAGTGATTGTTATAGGTGAGAGACATGAAAAAACAGAGAACTATCTTAAATCTCTAGGCGAAAAAGTAGAGATTTATTATTATAAATGGCGTGATAACTTTGCTGCTTCTTGGAATGCTTATCTTCAACAGATACAAGATGGATGGATATTAGTAGTTGACGACGATGAGGTTCCTTCAGACCCGATGCTTGAGAGTTTAGATGACTATATAAATAACTCAAACCATGGAGAAAAATATTGTTGTGTAGGTTTTAGGTGTAATCCTATATCAGAGGGTCAAGATATGGGGCCTTGTAACTATTATCGGCAGATTTTTTTTCGGCGCGCGCCAGGAATGAAATATATTTCAGCAGACCCAGAGAGCGGCTCTCATCAGTGTCTCATAAACTACCAAAACAACCGCATCATTCACTCCAAAGATCACGAAGTTTATTATCATATTAAGTCGTTAGAAGATGAATATAGAAATGCTTCTCGCAACTATTGGACATACGGAATATGGCGTAGCGACCAGGATATTCAACGCAGAGAAGAGTGGCATGAGTTACATTCTATTGTTAAAGAAGTATATTCACAAGTTCAGACCTTTCCAGATTTGGATAGGTTATTAGTTGTTGGAAATATTCATTCAAAACTAAAAGATTGGATGGTAAAATGGTGGAATAATCTTCAAGAAGGAAGTGACTATTTTAGAGAGCATCCAGATTATTTATTTAGTGATTACAATGAAGTGCGCGCTTTACCTCAGTATTACTTTAAGTTTTTACATCCAGAAGAGAAACCAGAAGGTATGGAGGTTTGATGAAAAATATCCTTATAACCGGTGCGGCAGGTCTTATGGCTTCTCATCTTGCCAATCGTTTGGTAAACTCGGGGAAAGATTATCACGTAGTCGGTATCGTGAAAGATAGAAACTTTAGATGTCGGCGGGATGTCCTTGACCGTATCTCTGTAGCTTATGGTGATATTCGGGATATAGATTTTTTACGTTATACTATGAGCCGCTATTCTATTGATACCGTTTTCCATTTGGCTGCAGTAACTATTGTAGGTCAGTCTGTTAAAGATGCTCTTTCTACATACGACGTCAATGTTATGGGCACTGTAAAGGTTCTCCAAGCTGCATTGGAGACCGGTGTAAAGAAGATTGTTTCAAAGTCCAGCGATAAAGCAATGGGAACATATACTAATCTTCCTTATACTGCCGATATGTTGGTTCAACCATCTCCAGACCCGTATTCTACATCAAAAGCTTGTATGGATATGATTTCTCAAGAATATGCTTGGCGCACAGGATTGGATGTTTCTATTATTCGTGCAGGAAATATTTATGGCCATGATTTAAATATATCTCGTCTTATTCCTCGGTCGATGATTAGGTGTATAGAAGGGAAAGCACCGGTTATTTACAAAGGTGTAGGTGAATATAAACGCGAGTTTCTTTGGGCGGAAGATGTTGTTGATGCCTATTTAACAGTAGCAGAAAAAGGTGGGGTTGGAGAAGTCTATTTAGTAGGTGGCTCGGGTTATTTAACGGTTTATGAGACGGTTAAAAAAATATGCGAGGTTGCTGGATTTGATGGAGAGCCCGAAGTTATTGATAAGACCGGTTTTAAAGAAATAAAAGAGCAGTATCTCGATGCTTCTAAACTAGAACGGCTTGGATGGCAATGTAAATACCCAATAGATAAGGGTTTAAAAGAAGCTTATGAATGGTATAGGCAATATAAAACTAATCCAGATTTTCGAAAAAGATTATTCTATATTCATTGATGAACTTTACTTTTCAGCAAACCTCTCTACAGGATGTTCTTCTTGTAAAATGTGAACGATATCAGGATGCACGCGGGTCTTTTTCTGAAGTATATAAAAAGGACTTATTTTTAAAACAAGGTATAGGACCTTTTGTTCAAGAAAACTATTCTATGTCTGTTAAGGGGACTGTAAGAGGTCTTCATTATCAGGCACATCCGCAAACAACAGGAAAGCTTGTTTCTTGCCCACATGGAGTAATCTATGATGTAGCTGTAGATATACGTAAGACTTCACCTACATTTAGTCAATGGACTGCTGCTGTATTAGATAATGGAGATGCTATGTTATGGATACCATCTGGATTTGCGCATGGATTTGCTGTATTATCTGATATAGCAAATGTTTTTTATAGACAAACTGGATATTATTCTAAAGAGCATGATAGATGTATTTGTTGGAATGATATAGATATAGGTATTATTTGGCCTATAGAGAAACCTTTGTTATCGGTTAAAGACCAATGTGCGCCAGCATTAAAAAATACGGAGCTTTTATGATTAAAATCTGTTCGCCTGTATATCCTGATTTTAATAAAGTAGAAAAGTATTTGTCTAAGAGTTTTCAGACTGGTCGTATTTCTAACTTTGGGCCAGTCTATTGGAAGTTTGTTGAAAAACTTAAAGTTTATCTAAACTTACCAGAAGATAAAGATATTGTTTTAACTTCTTCTGGGCACACTGCTCTTATGACAGCATATAATATTTTAGATACAGATACTTGTGTATTACCTTCGTATACATTTCCATCCACATTACAAGCTGCTGAGATTCAGGGAGTATTTTGTGAAATAGCTGATGTAGATTTGAAAACTGGTTGTTTAGATTTAGACCAGTTAGATAGATTTAATCATTGTGACACCGTAGTAGCTACAACAGCTTTATCAAATGTTCCAAATCTTAAAAAGATAGAAGATTTTGTTTTTGCCTCACAAAGGAAAAAGTTGATTATAGATGGTGCGCCTTCATTTGGAACCAAAGATATATGTAGTTATGGAGATGTATTTTGTTTTTCTTTCCATGCAACAAAAACACTTTCTATAGGAGAAGGTGGTGCTTTAGTTTGTAGTAAGGACGATGTAGAGAGAGCAAGAGCATTCATTAACTTTGGTTTTGATGAAGATAAAAATCTTTCTCCTTATGGGATGAATGCCAAACTTAGTGATTATTCTTGTGCTATAGGACTTTCTGTTTTAGAAGATATTGATATTGCTATTGATAGACGGTTAGAAAACGCTTCTTTCTATAGGGAGATACTAAGCGATTTTTGTTTAGAAAGTTGGAAGGACTCTACTGTATATCAAACATTTCCTATTTTTGTTGAGTCGGCGCATGCTTTAAAAATCCGTTCTATTCTAGATGAAAATAATGTTCAGTATCTTCAATATTATCAACCACTTGGAAGTCTGACAAACGCTAAGTCTCTATATGAAAGAAATATTTGTCTTCCTGTTCATCAAGATTTAACATTAGACCAAGTTAACTATATCTGTGATTTGGTTTTGTCAGTTTAACCTTTTCATTTTATCTTTTCCGGGATATACTATAAAGGTATTCTTACTAAGGAGTAGTTATGTTTAGGATTTTATCGTTTGTATTTTCTATTTTTTTATTTTTGTTTTGTGTAGATTCTTCAAAAACTGGCCCAGAAATGTTTGGTAAAAATATTTATAAATCAGTTTGTAAGTTATCTGTTGCTGCTGAAATCAAAGTAGACAAAGGTAAGTTATATCGACACATTGGAGATGGAACTTGTTTTGCTATAAGTGAACACGAGCTTATTACTGCTGGTCATATTTGTGCTGAACTTAAAGACCCTACAGTATTTCTTAGAGTTTCTTTTTTAAATAAAGAAATGTCTTATGAACATCACAAAGAAGAGTTGAAAGTGTCTATTTCTGACGAAAGTAAGGATTTGTGTATATTATATATAAATAATAATCCATTAAAACCTATAAAGTTATCAAAAGTTTCTCCTTTAATGGGAGATAGAGTATATGTTGTTGGTTTCTTTGGAGATGGTGATTATATAATGACCGAAGGTTTTTATGGAAAAGAAATGCTTTTATCACATAAGAATGATTTAGTTGCTGCTTCGTTATCTGCGCCGACTTTATTTGGTTCAAGCGGTGCGCCGGTTTTGAATAATAAAGGAGAACTTGTTGGAGTAGTTATAGGTGGAGTTCCTAAGTTCCATCATATGACAGTAAGTCCAGCTTTTTCGGAAATAAATAAGTTTTTAGGTAGGTAGTTTCTATGTCAATGGAAGTGTTTGAGAGACTTGCTCGTGTTGAGACAAGAGTAGATTCTATGGATAAAGGTATAGAAAAGATTAGTTTTCAGTTGGATAAAATGGACGATAAAATAACAAATATTCAAACATCACTTGCTTCAAATAAAAGAGATACATCTTGGACTAAAAGGTTTATTATCTTATTAATAACATTATTTGTTGGTGCTGGTGTTACTCTTGGCTATACAGTAATATCAAATACAACTGAGCCAGTTCAGGCTGCTATGAAAAATGAAACCATCAAAAAATAGAAAACTAAAAGCATACTATTTATCTATTATGCTTTTAACTTTAGGTTTTATTGTTCCTGTAACTATTCCTGGAACACTATCTGCTTATATAGCATTTGCTTCTGCATTAGGTAGTATTACAACATTGTTTTGGGGTTCAAATGTAGCACAAAAAGCGATGACTAAGGATGTATATTTGAAGGAGTTAGAACAACAGCAAGAAGGGGGTGCAGATTGAGTCTTACCAATACACAACTTCAACAAAGGATTGAGACTATCGAACTGTGGGTGAATACACTCCAAACAAGTTTGAATAACACAGCAACACGCCGCGAACTAAAAAATCTTGTTGCTGTTATAAGTCAACAAGTAACTTCTCTTCAGGACCAAGTAGGTAATCTTGATGCTACAGGAGTTCTTTATCCTCCGAGATACACCACTACAGAGAGAAATGCTCTAACAGTTACAGCTGGGGCAACAATATATAATACCACTTTAAGTAAAATGGAAATGTATAATGGCTCAGACTGGGAAACTCTAACTTCCTCTTGATAGTCTAACCGTTTCTTGTTACTATTAACCTATTACAAATAACCAAATAGAGGTATATATAGTGGACTTTGATTTTTTTGAGTTTTTAGATAATCATATGACAAGGCTAAGGTTCAAGCCAGGCACAGATAATAGTCATTATTATCCATCAGAAGCTTCTGTTCAGTTTCGCGATAGGCATGGAGACTTGACTACAGAAGGTGGATGTTTGAGAGCTTCTTATTTTCGCGTGGTCGGTGGTTTTGAAAAAGTTGCTACTTCTGCTTATTCTGAATGGATTTTTAAAATGGGCAAGTTGATAGAGGAAGAGATTGTTCTTCAGGCTAAGGAAGTCGGTATTTGGGTAGATAATAACATTCGTTTTTATGACAAAGAATATAATATATCTGGTGAAATAGATTTACTTATTGCTGAGCCGCCAACTGGAGTTATTGTTCCATATGAATGTTGTACTCCGGATTCGTTATTTTTAAGTCATGATTATAGGTTGTATCCTTTTAAGTCTATCCCTTCTCGTTTCAATAAAAATTCTTTTCGAACAACACATTCTATTAATTCTAAAGGTGATATGTGTAAAATTAAAAATGTTCAGATTAAAAATTATTCTGGTAAGATTTATCGTTTTCGTGGTAAATATGATGGTTTATGGGGCCAATTTACTGAAAATCATCCAATATTGACGGCGGAAATAAAGTGCTCTAGGTTGAAAAGGAATGATAAAAGGAGAACATATAGTTTTTTAAACACAAAATGGAAAGATGCTAAAAATATAAAAATCGGAGATTATATTTGTATCCCCAAGGTCCTTTTTTCGTACAATAGAAAATATTATGATTTTAGAGAGCTTGTCAAAGATTGGCATTTAAATTTTGAATATAAAGAAGTTGAAGGGGATTATCGTGTATATTCTAAGTATAAAAATCAATACAAAAATGTTGGATTCCCTATCTTTATTGAGATAGATAAAGATTTGGTTTGGTTATTAGGGCTTTATATAGCGGAAGGTTCTGCGTCTAATGGTGTTGTTTCTTTTAGTCTTCATGAAAACGAGATAGAAATTATTGAGCGTTTACAAGAGATTATTAATAAAAAATTTGGGTTGAAAGCTTTTGTTAGGAAATTGAAAAATTATTCTACAGGAGAATTATCTAAGGGAGTAAATGTGGATATCAATTCTTCAGCTTTTGTTAGATTCATAAAAGCTATTATTCCTGGAAATACAAAGGACGGAACTAAACATATTTGGTATGATTTGGTTAATCCGACATATCTTTGGGATATGTTGCGTGGTATCTGGGATGGTGATGGTTGTCTTAGCGGAAATGCTAAAACTATTAAGAAAATTACTACAGCTGTTCCTCATTTAGCTTTTTTTTATTTTCAACTTGCTGCTTATTGTCATCAACATCCCACTTTAAATAAAGATAAGCAAGATAGTGAATTCAATTCTGAATATATATATTCGGTAAGTTGGTCAGAAAATGATAAATATAATAATAAAAAACTTGTTGATTGTGAAAAATTCTGGGCTTCTCAAGTTAGGGAAATAGATAAAGAAGATTATATAGGAGAAGTTTATAATGTAGAGGTAGATACTGATAATACTTACACGGTTGGTGGTATTATTACTCATAATTGTAAAAGTTGCTATGGATATATGACTGAAAGGGAAATCTTTGGCAATAAAAAAATAAAAGGCGCTCCAAAACTTAGCCAGATGATACAGTTATTGGTATATCTTTGGAAGTTTCGAGACCAGTTTCCATATGGACGTATGGCTTATTTCTTTCGTGACACAACCAAAAGAAAAACATTTAAGATTAGTTTGTTAGAACAAGGTGAGCTTATTTATCCAGTAGTAGATGGAGAAGTATACAGACATTTTACTGTAAATGATATTCTTAAAAGATATAAGCAGTTAGATAGTTATATAAAAAGACAAGAAGTTCCTCCTGGTGATTATGAGCTTCAATATTCACCTGCTAAGATTGAAGACTTCTTTAAGAAAGGTAAAGTAGGCAAAACCAAGTATGAAGCTTGGAAAAAAGATAAACTTAAGCCTTGGGAATATATTGGAGACTGGAAATGCGCGTGGTGTGGTTATCGCCGCGAATGCTACCCTGATATTGTAGACCAACCTAATAAAAACTCTCTATGAAGATAAAAAACCATGACGAAGTAGTAACTACTCTTCGTCCTTTTCTAAGAGATTATCTTGAAGAGCATGGTTTAGATACTTCTAAGAACTTCTGCTGTATTAATCCAAGTCATAATGATAAAACACCTTCCTGTAATATTATAAAGACAGATACGAATATTTTTTATTGTCATGGTTGTTCAGTATCAGGTGATATATTTACTGCTTGTCATTATTTGGAAAATAAACCTCTTGTTGGAAGAGAGTTTTTAACAGATAACCTAATCTATCTTGCTGGAAAATATAATATAGAAGTTGATAGTGCTCCGTTAACAGAAGAAGAGCTTTATCGAATAGATACTTTTAAGGCTTATCAATATGCTGCTGATTATATAGCTCAATGTAATAATACAGAGAACTTTGAAGAAGCTCTTCGAAAAAGAGAATGGAAAAAAGATATATGTTTTGAATATGGTATTGGAACTGTTGATGAATATAAAAAGTTTCGTGAATATCTTAAGAGTCTGGGTTTTGCTGCTGGTTTTCTCGATGATGTTGATTTAAGCAGAGAAGATATATTTAACTCTGATAACCTAATCTTTACCATTAAAGATGAGCGCGGCAGACCTGTAGGTTTTTCTGCGCGCAATCTTTTATACACGTCAGACAAAAAGAGTGGACCTAAATATAACAACTCTCGAACTACTGGTGTCAAATGTAATATATACAAGAAGGCTTCTCGTCTTTATGGTATAGATAAACTTATTCTTAAACATTCGAAGAAAGAAGTTGTTTATATAGTTGAAGGTCAAGCTGATGTTATAACTTCTGTGCATGAAGGTATTACTAACTGTGTAGGTTTAATGGGGTCTTCGTTTTCTTTAGAACAGCTTTGTTTATTAAAAGATTTTGGTTTTTATAATATATGCTTAATGCTTGATGCAGATGAAACGGGACAGAAAAAGACACTAGATATTCTTGATACAACACTTGTTAATCAACGTGATTTAAAAGTTTCCGTTGTCTGTTTGCCTGAAGGGCTTGATCCTGATGATTTTTTAAGAACTCAAGGTATTCGCGCATTTGAAAAACTTAAACACTGGTCTGCTTTCGAATGGAGATTGAATCAGTTTCCTGAAGAAATGGAACCTGAAACTATTTGCGAAAAGATGGTGCCTATTATTGCTAATGAAACTGCCGCTGTTCAAAGAGATAAGCTTGAAAAAGCGTTGTCAGTTCATACTGGTCTATTAACTACTTCTATTCATAAAGATGTAGAGAGACTGCTTAATAGTCACGAAATGGAGAAACAAAGAGAGAGACGAAATATACTTGAAAGGCTTCGTTATAGTATAGAAAGATATCCTGATAATGCAGAAGTATCTATTTCCGAAGCAGAGGGTAGACTTTTTGAGCTCGCTAAATCTCACAATGAAGATAGCTTTTCGGAAGAAAAATATCTTCTTGATTTGAAACTTCAGAAAGAGGAAGAAGAAACTAAAGACGGAAGTTTTCCTGGATTCTTACTTGGTTATGATTTGAGGCCTTTTGAGAAATCCTTATGTGGAGATTGGAAAAAAGATGTATGGTGTTGTCTTGGGGGTTCAGAAAACTCTGGCAAGTGTCAAACTGGGAATACTAAGATATTACTTAGTGATGGTTCTTATAAAAGACTTAAAGAAGTTGTAAGAGATAAAGATAATAAAGTTATTTCGATGATGAATGATTTTACGCTGAAACAGGCTAACGTCATTGATTGGATAACAACAGGTAAGAAAAAATGTTACAAAATGACTTTATCATCATTTGAAGATATTGAAGGGTCTATAGACCACAAATATTTTACCCTTGAGGGATGGAAAAGATTAGAAGACCTTAAGGTCGGAGATAAGATAGCTATAGCGAGGGATTACAGGAGTTTGGGTAACTTAAAAAGTCCAATCTCAAAATCTGAAGCTATTATTTTAGCGGCGTTTTTAGCCGAAGGCTCACTTACTTCTTATGCTGGATTTTCTAATACAGACGAAGAACTTGTTTCTTTGTTTAAGAAAAGTATCTTAAATGTTTTTCCGAATGCAACATTTAGACATGATGACGATATGACTTATGTTACTGATAAAAATATAAAATCTAACATTAATCGAGTATATGAATATTTAAAAGAATACAATCTTTTTTACAAAAATGCTCATAAAAAAATTATTCCTGATGATATTTTTAAATGTTCTCTCAAGAGAATAGGAATATTTTTGGGTATGTTTTTTGCTTGTGATGGATGGGTAACTTCTTCTGGAGGTTCATCTAGTTTTGAGATTGGTATTAGTTTATGCAATTTAGAAATGATTAAACAAATCAAATCTTTATTACTTAGATTTGGTATTAGACCAAGGATATCTTATAGTACGTCTGCTTATACTGGTTCTAAAAAAAGATTTAATAGATATACTATTACTATAAACGATGTGGAAAGCGTTAGGTTATTTTATAATAATATTCGTTTGCCTTTAAAAAGAAAACAGGAAAGGATAAGAGAATATTTATTATCTAATAGACAGTCTCAAGGTTCTTATAGAAACAACTTTCCGTCAAGTTTGTGGTCTTATATTAAAAAGAAAACTTTTGAAAAGGGCTTAAGTTTTAATGGGTTATTAAGATTAATCAGACCGCTCAAGAGTAGAACTGAATATGATAAAGTTAAGGATAGATTTAAAAGTGCTCCTGATTATAAACCAAATATAGAATGTGGTATTTCTCCTGATATACTTAAGACTATTGCTCACATTCTTAATGATGATTTTTTGATTAGTCTTTCTAGTGGAGATATTATTTTTGAGAAAGTTTCCTTAATCGAAGATATTGGATATATTGATTGTTTTGATTTAACTATTGAAGGAACTCACAACTATATTGCTAATGATATCATTTCTCATAATAGTTCCTGGTTATTAAAACTACTTTTTTCTTTAGTTAATATTTCAGAGAATAATGCTTGTGGTATTTATCACAGTATAGATGATACCAAAAATCAACTTATTCCAAGATGCGTTTGTTTAGCAGAAGGAGGGCGTAAACTTACAATCAACAAAGTGGTCAACCCTGATTATTTTATTCGTTCTGGCTTAGACAGCAAAGATATACTAACCTACAGAGACAAAGGCTATGACAAACTTATGGATTTAGGTAGGAATGGCCGTTTTATAATGAAAGATGCTAATGATGGATATACTCTTTCTTATGTTGAAAGATTAATACGTTATTATAAAGATAAGTATTCGGATAGAGATATTATATATGTGCTTGATAACTTTCATAAACTTCAGGACTTTGAAAGTATTAAGGGCGATGAAAGAATAAGATTTAAAGCAATGAGCACTATAATGAAAAACCTTGCTACAAAATATCATATTTGTATGTTTTCGACTGTTGAATATACAAAGCTGCCGCGAGGCACCATACCATCAAACAATAATGTTGGTGAAACAAAACAAATCGCTTATGATGCTAATCTAATATGTCATCTTTATTCTGATTTTAATGAATGGGGTGATGATGCTAAACATTTTCACATAGGTATAGACGGAGAAGGTAATGCTGCAAAAATGCCGCGTGTAATGTTAGACTTTGGTAAAAATAAGATTTCGTCTTATAGAGGTAGACAGTGGTATGATTTTTTTCCTGAGCAGGCTGATTTTAACTTTGTAGAAGCTAGTGTAGTCGAAGAAACAGAGAAAGAAAAAGAAGAACATAAGAACAGATTTGAGAAGATAGCAGCCAATGGACTTGTTGAATAGTTTAAAGGGCCTTGAAGTTCAGCTCGAGTTATTTATAGAACAACAAGAGCTTAGAGATTTAGGCTTGACAGATGAAGAGATAGAAGGGTATATTGATTTCTATTGGAATAGTTGGTTCGAAGTTAACCAGGAGATAGTTTCTTGAATATTTTTATACTTTCAACAGACCCTGTAGAGGCAGCTCATTTTCATGCTGACCGTCATGTGTTATCAGCCGTTAGAGAAATGGCTATTATGCTTAGGTATGTAGGTAGTCCACCAAAACCAGGTTATTATCACCATAAATGTTCAAAATGGATACGAGCATCACAGGATAACTTTGATTGGGCTGTTAAACATTTCTATGCGCTTTGTGAAGAATATACTTATCGTTATAATAAAATACATAAAAATCAGCTGATTATAGAAGAGTATTTGAATAATCTTGATGTGCAGTTCTTTGATAAAGAACTTACTTCGTTCGCTTTGGCTGTTACTGACGACTGTAAAACAGATGACCCAGTTCAATCGTATCGAAAATATTATTTAACCCATAAAAATCATCTACTTACATATACAAGAAGAGAAATACCAGAATGGATTAGAAAAGCAGGTTTAGGAACCTGGAAGGAGGCAAAGTTTTAGTTATGGTATATCTATATAAATGCCTTGATTGTGGAGAAGAGCAAGAGATAGAATGTTTGTTGGCTGACAAAGATAATCAAGAATGTCTTTTTTGTCATGCGCCGCCGAAAAAAATGAAACAACTGATTAATCTTGACCCGAAAACATATGGCTCTCATGTGTCTTGGTCACAGTGGAAAGTTGATGTCGGAACTTGAGGTTCAAGTAATAAGGGCAGTTGCTCTTTGTAAATAAGAAAAAGAGAAAAAGGAGAAAACAAATGAACAAGAAACCATACGAACAACGTAGAACAGAGAAACTTATTGACGGAGAATGGACTGAATGTGATTTTTCCAGCTTAAAAAAGAATGATACTTTTCGGTCATTTGAACCAACAGGAGAACCAGTAGAGCATAAGGGATATTCGATTTTTACTGCTGTCGGTGATGCTTATGAGAGAAATGGTGTTGGAACGATTGATATTGCTGATGTAGAAGAAGAAACAAATGACTAAACTATTACTTTATATTTTTGGTGGATTATTAACAGTATCGATTATTTTTGGCGCGCATACCTTTTATTCAAAATGGCAACTTAACAAAGCAAATAATACTTTGAATGAACAGCTTATGCAAGCAAACTTAGATATAGGAAAGGCTCATACTCAGTTTGGTAATGCTCAAAATAAAATCAAAGAGTTAGATAAAGACCTACAAGTAGCACTAAAGAAAAATGGTGAACTTATCTCGGCATATGGAAAACTAAAGGCAGAATACAAAGCTTCTGGAAAAGAGAATGTAAATCCTGAGATTGTATATGTAGAAGGTCCAGCTATTGAAGTGCCTGTAGAACTAAATCTGAAAAGAGGGAAACTATATCAAGCGATTACAAATAAAACATTAGTAGAACTTGACCAGTTTTCCGCAGAGTATAACGATAATCGGATAAGTATTCTTTGTTTGGTGAAACCGACTATAAATATGAACAGAAGAATACCGATGGGCATTGGATATGATTTTCATCTTCGTCTAGAAGGTCAGTTTATTCAATCATATACAAAATCTGGAGCAGTAAATCATTACTTTAATCTTTGGGAAGTAGATGAGAAAGGAAAGAAGCTTGGAAAGTTTAGTGTGAAAGAGTTTGAGGTCACTGTTCAAAAGCCTGATGAAAAGAGTTTCTTTTGGTGGAGTCCTAAGTTAGATGCGGGTGCTTTTGTTGGAAGTAGTTTTGATTTGAGACTAACTTCTGGTGCTTCAGTAGGTTTTTCTACAAGTGGTTATGGATATACAAAGAATGACTTATCTTGGAGGTTTGTTAGATTAGGGGTTGACTTTTCTGATAATAAAGTTGGATTATCTCTATCTCCAGCACTTTATAACTTGGGAAATGTTCTGCCGCTTATTAGTAATCTATTTTTAGGACCATATGTTTCGTTTAATAATCAGCAAGCTGGCAGCGTTGGCTTAAATCTTTCTGTTGGTCTGTGAGATTATCTTTAGAAAAAGATATTGCTTATTTTTCTAAGTGCCCGCAGTTCTTTACCTTTTCTCAAACAAAAAGATTGCCACCGCCATCACTTCGTTTATCTATTATTGAAAAAGTAATCAAAAGAGCGTATATTAAAAGAACAGACTATGAAAAGAAAACTGAATGGAGGAGTATTGTTGGATGGATAGACAAAGAAGTATTTCGAAATGTTGATGTTGAAAATGAAGAATCTTTTAATGCTGGGCGAAAACTTGCAGAAAATATACTTACTTTTATACAGAAGTGGTATGAGTTCGATTATATACGAGACCCAGCTGCTTCCTATGTTAATGTTCCTGTTGTATATGACTTCGTGACCTCTATCGTATATGGAAATATACCTATTCTTCAAGTAGCTGATATTCCTACGATTATATATATAGATGAGTTTGAATATGATAGCTTTAAAATATATAATAGTATTACAGCAATGGGCTGGGCGTGTATGCTTCTGGAAGAACTAGATATAGATGAGATTAAGGTTTCTCATTTATCTGTCGGGCCGGCGTCTGGTATAAAAAGAAATCCTGTGACTGTTAAGAAAACAAAATGTAAAAAAGTTCGTTCTATTGTAAAACAGATTACTTCTTCTATTGAAGCTGGTATAAACTATCCATCGTTTACAACAGAATGTAACTTGTGTCCTTTTAGACAAAACTGTAGAGTATAATAAGAAGGAGAAAAAGAAATGATAAAGATTCAAAACCAAGATGGAGAGACAATGTTTGTTGTTAAAGACGACGCTACTAAACCTGAGAGAGTAGTTGAAGACGAAGAAGTATGTCCTAAGTGCAAACAATCAGGAGAGAATAAGTATGGTGAATACCCGTGTCCAGTATGTGGACGTAATCTTTTGTGGGATGAGGAGGAAGAATAATGTTTCTTTGGGAAGATACGCAGAGAGCAGTAGATGCTGCACGACAAAAAGCCGAAAATCCTAATGTTTTAGTTTGCCCTAAGTGTGGAGGCGATTTCTTTTCAGTTGAAGAGTTTAAACAATATCGAGTAGACCGTGTAGTTGGTTTATCTCAGCGTCCAGCACATCATCCAAGCAGTCCAACATTTTACTTTTTTAGATGTGTATGTGGAGAAGTAATAGAGCCACCTTTGAGTATGTTTGGTAATAATAAAATGACAGAGATTTATGGTAAGTTTGTTTCAAAGCTAAAGGAATACTTAGGCAGTGGCAATAAGATTACTTGATAAGAATATTCAGCTTATTCCTGGCAATGCTCATATGTTAAGGTTGGCGCGGCTATCTCGAGGTTTAAAAGAATACTGGTTAATGATTTGTATTGCTGGCCTACACTCAGGCAAGTGTTATATAGAAGAATATGTTCCTACTACTGTATCTTTTTCTGAGGATATATATGGACATTTTAAGTTTATACAAGATGATGAAGAAGCAGAAGAGCTGGCACGATTTTGTCAGGAGCATAAGTTAAGTGATATTGCTGAGCGCAGCTCTGAGATGGTAGAAAGTGGATTGGGTCATATAGTTTTTGGGGGATATAAAGACCCAAATGCCTGGAGATTAAAATGACTGAACCTTGGACTAAATATATAGAGCTTGGCAGATTTCTTGTATGTATTGGATGGTCTTGTTCCAAACCGTGTGGGTGGTTTAGAACAATGAAAGACAAAACAGAAACACATATCTTTTCTTTTTGTAGACTTAAAAATCAAGAAATGTTTGCTTATAGATTAATACTTGGTCCATTATGTATTATTGTTGGTTGGTAAATGTCTCGCGCCGCCACCTGTCTTTATAATCTACTAAGAGAATACTTTCCTGGCAAAAAAATAATATCCGAATATACTTTTTCAAATAACTTACGCTTAGATTTCTATATTCCAGAACTAAATGTAGCTTTCGAGTTTGACGGCCAACAACATTCTACTTATAATAACCATTTCTATAAAACTAAATCAGATTTCTACTTAGCTCAGAATAGAGATGAACAAAAAGAATATATATGCAAACAACTAGGTATTAAACTAATAAGGTTTACCGAAGGCGAAGAGTTAAGTTTAAAAGCTATTGATAAAAGATATGATGGTCCAGGCAGCGGAGAAATGCAGCCTGGAGCATACAAAAAATGGATTTCAAAATCTGTCAAAGCCAAACAGTCAAAAATAACCAGCCGAAAAAGTGCCTATCAAGAGTTTAAAAAGTCAGAATATTATAAGCAAAGGTTAAAGAAAGCTAAAGAATGGCGCAAAGCTAAAAGAAAAGAGAGAAGGGCAAGAGGTTAACTTTGTATCGTACGGTAATATCTATATATTAATAGTTAGTTTTATATCTGTGTTATCACGTGCGGTATTTTCAAGGCAAAGGTTTACTACCTACTCCAAGTTTAGGTGCTCTCGGCCCATCTAGTGTCATTTCAAGCAATCCTTCATTAATCAAATGAAGAGTCCACGCTGTAACTTCTGTTTCTTTTTCAGTTTCACCTGTCTGCGCGCAGACATAATCGTATACATCATCAGGATTCTCTATACCTGAATAATAAGCGTATAGTACAAGGCTCTTTATTCTTTCGTCCATTATTTTCTCCTGCGCGCGGCATATCTTTTTAAACACCTAACTCTTAAAACAACAATATCCAACTAATCCTATAGGAATACTTAATCCTATCAATCCTCCGATAATCGGGGCAGAGAATAGCCCGCCAATAAGCAAGCCACCCAAAGCAGGTGCTCCAAAATATGTCGTTACATCCTTGATTTCTTTACCTATTTCTATCTGTGGAAATAGTCTGTGAATAGTTGATACTGGTGGGAGTGCCATTGTTAGTCCTTTCTTGTAGATTGTTGGCCTGTTCCAAGAGAATATTTCCATTCTTCGAACTCTTTTTTAAAATATCCATATAGAGACCTTAAACATTCGCAACGCTTTTTCTGGAAATGGTCAACGGTTGCAGATATCCTTTCTTCGCCACTCACGCGGTATTTTTCGTAACCATTATGCCATTGGAAAAGTTTTACAATAAGCTTTCCTGTAGCGTTGAAGATTTTATAACACGATACTACTACAGAGCCAAATAATATTATTTCTCCTAGACTCATTTCTTCTCCCCTTTTTTGTTTATTTTAACGCTTTGATTATTTCGCAATACGAAGGGTTAGTTATAAATCCTACGAAATCTTTATGTTTCTTTCCCCATGAATACAGAGACTTTTTCCAGCTGTATGAGGAATTTGCACTTGCTCCAGGTAATTCATCATATGTATATATCTTATGTTCGAATAAACAAATGGAATATTCATAATTTTTGTGCACCTTGTAAGAAATGCAGTATATATTGCTCTCGTTAAAGGTGCGAAGATTTAAAACATCGGCTCCAAATTTAGAAATTTTTACATATACGTTGTTCCATTGTTTTTTTCTTTTTTTTAATAAAGTGTCGATAAAAATCTTGTCTTTCTGGTTTAATATTCTTTTCCCTTGATTCAACATACTTAAAACTCCTCGGCTATTAAAGGGAGCTACCCTTAATCTTCAACGCCTAGTTCATTGGCTTGGATAGAGTTAAGATGATAACAAAAGATTTCTTAACCCTTATCTCTAATTGTACGAATTTGAATGTTTTAAGCCAGCGGAAATTGCAATAGTTTAGATTTCATTTCCCCAACAATCCCAACCGGTTACCTTCTTGCGGGCAAAAAGTTCAATTTTTTGTAGTCGGGAATGTTAACTCTATGTGTGACAAAATATTCGTTTTTCAGTTTTTGTATTGATATATACCCCGTCCGATTCTTTTAATAAATTCTTGCCGATATATGAGACAATTTTGTATATCTCCGCGTTTTATTTCCCATCCTCTTTTTTCTCCTCCATCTATGATTTCTTGAGTCCACATACCTTTACCTTGGTCGTCTTCTTTTAATACAATTAGGACTTTGTCTATAAGCTTTATTTTAGCTTTATTCTTCACTCTTGTTGTCCCTTGATATTTTGTATCTTGTGGATAGGAATAAAATAGCATAGTACGCGCCAAAATACTGTGTTGACTTATTTCGTTAGAAAATTGCTCAATCTCCGGCTTTCCCATTATCCTGTCGAGGGTTTCTACTACTTCCATAACTGCATTTTCTTCAATTTCAACAGAGGAGGAATTAGAGGTATGTCCTTGAGTGCGACGACGATGGAGGCCCATAATTTTTCCTTTCTTTTTCTGGATTTAGAGTGTATTCTAATAAATAAGTTTGTCTCTAAATACTCTTTCGAACGTTTCGTTAGACATTCTGTTTTTAGCAGACCAATGGTCCTTTTCATATTCTTTCCTGTACATATCAAGACCACATTTGTGTGCTATTTGCAAGGCTTGTGTAGTTGGGTTTTTCATAGTGGAACCAACAATAGCGTTAATCGCTTTCCAAAGTTTCCTTCCATTTCGTTTTTCTTCATCCATATAAGAATATAAATATCCGTTTCTTTTCATTTCTCTCTCCTTTCATTCTCCTTTCATTTTTGTTAGGTTAGATTGTTGTAAATATTTTTAATTAGTTCTAAAAATTCATTGTATGTTATTTCTTTTATTCTTCTCGGTAAGAGCTTCCTCTTAGGTCCATATTACCAAACAGCACTATTGACACTATTGCTTTCAGCCATTCCTTTAAGGAACAACATAAATAGCAGTCGGTATTATTCACAACTATAAATGCTTTATGAAGTCTTTGGATTGTTAATATAACAAAACCACCAATGCTGCAAGCTAGAACTGTATCCCAAAATGTCATTGCCTTTCCTCTTTTTTTCTAATGTAATCTATAATCAATATTCTTCACTTTTCTATCCCAACAAGCCCTACAATCTCCGCATATATTCCTTGTTCTTGTAGCAGGGCATTTGAAGCCTATATCTGTATTTACTGTTGATGTGTTATTAAACTCTTTCATTGGTCCTTGCCCTATATAATAGGACGATATTCTGATTACAAGGTTATCTGGAAGAGTATGTTTTTCTAGGTATTTTCTAACTATTTCTATTTCTTTAGTTGGTAGTCGATGTTTAGTTTCTGGTGTAAGCTCGCATACTTTGATAATCATTTTGAGGTGGGTTAGATGCTGAAGGTCACCAGTGTCATGCCAGCGAAAATATTTTGATTTTGAGTGGTTTATCAACCACGCCATTCCTTCTATCCATTTCTTGCCATTTTTCAGAGACTTAAGCCTTCGTTCCTGTGCGGCACGTACTATTGACCTTGGATAGTATCCTTTTCTTCCATAGCATTTAGAACATACTGAGCCAGGTATCTTTCTTAACTTTACACCTGTCTTACATGCAGTTGCGGGTAATCCATAAGACATACCTGGCATTTTACTAACTGATGATAATCCACCTGTGTATTCAACGGCTTCTTTTCTGTCCATTCTCTCCCTTCTTATGGTTTAGAGTAATATTTTTTCTTTTTAAATATTTACTATTCTATATTTTTGGTTGTTCCACACCTTGCGGAACAGTTGTTTTTATGGAACGATTTGTCAACTTAGAGTTGACATTTAGGCTTTGGATTAAACTATTCTATTCTATTTTTACAGGCTGCTTAGTTGATTGAAAGCAGCTTTGTAGCTGTTTAAGTATACCAGAAAATACATCTTTCCATATCTATACTGTCTTCATTACCATCCCAATCTATAAATATTTCAAGACCACACTTGGGGCAGTATTCCATATCTCCAACTTTGTATTCCTTGTCCGCGCCGGCAAAAAAGATATGTGGGTGTTTACATCGCGGGCAGATATCTAGAGACTCAGTCATCTGAGAACTCAACCAGGCTATCACCTTCGAACTCATCGTCACCTAAAGAAATAATATCTTCACACCTATCGCGAAGCAATAGGTAGATATTCCAGTCAAGGTCTTCCCAGTTTTCTTCTTCTTGGAGTTCTTTTAAGTCGTTAAAAGTTTCATCGTCAATACGCATTTTGTAGTTAGATAACGGAACAGTTATTGTGTAAACCCCTGATACTTTTATGGTTTTCATTGTTTTTTCCTTTCTTCTACACATTTATCGCATAGAGTTTCCAACCATCCGCCGCCTCTTAGAGTTCCAGGCTGCCCACATTCTTCGCAGGTAACAGCTGACTTCTTTTCTGCCTCGGATATTAGGTCATACATTTTTTGTGTAGCGCAGGTCATATAGAAACGAAGGGTTGCGAACTTACTTTTTACCTGGCTTGCTCTCGGGTGTGGGTGTCTATACTGCTCGCAATGACAGATTTGATATTTAAAAAAGAATAGCTCGAGTATTTTATTTTGCGCCGCGTGTCTAACAGAAAAAAGAAAAGTTAATGCCTTAGATAACCATTTAGGTCTAAAATAAAATATTTTACGTTTATACTTATATTTAGTTGGTATTTTTCTAACGGCTAAACACTTACCCGGGCAAGCAGATTCACATCCGTAATGTTCTTCTCTTGGACAGTAGCAAGCTTCGCAATGTAAGTCTGGATATTTTGATTTATAATCTCGTATTTCTTTTTCGAGCTCAAAAGACAGCTCGTCGATTAAATCATACCAACCATTTCCACATTCAAATCCAAATGGTATCAGTGAGTTTTGTATACTGGCATTCTTATCCTCATATAATAGAGGATATTTAGCCCAGAGTTTTTTTGTTAGTTGTTCGTTCATTTTGCTTTTACAGTCACCATTTTGATTATATTTCTGCATATCAAGGAGTCTTCTATTAGAACAAACTCACGACCAGAAACGAGTCCTTGCCATATAGCTTGTCTATAGGCATCTAAGTCAGGAACAGAGATTCTTTTTCTTAGGATGACGCCATCATTATGGCTGTAAACTTCAACTACTGCTGTTTTCATTTTTGTTTCTCCTTTTTTTTGAAGCCGGCGTCAGGACTTGGACCCGAAACCCCTGGAGTACAAAACCAGGGCTCTACCTATTGAGCTACACCGGCATTCTCTACATCTTAGCGCGCGATATCTTTTATTTCAATATTTTTTTTATGCTATACTTAAATAAAAAGGAGTTTATTATGGCAGCGGTAATAGATATCAAGAATGTTCTACCAAGGCATGAGACTCGAACATACAATAAAAGAAAGCTCTCTGACATTAAGAGATTAGTAATACATACTTCAGATTGGTTAGCTACACCTGAACAAATAGCCTCTTATGATATAAGTCCAAAATGTCATATATCACCTGGTAAGGGCTGTCCTGCAGTTACATATGCTGAAATGATTAATACAGATGGAGTTTGCTTTTCTACATTAGATTGGACAGAAGTATCTTGGCATGTAGGAGTTTGGAATAAGTCATCGTTAGGTTTAGTTTTGCTATATAAATGTTCTGATAGTTCAGGAGAGGATGTATCTGCTTTTAATCTGGTGTATGCGCCGACGACAAAAATGCTTTCTTCTGCTTGGAAGCGCTCTGGAGATATACTTTTAAAGCTTGGTCTGCCACCTACAGATAAACACCTTGTGGGTCACAGAGAACTTCGTTTTACAGGCTGGCTGCCAGGAGCCAAAGGTTCGAGGGTTCTAAGGAAAACTTGTCCAGGCTGGGGCGTAGATATGGACGCTTTTCGTACTATGACAGCCAAATATGTCCAGTTAGTTCTTAAACGCTATGGCTATACTGGACAGGTGGATGGTATTTTTGGGCCGCTTTCTGATGCAGCGTTCAAGAAATACTTAACTAAATAAATTTTTTTTGTTTATTTGATGGGGCTTGGGAACCAGTCTCCAGAGCCTATTAGTACGCATTCAACATCTTTTCCGTTAAACTCGCTGTCTTTGTCTGTAGCAAACCAATGTCTAGCAACTGAGTCTACGTGAGACAATGCCCATCCATCAGGATAGTCATAGTCATCGACTAATACAGGAAAATCTTGGGGTAGGCTTTCAAGTTGTTGTATTAGTTCCTTGACTGTCATTTTAAACTCTCTAACCAGGCAACAGATACCGCTGCTACTTGGACAAGCTCTTCTTTTAGATTTCCAGGGTTGTTTTCTAGTATAGCTCTTGCTACTTCTCCGAACTCTTCTGCTAGTACAGTAAGTTTTGTTGTGTCTGGTCTATCCCATTCGTTGTCTTTTCTTTGCCATTTCTTGTTTTGATATAGTCTTTCTTTTTCTACAAGTTCGAATACTTCTTGTCTGGTCATTTGTTCTCCAGTTTTCTAAGATTAACCCAGTGTCTATATTTATCTCCACTGCCCCAGCATTTATCACATACATCGGTGGTCATAGCTGCTCCGCCAATACCGCCTTGCCAAGTAGCAGTAGAAGAGTATACCTTAGTTCCAAGACCATTACATTGTTCGCATGGTATATCTACTCCGCGCTGATAAACAAAATCCCAATACATTGCTTCATACTTGTCTTTAGCAGAATGTATTAAATCGCTGATATTTTTGTCTTTTTTCATCACCCGAATGCCTACAGGCTACGAAGTTACTTTATTTCTACTGATTTGACTTCTGTTTTTTCTTCTGTTGGCCGTGGAATAAAAACCGTTAGTAATCCATTTTCAAACTTAGCATCTACTTTGGTAGTATCCAGATTGTCTCCTATACGAAAGCTTTGAGTAAACGACCGGGAAGCAAAACGTGTTGTCTTTTCTTCTGTTTCTTTTTTCTGCGCGCGAATGGTTAAAAGATTATTCTTAACCTCTACAAATAGTTGACTTTTCTCGTATCCAGCTAGTGCGGCTTCCACATGAACACCATCGTCTTCTTCAAATATATTCACTCTCGGAAACTGTGTTAGTTGCCATCCTTCTGATGTCCATCCTGGTAAGTCCATAAATAGTTCTTCGAACTCTCTCCAGACTCGATTATCGCTAAGTGGAAAGAGTCCTTCAAACGGGCTATGAAGTAGTTTTGTAAGTGCTTTTGTCATTTTATCTCCTCCTTGAGCAAGATTTATTTTCTCCGTTCCTTAGTAGGCATCCGGGCTAAAAATATATTACAGAATAGATTACTTTTTGTCAATCTCTTCTGCTCTGCAACATCCTAAACAGTTTTTCATATTGCATACTATATCTTCTGCTTCACTTTCGCTTTTTGCTTCTATTATCATGTCTTTAGTAATAACAAGGTCTGCTTTTACTATGTATTTTTTTGTTTGTGTTTTTCCTAGCCATTTAGCAAGCTGCTTATTCGGGTCAGAAAGTTCTTTCACAGATGTATAATAATAATCTTGCCAGTTGTTTAACCTATGACCAGTGAACCACATAAGATTAAGAGGATATTTACCACTGTCACAACAACTACGAAAGTCATCTCTAAAAAGAAAGATTGGTTTACCTAAAGCTATACCAGCTCCTACTTCTATAGCAACTCCGTCATCTGGCGGCATTCCATTTACAACAGCAACTATTCCATCACAGTTTATAACATCGTTTAAATCTGCTTGTCCAACCTTATAAGCCCAGTCTCCATCGCTAAAATCTACTTGATTATTTCTTTCAAATGGTTCCCAGACTTCTGCGCCCATTGACTCTAGTTTTTGTTTGATTTCTTGTAATGGCCCAGATTTTTGCCCTTCTGAGAAGCCATAGGGATTAGCGAGATAGATAGTTTTAGTCATAGTTCCTCCTGTTTACTTTGAAATAGCAACTTGCTTGGTTTACACATTGGGTTTGCTTCTATAATATCATCTATGGATATTCCATAGCCACTTTTTACTTTTGGCAGTTTAAGGGGTGGTAGTTTTACCCCTATAGGAGGTGGATTAAGCCAAGAATATATGGGTTTATGTTCTTGGTTCCTAAAAAGAACAGACCATATAGTTTTGGTAGTGTGGTGAGGCTCTACTTGACCGAAGTATGGCCATCCTGGTGGCGGTATATCTATAAAATTCATTTTTTTATAACCTCATTTTTATGATATCATATAAGTATATGCGCTGGCGACAAAAAGTTATGTGGTCTCCTTCAGACATTGATAGTCTTAAGAGAGAAAGAGATAATCTATCAATAGATCAGCTTACTATATATTTATCTAAGTCGCGTACTGCTATAACTAACAAACTGAAAGAACTTGATGGCAAGAAAGTAGTATCAAAGGCTAAGAAAAACAAAAGGTCTTATATAGGTAAACGTCCTGATTTGGGGGTGTTCTGCCGTAGCTCATGGGAAGCCAACATTTTGCGTTATTTTAATCACATAGGATGGAAATGGTTATATGAACCGCGTGTATTCGTCTTTGACCAGGAAAGACGTGGTGCTATTTCTTATCTTCCAGATATATATTTGCCTGAATACGATACGTGGGTTGAAGTTAAGGGTTTGTTAGATTCTCGTGCGCGCGGGGCTATTAGAAAGTTCAAGAAATATTATCCAGATGAATATTCTAAACTTAAGGCAATCACTGGAAGTCCTAAAACTAAAGCAAGTCAATGGTTCAACCAACAGAAAATAGATATACTTTTTTATTATAACGATATCAACCGTGATTATAAAAACATAATAGAAAACTGGGAATGACATATGTCCTACTTGAATATCCACTCTCAGCCCCTCTATAAAGACCAGAGAACATTTTATAATCGAGTAGGCCGACCGAGAGTTAGATTCAGAAGAACACGCTGGTATAAGAAGAATCTAAGAAAGAAAGATTGGTCACAATCTAAACCTACTGTATGTCCAAACAAAGAAGATGAACAAGAGTGGAGGAAAGTATTAATCAAATATAAAGATGCTTTTAATGATATATGTATGTCGTTTCTAAACGGATATTATTTAATAGATAACTATGTAGCTAAATCTTGGGCTGGTAAGTTGATATATGAGAATATAAGTGCTTTTTCTGTAAAAGGTATGCCGCGAGATTTGGAAATAGATGATATAGAGAATAGACTGAGATACATATGGTTTAAAGCAGTGAGTAGATATAGGCAGAGAAACGTCAAAATACCGCTTAGAAACTATCTTTTTAGGATGTCTCTATTCGAGCTTAAATGGTGGGTAAAATCTATGCATCCGTTTGGTTTTGTGTATTCAGGTAATACTGGTCAGAAAGAAGATAGTTCTTTAAAATGGGCCTTCTGTCCATCGAGTGAGTCTAAGTTTTATTTATTAAGTATTAATGAACGACTGCTTCTATATTATAGATATATAGATGAGCTCGAGTATTCGGAAATAGCAAGCAGGTTTCTTTGCTCGAAAGAAACAATAAGAAATAAACTAAATAGATTGAAGACTAGACTTTTTCAGCTGAGACATCTTCAGGGTGAGGCGGGCGAGATGCAATGATTTTTTGCTGGGCTGCCTTTAGTTCTTCTTCTGAAAATACACCTTTATCTAGTAGAGTTCTGAGCATTACTTCTGACGTCATTGATGTATACATAAAGCCTTGACCAATAGAACCAAGCTTTTCTACTGTAGCACCAAGGTCATTAACAAGCATATCTATCAGTCGGTTTTGAGAATCAACGATAAGTAGAGTCGAGTTAGCTGCAGATATGAGTTCTCTTAGGACATTGGCGGTTGTTCTGGGTCCCTCTTCTCCAGCTAAAGAAGGTGCCGTTAGCTTTTTAGTATCTTCTAAAAGCGAGTCAACTCTTTTTTCAAGAGCGGAAAGAGCTTGTTGTTTTTGTTGGTTGAGTTTATTGAGCACATCCTGTGCCTGTTGAATCTGTTGTTCTGCTTCTTTTATTCGGCGGTCCATTTCTTGCTTGTTCACTTATTTTCTCCTTTTTGAAACTGATATATTTTTTCAACTGTATCAAATACCATCGTACTTATCAAGGAATAAAGCATTTGTTCGTAAGAAATAAAATCATTGACGCGTTGTTCGAACTCTATACTAAGTCTTGGCCCTTTTAGCATTAAGATATAAGGACCTTCTCTTCTGGATACATCTGATGAAAGTTCATGTTCTTCCATTCTCTTAAGAGTGGAATATAACTCCATCAAAAGGTCCATGCTTTCTTTTTTAGCATAGAAAACAAATATATCTTGTCTTCCGTCTGGCTTGTGAAAAATAATCTCGAAGCTATACTTCATTTGTTTCTCCTAGATTTCTCATAATCTTTTTCAATCTGCGAATAGTAGGGTCTTCAATAGTAGCTATTTCTTCATTTTCTATTTGCTGTTGAGTTTTAAATAATCCAGCCTTTTCTCCTATGTCACGTGCTATTTTTGGCGGGCAAGGTGTATAGTAGCAGTTTAGAGTTCTAGCTTCATAGGCAGAAAACTCATCCAGAACTTCATTGTAAAAGTTCCCATTACAAAACACTATCAAATCTTCGTCTCTTTGAACAAAAAGATAGGACCCTTCTATATTTAAGCTTTTTGGATAAGGTAGTTCTGGCTTTATTTTTAAGTCAGTAACCTTTAGCGTTAAATCAAAGGCAGTGGTTTTATTCCAAAAATCCTTGGCATTATTAGGATAGATTTTGACTATTGTTGCTTTAGAAGTTTCGTATGTATTTGCATATACGAATATGCAAGAAGTATTAGGGCGTAGGAACATTAGAAATATAGTTACTTAGTTGGTTATATGTTTCAATGAAATCTTTTGACCATTTATGTTTACGTACTAGTATATTAACTCTTGAGAACATATCCATTGCTAACTTAGAAAACCATTTATCTTTGTATTTGTCATCAAAGTATATTACTTCTCGGATACCAGCTTGAATAAGCCCTATGGTGCAGTTATTACAAGGAAATAAAGTGACATAACATTTTGCATTTTTAGTCGGGCGAACAGCATTGTAAATAGCATTATTTTCTGCATGACAAATAAAATCGTATTTAGTAGTTCCAGGTTCCCCTTCTCTTTTCCAAGGAATAGCGGCTGGGGGTATGCCTCTCGGTGGTCCATTGTATCCAGTAGATATAATCTTATTTTCTGTATCTACTAAACAACAACCCACTTGAGAGTTTGGGTCAGCACTTCTTTGGGCAGAACAAAGTGCTACCATCATAAATGTGTCGTCCCAAGTCCATCGATTTTGTCTCATAGTTTCCATTAGTTATTCCCATCTATCTTGCTAGCCATCAACATTTCAAATCCTTGACGAAGAGTAGCAGTCTTTTGCTGTATTCTTTCTTTTGTAGCTGCTTCAGTATGACCTATATGTCTTTCAAGTATTTCAATAGCGTCAGTTAAACCACGTCTGTACTCTGTATTTTCTGGGCTGCACTTCTCTGATACTTGCTTAAGCCCACATATCTCAGCGCTTGGAAACTTAAACATTTCTCCAAGGCCAGATATGACTGCATCTACAAACTCTTCAAGTGTCATTTCGAAAAGAAAATCTTTTGATTGTTTCATTGGTTCTCCTTATATAACGGACAATAATAAGCATGCTTCGGACTTCCACACTTCGTCGCTCCACATTCACATTTCTTTTCACACTTCTCTTTCTTTTCACATTCTGTAGGATTTGAAGGACAGCTGTTTTGTTGTGGCGCATATGTTAAAAAGTATTCATCAAACCAATCTGTTACATCATCTTCTTCATCTGGAATAAAACTTGTCATCGGTGAGTAAATGTAAGTATAATCTAAGTCTGAAGTAAGATTTCTTATCTCTGTATGAACACGGTCCATGTCCTCTTGAGTTATAGAACCAGCTTTAGTAACACATCTTTCGATAATATAATAATGTGGGTCTAGTGGATTCTCTACTATTGCCATTTCGTCAAGATTTCTAGCTATATCTGCAGCTATTTCTTCTTTCGTAAGCATAGGTTCCCAATCTGTATCTCTGGCTGCGCCTGTTATTTGGTTGTAAACCTCAAAGACATCGTCTATCGTAACTTTACTCATCCTTCTTTTGCCTCCACAAACTCTTTCATATACGGCAGTGTTAATATGAAAGAGCAAATACTGTTTGGGTTGTTTTCGTTCCATTCAGGCAATCTGTGATTTCTGCGCTGGAAATACATAGATAGAGCTAGCTCATAACTCATCATATAAGTTGATTTCTGTAGAAAACCAGAAGGTAAAGCATTCTTATATTTTCTTCGGATTTCGTTTTTAGCGGCGGTATCCTTAATCAACCTTGCTTCTCTAAACTGCACCCCAAGAGCGTTTAAATCGTCCAGAGTTTCATTTTTTATTGGTAGCTCAAAATCATTCTGAGCTAAATCTCTGAGCCCAAGAGTGTGCATTGTTGAACAGCTATTTCTAACCTTTCCTATACAATAAGTATCTTTTTCTGACCATACATATATTGGTATTGTAATATCGAACCATATCATAATCTGACGCATAAACTTACGATGTTCTGGACCAGCTTTGATTAACTTACAAGCAAGTTTCATATCTTCTGGACCAATAAATGGGAGCTCTGGAACATCTATATTGCCATTCCAAACTTTGTGATTTATATTAATATAGTCTAACCTGTCTATATAGTATGAAGCGAACTTACTGTCACTTTTGTGCCAGCTCTCAAAAGGATTGCGCATTCCAAAAAGAGCACGACGAAATCCGTAAACCTCGATATTCTCTATTTTCACTTTGATTTCCTTTCTTGAAGAAGCTGGTACTTCATAAGTTTATTTCCTCTCTATACAGCTTCTTAATCAACCTTTTATATTTAGTTGGCATTCTATCATATCGAGATAGAAATCTACAAGGCATTAAGTTAAAGACTTCTTGACAATCCCAGCTGGTCGATAGATATATTTTTCTTGAGTTCTCTAAAAGAAAGTTAAAGAAAAATACATATGCATTTGCTCTTTGAATATATCTTTTTTTATCTACAGGAAGATTATATCTTTCTATTTCTAATACAACTCTTTTTTCGCTGTCGAGCTCCATTCTTTGCATTTCTCGAATAATGCGGCTTTTACTTATACCTCGTGGTAATCTTTTTCCTCGTTCTACTTGTCTAAATAACTTAAAGGTTTCTAGCCATTTTTTACCAACAAACTTACCTTCTTTATGCTGTAGAAAGTGACAATATTCATGTACAAAATCTGGAAACCAATCATTTTTCTGGTTTCTTAAACCAACCCGAAAGGATTTATTCTTGTCATCTAAATCACTACCTAGGTGGTCTTTTAATATTGAAACCGAGAAACCAGCATCCAGCATATCTATAACAGCGTTCGATATGTAGGAAGCTATTTTAGCGTCCATTTAGTCACCACTGAATAAAGGAAGAAGAATCTATACCGCCAGGTATATTGGGGTCTACTATGAAATAGGCTTGACGAGGTGGGTCTTCTTTGGCCATACTTTCTGCCAAATCATCAGGACCTACAACTGAACCATTGCTTATACGCAACTTATCAATGTATGAATCGAAAGCATATGAATGCCAATGTCCATGCGCGACTATATCTATATCTTTAGATATAGCCCAACCAGCTATTTTTGAGGTCATGGCCGGCGTGCCAGCGTGCTTAACCCCACGGTGAGAAAGTAAAATCTTTTTATTTTTAACCTCTACTACACAGAAGTCTTCAAGATTTACATTTATAGATATTCCTATATCACCAGAAAACTCAGAAATCATAGCAAGAGACTCATAAATAGCATTGTCCCAGTTAGAATGTGGATGACTTGATTTTGACATTCTTCCGTGGTTACCTGGGTCTGTTTCTACTCGAATGGGAGTATCAAATAGTTGTTTCAATAGAAGAAGTAATCTCCAAATAGTTCGTGTGCCACGTTTATATGCTGTTATAACTGGTGCTTCGTTTACGCTATTTTGGTGCGCATGTATATCTTCTCCTTCAACCAAGTCTCCAAGAAGAAGAACTACTATTTCATCAAAGTCTGGAAGCGTCTTGCTGCGAAGAGTTTCTGGAATAGAAAGTATTCTTTGGTCAGCTATATTCATATTGTAAGTTTTTGTTTGTTTACCCCAGTGAACATCTGAAATCATCAATACAAGTGAACGATTGTTTGATTTTATCGGTGGTGTGCGACAAAAAGAAAATCCTGAAGATTCGGAAGCTATTGCTCGAAGCCAAAGGCCCGCTTGTTGTTTAGCTATATACGGGTCAAGAAGGCTTAGAGGAGAATCATTTTCTGCACTATCTCTAACTATATCTTTAGCTGCTCTTTCTCTTAATCTTTTGATTTTATTTCTAACACTATCTGAGGACCGACCTAATCCAAACTCTTCAAAGAACTGAAGAATAAGTTCTTTTGTATCAATATATAAACTACTTGATAAAAAACTTGTCTCTTGCTCTGTCCATTCTGTCATTTATACTTATGAAAACTCCGATGGTATTTTGTCGACAAAAAAGATTTTGTTTAACAGAACCTTATTGTCGCTGTTCAACTTAAATCCAAGCCTTACTTCTATACTACCATTTTTTGCTGTTTTAAGCCAGTCAATAGCTGCAGGTATTTCGTCTGGTTTTACAAGAATGTCTGTAGTTGTGTTTTCTTTTTTTGGCAAACGTGCTGCGATTTTTGTCAGTTCTTTGACCTTACCAATACGTATCTTGCACAGACTTTCCGTTTCGCCTTGCATTATATCAAGGTAGCCGTAGATAAATAATGGTTTTCCACTTTCTATTAACTTGAGATATTGAGAGTATGTTTTAGCAAAAGCAACTGCTTCTATCTGTCCTGTGGCATCTTCAAGTGTAAGAAATGCCATTCGTTGTTTCTTGGTTTTAGTAGTTATTTCCTGTTTTGCTGCAACCATACAAGCGAGATTAACTTCTCCACTATCTTTCAACTGTTTAAGCATTTCTATTGTTAACTGTCCTCTCAAGTTAAAACTATCTAATGGGTGTTCGTTAATGTAGAAACCAAGCAAAGAGTGTTCTTCTTCTAATCTTTTATCGTCTGGTATTTCAGAAATGTTAGGTATAGACGGAAGTTCTGGATATTCTGGACGAATCGGTTCTTTCAATGGTTTAGCTTTAGTTTTGCCATCTACTATGTCTTGAAGGCGTTGGTCGTATTTAGCTCTTCTTTTAAAGAAGGTTACAAGCTTACTTTCATATGATTTGAGTTTAGTTTTATGTTCCCAATATTTTTCTACAAAAGAGAGAAGACTGTTTCTGTTGTTGCCTGTATAATCAAAGCATCCTGATTTAATAAGGCTTTGTACTTTTAGTTTATTTATTTTGCTAAGGTCTACGCGCTCCAAAAAATCTGCCAAATCTTTATATTTGCCGCGCGCATTCCTTTCATCCAAAATAGACTGGACAGGTCCTTCTCCCAAGTTTCTAATAGGTGATAGTCCAAAAACTATATTTCCTTCTTCATTTAAAGAGAAGGTTAAATCACTGTCGTTTATATTTGGAGGTAATACTTCGATACCCATTCTTTTACATTCAGCAATATATTTTATTATTTGGTCTTTATTATCGGCGTCACAAATCATTACTGAACACATCCATTCAGAGGGGTAATAAGTTTTAAGGTAGGCGCACTGATATGTTATTAAGCTGTAAGCTAACGAATGCGATTTGTTGAAACAGTAGGATGCGAATGCTTGTATTTGTTGCCAAATTTGGTTTACAGCATCTACCGGAAGATTATTTTTAGCGCATCCATCTTTAAATTTGCTTTCATGTTTGGCCATTTTTTCTGGCATTTTTTTTGCGCATGCTTTCCTAAAATCATCTGCGGTTGCTAAATCATATCCTGCTAAATCGACAGCCATTCGAATCAAATCTTCTTGATAAATAAGAAACCCAGATGTTTCATCTAATATTGGAGCAAGCTCGGGGAAAAGATATTCTGGCTCTTTTTCTCCAGCACGACAAGCAAGATAGTCTGGGAGCCCTGGTGCAGAGAGTGGCCCTGGCCGGTAAACTGCTAGAATTGCTGACAAATCTTCAAGTTTATCCGGTCGAATCTGGAGAGTTAGGTCTTTGATTCCGTTGCTGTTTTCTAGCTGGAAAAGACCATTCACGTTTCCTGTCTTGATATTATTGAATACTTTGGGGTCTTCTCTATCTATAGTATTCAAATCTAGATTAATGCCGTGTCTTTTTCTTATGAGTTTAAGTGCGTAATAAAAGCGAGTTAATGTATCCAGTCCTAGAAAATCGAACTTCACATATCCAGTATCTTCAAGATTGTTCATCTCCCACTGAGCAACTATTTCACCACCTTTACCTTTAAACATTGGGACTTTATTTGATAGGCTATATGGTGCTATTATGCCGCCAGCAGCATGAACGCCAACACTATTCACTAATCCTTCAAACTTCTCTGCAAAACGTAGTATTTCTCCGTAAGCACCATTCTTATTATAGTGTTCTTTTAACTCAGGAACCATTTCTATAGAGGTCTTTAAGCTCTGTGGTTTGCCATGGATAGGAGGAAGTAGCAGTTTGCTGAGTTCATCGCCTATTATATAGGGGTGGCCTAATACACGTGCAACATTTTTGACAGCATTTTTTGCGCGCATCAAACCAAATGTCCCAATGCGACAGACACAATCAGAGCCATACTTTTGTTCTATATATCTAAGGACTTGTTCACGATGTTCTCGCGAGAAATCCATGTCTATATCACAAAGTCCACCAGAACCCTCACCGCGTCTACCTGGATTTAGAAAACGTTCAAAGATTAGATTGTATTTTATTGAGTCGATTTCTGTTATTCCCATACAGTAAGCAGTAAGTGCACCGCTAATCGAGCCGCGTCCTGGGCCGATGGGTATGTCATTCTTTCTGCACCAGTTCAGGATATCCTGGACTATACAAAAGTAGCCTTCGAATCCAAAGTCAAGAATAACCCCTATCTCATATTCTAGTCTATTTCTATAGGTTTTTTGTTTTTCGGCGGGCCAGGAAGAGAAATCTGGAAAGCGTTTGATAAATCCCTTTTCACATTGGAACTTAAAATATTCTATTAGTTCTGAGTCAACCGTCATTTGTAGAGTTTAGATGGCGAGCATAGGAAAGTCAATAGTAAATAGCCTGGCTGGAGTCAGCGCGCGTCTCCGGTACCACTTATATTCGTTTCAAGGAACAGAGGGTACACCAGGCTATATCTATATTTCTATTTCTGCATTTTCAATCATTATTTTCAGTCTTATTATTTGCTCTGCTATCTCTGCTTTTGCCAGAGCTACTTGACAAAAAGATTCAATATAAGAACAGTTTTTTTGCTTTTCACAAAGTTCCTTGTATGTCTCAATCAATGATTCAAGTAGTTCTTTGTTGGTCATCTATCTTCTCCAAAAGCAGTTGTTTTCTATTAGATAATCTTGCAGCTTCTTTTCTTCTAAGTTTTCCGGGTTGCGCCAGGATAATGGATGTTCTTGAAGCTCTTCTATTAAGTCTTGTACAGCTAAGTCTACAGTCTGGCCATAGCCTGCCATTCCAGTAGCTTCTTCAGTACATTTTATTGTTGGCGTGTCATATGGGTCGAGTTCTAAAGAAAAAGATATTTTCATTTTTCAACTCCTCCCAACAATATTCCAGCTCAGCATTTCTGGCTCCAAGTTTTCTAAATAACTGTATTCTTCTTTTTTGAATACTTCCTGAGGCGTAGCAGTGGTTGCTCCAAGCGCTGATTTCCAGACCACTTCTCCAGTTCTCTTAACATAACATATTTTGCCGGCAATCTTCTTTCTCGAGTGGTTTACTATCCAAAGCCCTGTGGCAGGAACAAGTCCATCTATTTCTTCTCTTTCTACTTTTTGTTTTGATTCCTTTAATAACTTGTGTCCGAGCTCTCTGTCTTTATTTATTGCTGAAGTATCTATTTCTATGCCTGGATTAAGTTCTGTTTTGCAGGTTTGCCGCGTGTGTCCAGTCCTACCACATTGTGAACAAGTCTTAGGTTTTCTTTTCTTGGCGCGCGTTTTTCTTTTAAGCATTAAACATATCTTCTAGCTATTAGTTCGTATTTATTGTTATTGCGATGCTTGTTCCAGTTTATTTCTTTAACTTCATCTATTTTCCATCCTGAGTTCTGATTTTCCCATAGCTTAATCCTTGTCTTAAGCTCGAATAGTCCTTCTTTGATACGTTCTAAATCTAGCAATACGGTCCTTACCTCGAGTTGTTTGCCAAAGTTTTCGTTAATAAATAACTCTGCTGTTCCGGCTGTTGTTCGCGTAGATATAAGATTAGATATCTCTTCGTTTGGAATAGAGATTCTCGAAATAAGTAAACGAGAGTCAGTGTCTTCAAAATCTAAACACCAGACACCTTGATTGCCTCTACTTAGCTGCAAAGATATATTTATCTTTTTACCTTTTCCGGCGATTCTCATTGATTTTCCTTTATCAATCCACTGCCTCTACAAATAAAACACTCTTCCCATTCGTCCGGGTAAGAGTCCCATCGGGACCAGCTCCCTCCTTTACCATTACAGCTTGGACATAATAAACTTTCTAACATTTCGACTGTTTCTTTCAAAACCTTCACTTTTAGCCGAATGTCTTTGCCGGTCTGCTTATTAGTTATCATTTCTCGCAATAACCTTTTCTATTTCAGGAAGTCCAGTTACTTGTTTCTCTACGTCGCTAGTAATACGCCGTATTGCTTCTTGAATATTCTTTAATGGCACGCCCTGGCCAGGAGAAGAAAGGTTGTTTATTATCATCTCGTATTCGCCGCTGTCTGTGTCGTATTCAAATGTCAACTTAACCTTCATCAACTTTCTCCTTTAGCAATCCCTTTGTATAGTTTTCAGTCCCAGCCCTAATAACTCTTATTACGTCCCGAGCATCTTCTAGAGCATCGTGCGCTACTTCTTCGTCTAAGTCAAGTCTAGATTTCAACTTACCTAGGCTCAATGGTTTTTCTTCTTTCCAGTCTATAAACATACTTCCTGGGTCAATACTTCTATAATGAAAATGTTCTTTCATTTGCGGCGACAGAAACTGGTAATCAAAAGAAGCAAAGTTCTTACCTGCAGCAACTATACCTCTACTGCTTGCGAGCAAATCATTTTCTTCTAGCCATTTCTCGAAAGCTACTTCCATTTCTTCTAATGTGTAAATAGGATGATTAGTTCCTTCTGAGCTTCGGCCAGCAAGTATGCGTAGAATCCAAGCATTTAAAGATAAAGCATAGGCATCCCCTTCATATCTATCGTGTCTTACATAACAAGTAAACTCTGGAAGATTTTCTATATGAACTGTCGGATGTCTTGTGTTTTCTAATACAGCACTAAACATTAGTATCTGATCTGTCTGAGGATTAAGACCTGTAGTCTCCAAATCTATACTAGTATAAATCATTGATTTTATTCTCCTTTGTTCTTTTTAAGTGTTCTAAAGATTTTCTAGCTTCTTTGAGATTAAATCGATATATTTTCTGGCAACTTATAAATAGGTGGAACTTGTTTATGATTTTATGTCTATAGAAACCTATACTTAAAATACCAACTATTCCCTCGAAGATTAATATTAATGACCGAACTAAGTAATAGATATTTTTACCTGGAAACCTCTCTATATTTGGAATATATACTTCTCTCTTATATTCTCGATAGAGTTTTTCTTTTTGCTGAATCTTTTTATTTATTTGTTCAAGAGAGTATTTCATTGCCGAAAATCTTCCCCTCGTTTCCAGTTTACACAACGTTTTAATATATCTATCTCTATGTATTCTTTACGATAATAGAGATTTGGGCAACTATTTTCGTCAGCTATTTGGATTCGGTTTGGTTTTTCTACTTCCTGCCACACAAACCAAAAACGAGGAATGTCATAGACTATTGATAACGGAGATTTTATAAGAATATCTAGTAGCTTTGAAGAAAGTTCAAATATAGCGTCTTTTCTTATGGGCTCTCCAATAAAAGACTCTAAACCCTTGTTTATTCTTTTTGTTATTTCTTCTTTTTTAACCATTTCTGAAACTCTCCATAATCTTCTGCTGCTTTATAATCATAACTTGGCAGATGGTAGTTACCCATTTCTATTGTTACATTACACTGTTCAGCTATCTTTAGAGTGTTATCGAGTGCTTCTGATATATTCCATTTTTTTGCTGCTGCGGCCATTTCTTCACTAGAAAGAACGTAGTTGGTCCCTCCATATTTCATATTATTGCCGTTTCTATATTCTTCTAATGTTTGTTTGAACTGCATTGCCATCATCATTTCGTGTATATATCTATCTTCTTGTTTAAGGTAGTGCGCATCTGAAGTTAAAACTAGGGGAATGTTTTCTTTTCTGGCAATATCTATTATTATTTTATTATATTCTGTTTGCTCCCAGAAGTTATGGTCTTGGACTTCAAGATAGTAGTTTCCATTAAATACTTCTCTAAACCAAGAAATAAGCTTTAAATATTCTTTTCTATTATCGAGAAAGACCTTATTGATGTCCTTTTCCCATCTAATAAGATGACGAGCAGGATAGCCAGCCAGGCACGCTGAAGTAGCTATTAGTCCTTCCGAGTATTGCTCTAGTAACGGCCTGTATATACGTGGTTTGTAATAGAAGTTATGTAGATGCGCGTGACTGCTCAACCATATAAGATTTTCTAATCCTTTGTTACTAGAAGCAATCAATACCAAGTGGTAGTTATCGCGAGTCTTATTTTCTATGTCGTCTGGGTCTTCAGTTAAGTAGGCTTCCATGCCGAGCAGTGGTTTGATGTTTCTTTTTTTACACTCTGTATAGAAATTTATTATTCCAAACAAAACTCCATGGTCTGTTAGAGCACAAGCAGATAACCCGAGTTCTACTAATCTATCGCATAGTTCAGGGATTTTAATACAGCCATCGAGCAAAGAGAAATGTGAGTGGAGGTGGGTAGGGGTATATACAGCCCCGGACATCTGTATTCTCTTCTTTCTAAAACCCTATCCTTAGGGACTGGGGTTTTAAAGATTGTTTTACACTTGCTTCGTTAGCATCAGCATATATATCGCTAAGGATAGTTGCTGAATCATAGGTCTTGTTTTGTCCTGTTAGTCGTTTGTAAATCACCGATGCTTGTTCTGGCAAAAGTTCTTCTATTCCTATACAACTAAGAATGCGCCCTGCTCTTAGAAGAGCTTCATCTAGATCGAGTTGTTTTACATTTGTAGTAGCCAATATTCTTATATCTAGACAAGAACCTATAATGCCATCAGCAAGATTTAATATTGTAGAAACAGAAGTAGCATTATGAGAACTGCGTTTGCTTAAACAATCGTCTGCATCTTCTATAATCAATGTGATAGGTTTCTTTTTAAACTCTTCATCGCGAGAAAGAAATAGCCCAAGGAAGTTTGGTCCATCAAGTTGACCAACAAGAGAAGAAGGAAGTACTATGATTTGCGAGTTTTCTAGCTTAGAAAACAGGCTTTTAATAAGACTTGTTTTTCCACTGCCAGGTGGTCCATATAAAATAGCAAGTCTGCCTTTTGGATTCTCGTTGTTTAACTCTTTTAAAATGTAACCATATGCTGCTGTGACTTCTGGAGTGTAGTTACCTTCTTCAAAGGGAAAATCTACTTGTCCGATTGATTGAAGGTCAAGTCCTCTTGTTGAACTTGTTATAACATATGCTGTATTAGTTTGTTTTTGGTGGATATTTTCTCTAAAAAGTTGCGTAACTAGGTTTAGTTTCTCTTTGTTTAGAGTAATACATCTACATACTCCGTCTGTCTCTAAGTGAATATATGTATCTTTGTCCTTAAGAGCAAACTCAGTCTGCTTTTCTATTCCAGTCACGAAAGAATATACACATTTAAGAGACGGAATATTTTCCACTAGAATCGGTGGAAACAGCTTTATATTAGTTTCTCCATTCGCCGTAAGCTCGAACAGTGTTTCTTCAGAGTTTAAACATTCTTTGAATAAACTGAAACAAAAGAATGCCAGATTTGGACCATATCGAGTAAAGCCGTCCAGCACAAGAGATGGATTTAAAAAATGTTCTCTTTCTTTTGTCTTGTATGTCATTTTCTGTTTATATGTCTATAGTATTCAATACTTCCATCACTCCTAAAAACTGTCGCTCTATCACCAGGTCCGAGTAGAAGACAGGTTGTATTTTCAGTCATTGCTTCATAACATTCTGGACATAAATCTTCATTTTCTTCTGCTATATAGAACTCTTTACAAGCGGGACACTGTCCTTCTTTTATCATTTCTACTTCCCCACTGGCCACAGGAATATCCCTCCTGCGCCGCCAATAATAAATGCTAACCATAAAGGAAACATTATTCCAGACTTAGTTAATCCTAGACCTATAATACCAAGTATGCATCCAATCCATATCAACAAAGCAATAGAACTTGGTTGTCCTAAAAGTGGAATATATTTTCCCAGCGCCGCTGGCCAGAAAAAATGACCAGACAATACACCACAAATCCAAGGAACTATAGGTGTAGATTTAGCAAAGTGTCGTATTATTTCTGACCAAGTATTGCCTGAAACCTTATCTATAGCAAAGAATATATCTAGCCCTATAATAGCGGCAACTATTATTAAGCCCAGAACAATAGATATAGACATCAGACTTCCCAGTCTTCATCGAACTCAGCGTCTACGTCCTCTAAGTATTCATCGTCTTCTTCGTCATTACTTTCTTCGTCGTCCCAATCAACGTAAAACATTCGTCGTATGCTTTTTTGGCTGTCGTCTTCATTCCAGTCATCGTCTTCAAGCTCTTCGTCATTTTCCTCGTCTGACCAGTCAACTCCAGTTTCGTAGTCTCCAGTACAGCAACTTGAAGTAGTCGCGCAAGTCTCACACTCACACATACATCCAGTTGTACTGTCATCTGTAGCTGTATTTTCGACTGGATTTACAAATGTACCTGTGCTCTCTTCTTTTCCTTCAGCTAAACCCATAGCAATGTCACCTAGTCTGAAGAAACCGTCTCCAAAAGAATAAAATGCTTGAGATAAATCTCTAAGAAGTTCTGGTGATAAGTTCATTGATTTTCTCCTTTAAAATAGTTTTTATTTTCTTATATCTCGAACGTAGTTTAACGGAAATGGCGAAACAATCAAAGGTGGCTCTGAATACACTGGTCGAATATTTCCTTCTTTATCTGAACACAGGACCCACGTAGCAGATAAGCTGTCTGGCATAAATAGGCCATTTGGTTCTGGCTGTGGTAGAGTTGCACCATTTAGGTGATACCGTTCCGGATTTACATATTGAACGGAATAGGGTAAACCATAACCAATAGACTCACACAAAAAATGAAGTCTACCATTCATATCCATAAAATAGGAATACGTAGTCATTTCTGAGTCTCTCAACTCATAAATCATTTTAGCAAACTTCTTTTCTGTAAAGTTTCGAATGTTAGGTAAACCTGTTTGGCGGTAGGCTTCTTGAGCCATTTCTTCAGTCTTTTGGCGTTGTTGTGCGTCTGCGCCTCCTTCACAATCCATATTGCCAGCTAAAAATATTGAGGATACTACTACGATAAACAAGGTGAAAAGTTTTCTCATTACTATCTCCTTTCTAGAGTTAGAGGTTGTTTATTTTGAAGAGTTAAAATCCATTGCTGTAGATGTGGTGGTAGGTTTTCTATGCCAACATTAGATGCTTCAAGTAAAACCATTTGTCGAATAGATTCTTTGTGTTTTAGATTTATTGATTTGTCGTATTCAATCTTTAAGCGTTGGATGTGCTCTATTGCTCCAAAAACAAATGATTTGCTCCTTTGATGAATATTTCTGTCTGCATCTGCATATCTTTGACCAAAATGCTGATGGATATTTGGGCCAAAAACTATTGCTAAAACTATAAGAGCCAATGCTACAATGATAGCAAATATTTTCATCTTTTTCTCCTTTTGTTTGAATAGAAGTTCAAATATCTTTAATCAAATCAATATTTAACTGCTGCTGTATTTCCTGTTGTCTATTTATGCAAGTTCTATTTTTCCTATAGTTTCAAGGTCAAACTCTTCTTCAAGCTCGGATATATCTATTTCTGTAGATAGGTCGGTATATTCTAAAAGTAGTTCTGTAATATTCATTCTTAAAGATTGAGGAAAATCTCCATTATCTAAATGTTTTTCGAGCTCGCGCGCGAGAGAAGAAAACTCGTTATAGGTTAGCATTTCACTAAACTCCAACTATCTAAAGTCTTGATAGTTTTATCAAAATATTTATCGCCAGCACCACACTTAGGGCATATTGCAGGGTAGCTTCCATTTCCCATTATAGTTGGCCTTCTGCCCATTTCTCCTTCGTGCCCTGTCCATTCACATTTTGAACATTTTCTATCTCGAAGGCGCTTATATCGAGGTTCCTCTCCAGTTATTCCTTTATGTATTTCTGCCTTTATTTTGTTGGCTTTAAGCTCTGAACAAAGGATTGGTCGTATTTGTTTCCAACACTTGTCACAGCATCCAAGAGTAGCCTGCCTTTCTATAATAACGAACTCGTCTGCTAGCTCTACTCCACCAAAAGTTAATGGCTTGTCGTAGTTCGGGTCACCTTTCCAATGATACTTCCCGTCACGTTTATACTTTGCATATCCAGCCTTTTTGCCGCATATCCTACAACTTGAAATGTCTTTATATATAAATCTAAGTATCTTCTTCTTTCGAGCATAAAAAAGACAGTCAGTGATAAAGGTGTTTATACTTTCAGGTACTTCAGATAACTTCTTAGAAAGTCTTATACGTTTCTTTGCCTTATTTACTTCTTCTTGAACTTTTAGATTTTTGCTGCCATCAAGCTTGACTATCTCTTTATCTGTTAACTCCAGAAATAGATGATGGGTTTTCATTTATTATCCCTTCGTCTAAAAACAGAACAGTGTTTAATCTTCTGTCTCTTAGGTCTAACTCGTAAAGTGGCCATCGTAGCTCTTGGAGATTATAAACTGTTGCAGTGTATTCGCTATGCTCACCAGTAACGCTGGGTGGAACAAACTTATGCCATAGAAAAAGAGGACCACAACCCTCTTCTGTATACCAGGCATATCTATTAAGTGTCTGCAAATCTATGACTTCAAAACTAGTTTTCTGTAGACTAAACTCAGCTCTTGAGTCTTCTGTAATAACCCTTACAGTGCCGTATCTGACGATCTCTACTATTATTGGAACTCTTTTCATCTGAGTGTCCTTAAGCTTTGGGTAATCCATGCTTCTGAGTCTTGAAAACTTTCAGGTCGACCAGGACTCTCATAGAACACTTTCAAAGAATGACACGAAGCATTTCCTTCAACCGAAAGTATTTTTCCTTCTTCGCGCGTAATACCAAGTAAATCTTCAAGAAACTCATACGATATTACTATACATTTTCTGCTGCTCATTTTGCTATTCCTTTGGTATTTTAGCCCTTATTTTATCAAGGACTTGTATTAGTTCTCTGATTATTTCATTATCCTCTTTGGTATATACTATATCCATATGAACTGTTAAACTTATTTCTCTCCCAGCTTCATACCTATCAGGTTTAATACTAAGAACACTTTCGTATACTGGCCGTATGTTTCTGTGTTGTGATGCATCGCAAGTTCCTATAATCATTTCAGTTTCTCCATTTTTTAATCATCAAATGTGAGTTTTCTATCTTGCTCTCAGTCTTTCCATCTTCATTCAGAACTATTGTATATATAGATGTTCTCTGTTTATCAGAATAGTCTTTACGAGTTTTCCCTTTAAAATCTTTAATAGTTCCTTTGCATAACACAGTTCCACATCCATACCTTATATTACAATATAGGACTTCATCACCTATTTTTAACACTTCGCCGTTTATATCTTTTTGTGGGATAGATTTTAGTCTTTTCTTTATGTGTTTCTTTTTGTCAAAAAGCCGATAAATAGTTGGTCCATTGTAATCTTTTAACCAAGCATATTTTTCGCTTCCCTCAAACGTCGCCCATAAATCAGCTTGAATTTTATTTCTTCTACCGTCCCAAATAAAATACCCATGAGTGCCTTCAGTATTATAATGTATCTTTTTCGTAGAGTATTCCAAGCCTGAATAATCTACTCCAGAGTAAGAACATTTTACAGTTAAATATTTGTTGTTTTTATAGTTTTCTGTATCAGTTACAAATTTAGCGATAGACCCCTTTCTGTCTCCTGTCAATATTTTAATATAAATACATTTCCCTTGTTCCTGTAATTTACCCATCTCATTAAACAAATCTATAAATTTTTGGCCGTCTGGATGAATCTTGTTACCTTCTGAACCATTTGGGAAAGGATGGGTTAAGGGTATTTCAATCATTTTAACTCTTCTATGGCCTTCTCAGCCTCTTTTGTAAGTCTTTTATAATCTTCTATTCTTTCTTCTAAAATATTTATTGCTGTTTCTTTATTTATACTTCCAAGATAATATTTACTCTTTTCCATAGCTCTTTGTGTCATATATCTAACTCCATCTTTGTCCTCTAAAATAGCACAGTAACTATCACACTCCCAACCTGGATAAGCTACTTCAAATCTGTATACTACTTTCACTTCAACTTCTCCACTAACTCTTCATATAGATTATTTTCTTTTATGTATTCAGCCATACTGTCTTCACCTTGTATTTTTATGTCTCCATAGGTAAACCAGGCACCACCTTTAATAATGATATCTTTTTCTATAGCAACTCTTAATACATCGGTGTATTTATCAATGCCCTTGCCCCACTTAATCATTAGAGAGGCAGTTCGAAACGGAGGAGCTACTTTATTTTTTATTACCTTTGCTTCTACTTGAATACCAATAGGCTCGCCGTTCTTCTCTATCGGTTTATTAGGTCGATATAACTCTACTCTTTGAGAAGCATAGTATTTCAAACTATTTCCGCCTGTCGCTTGTTTCCCTCCAGTTCCCCACATATTTATCTTATCTCTCAGTTGATTAATAAACATAATAGTTGTGCCATTTCTTGCAGCGGGACCAGTAAGCATTCTCATTGCTTGAGACATAATACGTGCTTGTAGACCGATGTAAGCATCGCCAACATCACCTTCTAACTCTGCTTTTGGTACAAGAGCAGCTACACTGTCTACTACTACTAAGTCTATTAGACCACTACTTGCAAACTGGTCGGTAATATCTAAGCTATGTTCAGCACAAAATGGTTGAGCTATAAGAAGAGTATCCATATTTACATCTAGCGCTTTAGCGTAGATAGGGTCAAGAGCCATTTCACTGTCGATATAAGCTGCTATGCCACCTAATCTTTGTATTTCTGCTACAGCATGTAATGCTACACTGCTTTTTCCTGCGGATTCATTTCCAACAACCTCTATCATCCGGCCTCTTGCCCATCCTCCTCCTAGTGCTCGGTCGAGGGAGTAACTACCGCTACTAAACTTTTTTACTTCGGGCAGAGTCTCGTTAGTAACTACAGTCCCTATGCCATAGTCTCTATTAACTTGCTTGATTAGCTCGTCTAACTTTTCTTTTTTAGTTGGTTCTGTTTTTTCTTCTTTTGCCATTGATTTATTATTGATTCTCCGTTTTAGTCTCTTCATCAACAATACCTACACAAGCAATAGTGGCCTGTACTCCGCAAGCTTTAGCTGTTATTGTGAGCTGATGGATGAGTTTGTTTGCTGCTTCGGATACACCTTGTATTATATCGAGTAGGTTGTCTGCATTATCAACTGTAACAAGCGCTGTGCTGATTTTATCCTCATCCCAATGTTCTGGTATGTCTGATGATGTTTTCCAACTAAGTTCTAAATAACTCATTTTTATTGTTTCTCCGTTTTCTTTTTCTTAGAGCCATAGGACTTTTTTATTTCTTGTCGTGCCCAAACCGAAGGACTTATCCAGATTTCAAAAGATTTTGGATAGTTTTCTCCGACTAATAGTGTATCTCCGTTCAAGTCATCGATGTATAGAGCTGGTTTTTTGTCCATTAAACTAACCTTTTTGTATTGGCTGGAATATCATTAGATAACTCTGATTTGAGCTGTTCCAATCTAGCTTTAAACTGTCTTATTTCGACTCTTAACGAACTCTGTTTCTTTCTTTTAGAAGGTGGTTTTTCTCCGTTGGCACAAGCGCAATCTTCACACCAACAAGAACACCCATCCCAGAAAGTTAAATCATACTGTTCTAGCTTTCCACAGTGCTCGCACCAAGCATCTTCATTGATAATCCAAGCGTTATCATTCATCCTTATTTTTCTCCTCTTCTGGTAGAAGTTCTCGTGCGTGATTCCACGAAGTCTTGTCACTAGAAAGAAATCCTTCGCTTGGTTCAGACCAACTAACATTAAAAACTATTTCTCGTCCCCCTTTATATTCTTCCGTTTTTCGCTGTCTCCAAGCAACTGTATACCCAAGATTTTCTAATATCCGACAAATAATATCTGGGTTAAAACATTCGTAATCCCTTAAGGAAAATCCAGCAAAGCCTATTGCTGGACCTGTTCTATCTATTTCTTCAAATATTTTCTCGAGTGAAAGGCTTATCCATTTGTAACTTTTCGCTCTTGCTTCTGAAGCTGTTATTATTTTCATTTATTTCTCCTTGCTTTCTCTCTTTTATATCTTTCTTGCGCCTTACGTCTTACCCAATCTATATTCAGAAAGCTCTTTTCTGAGCAACAGAGTATCTCACAAATATTTCCAAGGCACAGCTTTAAACTTCCCCAATCTATGAAATAATCATCTTCAAAAAGAAAGTCTCTTGCTGTTTGCCAGTAGAAGTCTTTATATGGTAGATTAGAATATTGTAACAGGCAGTAATCTCTAATAGCTTGTTCTACTACTTTGAGAAGTAAAAAGCAACATTCTTCGTAGTTTAAAGTATACTCTTCGTTTAGCTCATATCTTTCATTCACTTAACTCCTTAGCTCCTCAAACTCAGCAATATTGCTGGAGTTTAAGTTTCTATTATTTCATAGAAGAAGAAGTTAAGTCAAGTTGTTTATTTAGTTTTAACTCCACCTTACAGTATTTAATAAAGTAACCGAGCTTGCAAGAATAGTTCCTACTGGACATTTAGATATGTGTGTTGTATATCCTCTGTTTGGCGCGTCGGTTGAAATAACATACAAATACTCTTCATCTGCTGGTTCATATTCGCATCTAAATATCTCATAATGTTCTCTTGCCGTAGCGCTAGCTGTATCTACACCTGTACCTACCCATTCTTTTATCCAGTCTTCTGCTTGAGATTTTTTATCAAATACTGTGAGTGGTCCTGTGTTTTCATTTGGATAAGCAGGCACACCAACCTCATATAATGTTGCCCCTAAGTCATTAACTGATGATATACTGCGAGAATAGTAGTTGTTTCCGAGTTGCTTGACCACTTTATAAGCGATTGGCATTTCTACATTAAGTCCGGATCATCTTCTGGGTCGTATTCAGGAAGTTCTTCACTATATTCCTCTTCGTCTTCCCACTCGTCGACGCCTAATATACCATGACTGACTAGATTATCTCCCACTTCTTCTGGGCATTCTATACCTATCATATGAGTATCAGCATAGGCTATCTTGATTTTATTTTCCGCCGCAAGGTCTGCACACTTTCTAAGCAAGAAGACAGCGTTTTCAAGCATTTCAGCATGTAGTTCAAAAGCTTCTGTGTCAGTTTCTTTCTTGTCCATAGCCCAGGCTAGATCATCACCCTGTTTAAAATATGGAAGATTTAAATAATAAGATTTCATTTATTTTTCTCCTTTCAATCTATCTGACAGGCACCATTAGTACAACTGACCTCGTGGTGGTGAGTTGTATTATCTTCTGTTTCTTTTACTTTGTTAAGGTCAATGTTTTCTGGTAATAGTTGGACCATATTTTCATACTGTTCTTTAGATATTTCCTCAAAGGGTGCTTGTTTATATTGTCCACCATCGTAAGGTAATATACTAATCCCATTGTAATCATTTCTATTTTTCCACATCCACTCAGCTACTTCGTTCCATTCATTTCCTTTAACACTTACTGTAGCGCTTACACTATGCCCGTTGTGACCTTTAATATGACCCGGTTTTACCCAGTTTAAGGACATAAATCTAACTCTTTCAAGTAGTTCGAGAGCTGATTCTTGGTCTCTTGTAATAGCATTTTCTGGTGCACAAAATGGAAGTGACAATACTCTTCTTTTAGAATCACTCTTGTCAGTTTCAACTAAGTCAGGAACTATTTGCTCAAAGTATTTTATAATAGGTTCATCATACATATATCGAGTTCTTCGTATTCCATACTGGGAATGCCAAGCGTGTATACCTGAGCTTGTATTTAATACTGCTGAAGATGAGCCTTCTGGTTTGTTTGCAGTAGTCCTATAAGCTGGCCGTATACCTATTTTCTTAGCTGTTTTTCTATTTGTTTTTTTAACTTCTTCTGCCGCAGTCTGAAAATCAAAATCTGTCAAATCTTTTCTTGCTACTCCTGTGCACGAAACGCCAAGTAAAGCCTCTTCTTCTGTTTTTTCTTGCCATACAGGCCTCAGATAAACAAAGTTTGTGTATCCTGCTTGAAGTGTTCCTATGAATGCTGCTGCTTTAGCAAACTCTATTAAGTCTTGATTGGATTCAATAACAGACATGTTAAAAGTTGAAAGATTGCAAAAGTTTAGAGAGACTGATGCCTCAGAGCACTGGAAAGTGAGGATACTGTTAGATAGCCCTATTTTATGGTTAGTGGGTACAGTGCAACAGTAAACTTCTGGTTCAAGATTATCTTGCTCCAAGATATACTCTACAGTATTCCAGTTGTATATTTTATTATATACTTTTATGCCTTGTGAGTGAGTCTTTAGCTTATCTCCTATATTCAAATCTTTAGCCTCTACTCTTGTCCCATCTTCGAGAATAAATGGATGATATTCAGTTGTTCTGACAACTTCTCTATTATGAAGAATAACTACAAGCATTTTTTGGTTACGTGCTGTTACTCTAAAACTATCTATTTTAACCCACTGCTCTCCATCCCATACTTCGGCAACTTGACCAACTAAATCTTTTATTCGATAATGTCCTTCCCGTGTAGCAATAAGTGTTTCGCCCCCAAAACAAGGATTGTACAGACTGTTATAGTCATTTGCTAAACACAGACCTGGTTCTCCAAAGCCGGATTGATGAATACGTTCAATACATTCTGTTAAATCTTTCTTGCGTAACTTGTATCGTAGGGCCATTGCACTATTGTTTGCGTATTGTCTATTGGGGTATACACTCAACCAATCGTCAGTTTTAGCCGATAACATTTCTTCATCATCAAAATCAAAGAGAGAAATCATTGCTGCTCGGCGAACACCACCGCTTAAAACAGCTGCTGCTATATGGCAGCATATATCATGGCACTGTATAGAAGTAAGTTTGTCTCCATAAGAAACTGTCTCAAGTATTGCTCTAATACTTTCAAGTGACTTTGCTAGTTCTTCTGGGCCAGGCGCTCTACCTCCAGAAGTCTTAAGTAGCGTTCCCCTTGGTCTTATATCCCCAAAGTCAAACTCTGGCGTTCTTTCTCCATAAAAGTATGCCTTCATTAACATATCAACTGCTTCTGACCAACCTATAATACTGTCTTGGACTATATATCTCATTCTGCCAATAGGTTTTTTGATGGCTGGTAGTTTCTTGACATGATTATACTGCACAGAGTAACCTACTCCTGTGCCTCCCATGAGAAGAAACATTATTTCACGAAATGCTTTTGTATTATCTATTGGTAAAGCGCAGCAGTTATGAATGCGATTTGAAAAAAGTTCTATTGGTTTACCAGCAAACTGGAGACTTCTCATACTTGGTAATACGAGTTTAGGTCGAACGTAGTTATTAAATACTTCTATTATTTCTTCTTCTAACTTCGGGTATTTTCTGCAATGCATAGAAAGTGTTCTATCTACTATTTCGTCCCAGTTTTCTCTTCTATTAAGATGTGGTAGATGCCGCGCATACTTTGAAAAGATTGTGACCTGGCTTAATATCTCACCACCACTTAGATTATTTGACATTTAAAATATATTTTGCCTCGGCTGAGGCTTAGACCTCCGAAAAAGATTTTTACTTTATTAACTCTGGATTAGTAAAGGAATAACAGCTTGTATGATAACTACATCTGTACTCATCGACCCAGTCTACAATGCCGAAATCATCAGTTTCATAAGCTTTGTTCATATCTGAAGAAAACTTTTTTGCCAGTTCAAGAGGTATTAAATAATAATGTCCGTCGTCATCACTTCTAAAACACCATCGTTGAGTCATGGCTTTACCTTTCCACTCGCTGGACACCAAGAAGAATGACTAGTAAATCCGCATTTTTCAGCGCCGCATTCACAAATGAATGCAGTTTTTTCAACACCCCAGTTTTTAGTACCTTCTGCTGAGAAAGGAATATATTCTCCATATTTATCGCTGAGTAGATTTACATTAAAGATTGAAAAAGTTGCTTTTTCTTGATAGTCCCCACTGAAATATATTAGTCTTAGTTCGTCAAAGTTTTGACTTGTTGGTGTACTTGAAAATAATAGAGTACCAGAAATACTTTTCTTACCAAAAATAATGGGCTCTGACGAGACAGCAGGTTTAGTAATAAAATATGATGCTGCTGTTACATTATCAGATGTCTTTTGACCGTTGTTGTATAGCTCAAAGTCTGCATCACTAAAGCTATTCAGATACCTAGTTTTAACTATTTTATTGTTGTCTATTAATAAATCCGAGTTATAGAGAGTCTCTTTATTCATTAGTTCTTCCTGTTGATTTCTTTTAGGTTGAGCTGGGTGGTCGTTTAGTTTAGAGACAAATAAGAGTATATTCGAGTCAATATGCTTTGTTGATTTGGGATTCAGTATATCTATATCATAGAAAGTATATATAACTCTATTTGGTTCTGAATATGGCGCTACTCTTATCTCATCAAACTTTTCGGAAGTCAGTGAAGGTATTAAAAAAATAGTGCCTGCAGTTTCTGGACTAATAGAAAAGTCTACTGGTCTTTTGCCTCCCATTGTATAAATAGGAGCCATATCTCGAACAAGATCAAAAGATATTCCGGTAATATGTGTCAGAATCGGCTGCTTCTTTCTATAAGCTTGAAATATCCATCCTTCCTTAAGACTGTAAGCCATTTATTCTCCTCTATTCTAACCGATTATCAATCTGGTAAATGTCTCCCTGTTGGATTGACAGGATTTAAAGAGTAAGTAGGATACAGTTCTCCTTCTGGAACTTCAGGAAGATTTTCAGGCCTGAACTCAAGTATTACTCCGCGTTTATGACGACAGATATTAGGATCTATAGCATCCTTTATTGGCAAGCGAAAAACCAATAGAACTCGACTATGTCCATAATCATCTGAATCTAAGTTTAGAACTTCTAGTTGCTCATACTTGTTTGTCATTGACCTTTCCTATTCTAACTGATTGGTAGGCTTTTCCAAGAGAGAAAGTAACCTGTCCATTTTTGTTGATAGTTGTGTAACTGATTGAAATAAGGCAAAAGTTAGGGCATCACCTGTATTTAGATTCTTATTTATTTCTCCCTCTACGCGCTTGTCTGTATAATGTTTTACACCCATAAGGTTAACAAGGCTGCGTTCTGTTCCAAATGTTTCAAAGAGAAAGTTATCGTCTTGTTTCAGGCCTGAAATAAACCCAAACTTTAAATCTTTATTAACATCAAAAGATTGTTTTTCTTGTGTCGTTTCTTCTTTTTTTTCAGTCTTGCGCGGCTTTGTTGTTTTCTTTGTTGTCATTTAGTCTTTCTCCTATTTTTTCCATCCATAAATAATCTTCGTCTTCTTTTATATCTCCAGTCTTTAAGTCAACACCAAGAAGTTCCCATACCCACTCTCTCACAGCTCCAGTTCCTACAACACTACAGCAATAGTTATCTGCTATCTGGTTACATTGACAACATCTTTTCCCTGTCCACCAACTGCCTTCCCAGCAAGCGGTAATATATGCATATTTACTTCCTGGGTCAATAGTTTTTCCACACTCTTGACAAGTATGAGATTTTCTAGCTACTGGAAATCTTATATTATAAACATCTACGTGATTATCAAAATAATCACAACTACAAGCTCCGGCTTCCATTGTTTTCCTATATCTCCACTACTATTGGCGGATTAATGGTTTCATATACTTCATTACATATAGAAGCATTTACAAACAGGGTGTCTTGTATTTTTAAAGTCTGCCGGCCGCAGAAATGAATATGTCCGAATACGTGAAGCTTAGGTTTAATCTGTTCTATTCTATCTAATAACCAACAATCTCCGAGTGGAGGAGTTATTACAGAATCACCTCTAACTACATAGTCAAGGATATTATACGGCGGCTCGTGTGTTATTAATACGTCTGTGTCTTCTGGTATTTGATTCCAACAAGCAGTAGCTATAGTCTCATCTCTTCTCAGATTCCATGCCCAGTTGTTAAACTCTAATGACCAAGGTGAACCATAAAACTTAAGTCCTTCTATAGTTACGCTCGAATCTTGGAGGTATATTAATCCATTTTCTTTTGCTAAATCAAACAGCATTTGTTTATTCAAATAGCTCAACCAATCGTGGTTACCAGAAATGAATATTTTATGTTTAGCGGGCAAGTTATTAAACCAATCAATAAAATCATTTAATAAAGCGAACCCATTATAATCTTCTAATCCTATATCTCCAGCGTGTATAACCATATCTACAGGTGGAACTTCTACTTCTCTATGAGCACGATGAGTGTCAGAAATACAACAGATTTTCATTTATTCTTCTCGGGTGTGAACTCGCCATAGTAAACTAATCCATTTTTAATCCAGAAAAATGGCGTGTGGTCATCGATACAAATAGAGCACATATGACAATCTTTTACCAATAGCTGTTTTCTATTGGAAACAACTTTGCCTACTGGATAATAGTGTTTATGTCGTTCGCTAGTGGTTTCAGAAAGAGCACTATAGAGAAACGACCTTTTTTTGCACCAGTCACAAACTATATAAACTTTATATGGTATGGCATGCTCTTTATGATAGCTCATTTGTTCTTTTCCTTATATCTTCTTGGAAAGAAGTCACACGATGTATTGGAAATCTTTGAAGTAAATCCAAGAGATAGGCATTTCTTTACAAATATACAATCTGTACATGTTTTTCCTTTTGGCAAAGACATACAAGTATCATCATTGCATGCATCTGAACACCCATACTTTTTGTTTATACAGCAACCATTCATTTAGGTGTTCTCTGTTTTTTCTATAGGTCCGATTGGTTCAAATAATATAGATGTTTCTCCAATGTAGGCTACACGAAAAATGTAACCATTGATGGGTATCTCTTGTCCTATTGTAAAAATAGACCAATGGTCTGGAACTACTGAACCATCTGCTCTGTATAGTTGTCCTTTGGTTTTTTCGAGCCCTGTTTTAACAGCAAATGATTTATGTAGTCTACCTTGTTTTAGAGTTTGAAGTCTTTGACATATTTCACACTCTTGTTCTGTGTAGATATTTTCAAACATATTTGTTTCCGGATTCATCTATTCATCTCCATTTCTATAATCATTGTTGTGAACCAACTTCGCTTCAATACCGCTATTTATCGTTGCTGTATCAACTATCTTCCTTACTGTATTTAGACTATCGAGCACTGTTTTAAAAAAATCCTTTACTATTTTCGATGTTGCAATAGCAGAGTATACTTCATTTTGTTTTGCTTTAACAAGCTGTTCTATAGTAGCAGCAGCAGGTATTTTTTCTTCTTTATCTCTAAAAGAAGATATTACTTTAGCATATTGTTCCGTATGGTTACTTGCTTGACTGTTTTCTAAGGCAGAAGATGAGCTATTGGCGAGTGAATAATAGTAGCTTGCTTCTTGATATAGATTTGAGATTTTTATAAGTAACTGCTTACATATTTCTGGGTTTAGATTGTCAACTTCTATACGTATTCCAAAGTGTTTCCACCATTCATCTATTGTTTTGCCGTATATTTTTAGGCTTTCTTGTATGCGCGCCGAAAAAGAAGAATATGTATCTTTTCCGCATTCAACTTTAGAATATAAGTTATTAGCTTTGTTCACACCCTATTCCGCCCAGTTCAAATCTATCCACCTGAAACTCTCTATTCCACATTTACAATAAACTTGTTCAATGGTGGTTTTAACTAACCACTTCCATTCTGCTCCATTGTAGTTAGGAGTGGGCAGTTTTTTAGGTAGCCAAAGAAACTTTTCTTTGTAACGCGTTGCTTCTTTTTTCATTTATATACCTCTTTCATCGGACATTTATTAAAATCATAAGATTTACTTGCTTCTACAATATTCGCAAGTATGCCTTTCCAGGTAGTAGCAGGTCCTGTATCTGATTGTTTAATGTAGGGACATCCTGAAACACTTCCATCTGGCCATACTGTAAACTTTGAAATATTAGCAGAGCAAGTAGTGTTATGCCAGTCTTTTTTCCAGTTGGTATAGTCTATATAGCAGATGTCTTCGACTACTTTTTCTGGTAGCGCGCCTGGTCGAAAAATTGGAGGTTGTTTTCTAGATTTATCAGCAAGACTATAGATACCGTTTATAACTTTACTACCTGGAACGATAGGGCTTATATAGCTATGCCATGGTCTACAGTTCCACCCAATCTCAATGTTTTCGTTTAACGCGCGCAAGTTCTTAATAATACCTATTTCTTCTTCTGATATATTAGAGAAATAGATTGCATCCACTGCAGCAAAATAGGGAAAGATATCTATATCAGAGTACTCTTCTTTACAAGCCTCTATGTAGTTTCCAATAGTAGAAGGACTATACATAGTTAGGTGAAACTTTGTATCTTTTCTTGGTTCTTTGTTTTTATAATAGAAGTTTGTATATATTATTTCTTCGATTTTTGCTGCGTCCCACGAGAAGTGATTACCGACTTCGTTAACAGATATAGATATTTGATTAGTAGAATAACAAGAACTATTCGTTGATAGAAATGCCTCAACCAGATTTCCAAGCTCGCAGAACTCAATCTCTTCACTTTGATTATTATGCGTTTCCAAATAACATCCTTGACAGTTCTTTGCGCAGTTCCAGGTTGGCTCTATAATCAGACTATCTATATAGACTTCATTTTCTGTGATTCTAAAGATTTGGTTCATAAGTTTCTCCATTTTAAATAAACAAGGAGATACTATTTCCTATCGCTATAGGTAAGTATATTCCACAAGTTAAAGCCGGTGCTAACCACTTATTATAAGATAGTCGAACAATGCCATATGTTGTTATTAGAATAACACCCAACCAACTAAGAAGTAATGTTATTTCTACTCCAAGAGAACTATTCATAGCAGTTCTTAAAATAGGGTTTAGTTCTCCTTTAGTTCCAAAGCTGGATACTGCTATAAATGTAGTGATTATATCTATGGTTTTAAAGACTACGGCAGCCAGAAAAAGAAAAAGAGTCTTTCTATCCATTTATCGATTCTCTACTTCTTCGTAGAGTTCATTGGTAGCATACATTTCTTCAGTGTCTTCTTCACTTAAGACTTCTAAATCAGAAGACAGTAAATCAGTAATATCTTTACACGAGGCTCCAGCTATTCCATTGACTTCAAAAGATATATTGCCAGTTTTTTTGTCTATGCGCGCGATTACTTTAGCCATTAGACTTCTCCAGTTCTTCCTTGCAATACTCCTGAAAAGCAGCGTGCCCTGTTGTATACCACCAGTTAAGAAACAACTCAGCTCCAGAGTCGTTACAGAACGATAACCATACCTCGTGTTCAGGGCAAGGAATAAAACTTTCTTCTAATACAGTTACCTGTTCTATTACTTGAATAATCTCTTCTTTAGCCATCTATAATCTCTCCTGTCTGTGTATCTGTAATACTTCCCCTTCGTAAACAAAAGAGATTCCCGTCTACTGGAGGCCAGCACTCTGGCCCGAGAGGAGAATGTTGATAGCCGCATTGACATCACGATTATGAATAACGCCGCAATCACATACCCACTCTCTTACTCCAAGACCTTCCAGTCCTTTCGGACCGCTGAGTATTCCACACATAGAACAGGTCTGGGAAGAATATGCTTCGTTGACAATCGCGAAAGTTACTCCGTGCCTAATGGCCTTGTAGCGGAGCATCTCTCGAAACTGCGACCAGCTTACATCATAAATAGATTTTGCCATTCTTGTTTTAGCGAGCTGGGACGAGTTTACGTTACCAACGTATATTTCCTTACATCTTTGTACGAGTTGCTTAGAAGCTACATGCAAATCATACTTTCTTTTATTTTTAATCTTTCTATGTATTGCCTGAACTCGTTTCTTTCTGCCTGCGCGTTGGGCTTTAGCAAGCTTCTCTTCACTCTGTCTGTAATACCTTGGGTTGGCAAGTTTCTCGCCAGTAGAGAGTGTTGCCATATCTTTCAATCCAAGGTCTATACCGATAGACTCACTGCCAACACATATTTCCTCAGGGACATCACATTGCAGATTAATATACCATCTGCCACTGGCATCTTCGTTGAACGAACCACATTTAATAACACCTTCGATTGGTCTGTGCATCCATATTGGATATTTGACTCCGAGATATTTAACAAAGCCATTGCCAACTTTAATAGCTCGAGCTGCTTGGAATGGAATCCATCCGAGGGAGCGACGACTGCCGAAAGACTTTCTCCATTTTGGCTTTCTTTTATGTTGGTCTCGAGATTTTGCAAACTGTGTTGCTATATTCTGAACTGTATCAGAGTTAAGACCAAGCTCTTTTGTGCTGCCAGCAACCAACTTACACAAATCAAATCCAGTAGGCCATCTTCGTCTTCTTCTGTGAGCTTGCCTCTGGACATCACAACAATAGTTCCAGACCTGATTGACAGCAATAGCTTTGTCAGCAAGGTGCTTTGGATTTTTGATTCTGTATCGGAAAGTCAATATCATCCTGAAATCAATGATACATTAATCTATAACAAAAATCGAAAGAAAGGAGCGGCATTTCCTCTTTCACTTAAAAGAAGAGGTTTCTATGCCGAGGAAAACCTACGATTATGTATCTAGCCATGGCGATATCCATATAGTTCCATTAGCCTCTTACGCCAGATATCTCTTTCCTCTTGTGTCATATTCACGTATGCTTTGAATCTACCCTTCTCATCTCGTGCCCAGTGTTTCATATTTTCTCTTAGTTCTTCTACGGCAGCAGGATATTTTTCTCCCCAATGTTCTTGTAGCGGACGGAAGGGAAGTGGTGGATAGATATATTCTTGAAACTTAATAGGTTCGACATCTTTCTCAAATGCTTCTATTGGTTTACCTGTAATACTTGCTTTTATTTGCCAGAGTAGATGAGCTTTTTGAGCTGTCCAACTCGGTGGTTCGCCGTAGTCTCCAAGAAATCCTGTACCAGAATACCCTGGGTCTCTTTTACCTTCATATCTATATACAGCACCACAGATTTGACCTATTGCTTCTTTTTCTAGTACAGAGGACTCAATCTTTCTATTATACCTGTTAATATATACTGGTACTGCAACTCTTTTTACTTTTACCCAATCACCTATCTTGAAAGGTGGTTTATATTTAGCCATCTATTCTTCCTTTCTACATGCCATTGTCGAAAGTTAATACTATCTCTTCTTGGTTCTCTTCTTCGTTTTCTAGGTAGAAACCCATAGAATATAACTTATCTTTACTCATTTCTGTATTGTAAGCTGCTTGCAAATCAGCGACCAAACCTAGTGTATTACCATAGTATTTTCTTAGTTCTCCTCTATCATACCAAGGGTCGCCTTCTATTTTCCAACTACCATCCTGTGCTTGTCTTAGAGATAAAGCAGCATTATTTCCAAGCTGTATCTCTGTATTTGATACTTGTTTGTAAGACCAGCCTAAAGCAGAAAGAGCATTAATAATATATTTTGATTCTGTTATGCGCACATGCGCTTCGATTCGATGTGACATATTTCTATTCCTCTGCAGTATTAACTAACTCGAACTTACCAAGTTTAAATCTTGTTTTTAAATCTTCTAATGTTGCCTTCTCGTGATGTTCTTTCCATAGTTGTCGAGCCTTCCAAAGTTCCGTCATTACTTCTGCATAGTCGTGACCAATAAAAATATTATTCCATTCACCTGTACTTCTCTCTCGGTCGATTGGAGAACGATAATCAGCTAACGCTACATATAAACAAGGCGCATTGGGTAGAGTTGTCATTTATTTCTCCTTTAGAAGTTTACCTATTATTTCTTCACAGGTTTCAGTCCAGGATTCACCAGATTTTATGCAACAAGCCGCAAAAGAGAGGGCTTGCTTTAACTCGTTATGTTTTTCTTCCAAAAAACTGACCTCACTTTCCAGGTTTTCTACTTCATTATCTCTATCTCTATGGCCTGCTTCTCTACATTGCCACATGTCTTCCGTTGGATTTATCCAGTCAATCACTTCTACTCCTCTATTACACAATAAACTTGTTCTTCATTAATAATACGATAGGTTTGTCCTTCAAAGTCAAAGTTTGCGCCGCCAAACCTTCCTATTAGAACCTTATCTCCAACCTTAAGCTCCATTGGATATCGAATGCCTGTCTTGGGAGCAACTTTTCCAGGACCCATTGCTACTACTGTACCTTGACAATGTTCGTGAGCTTTACTATCTACCGGTAGATATAATCCACTTTCTGTCTTTTCTGGCAATGGCTCAAGTTTAATAACAACTTGATTACCTATTGGTTTCATCTTTTCTGGATTGGATTCTACTGAAATACTTTCTATGTCATAGTTATCTGGCATTTATTTCTTCTCCTTCTTCCCAATTTATTTCTATAAACTGTCGTTTATATACTTCACTGAAGTATATCTTTACCTTAAACCCATACCCTTCAAGTTCTTCAGGTGAACACGTATACTCAGAGAATAGTTTTAGTTGCATAGTATAGTCATAAAACCCTACTTCGGCTCGCTTTCTTATATGGCCCATTAGGCTAGAAATATTCTTCCGCCCAGTTACTTCATCTGCTATTTCTTTTGCTTGTTGTGCGGTAAGCATTAGTTTAAACTCCTTAGCTTCTTCATTCGCTTAGAATCAGTTGGTTCTATACTTACAGTTCTATTTTGTTGTTCAGAATAACTGCTTGCATATCTTGCGTGGTTACGTGCCCATTCTTGAAGCTCTTTTATTTGAGATTCCATTACTTGTGAAATAGGTTTTGTTTCAGATAGCGCCGCAAGAATATGTTGGGATGTTACGTCGTCACTTTTTTCATAGAAGGCACGAGCAATAGCATCCTTGACTGCTTTTTCTATTTCTGCACCAGTAAAACCTTGGGAAGCTAACAGAAACTTATCCCTCATATCATTAAACCGAGAAAACTTCCTCTTTCTTTTCTCTAAATGAATGCGTAATATATCCCATCTTTCTTCTGGGCCGGGCAAGTCGACAAAGAATACTTCATTAGCTCTTCGTATAAACTCTGGAGGAATAGATGTCACATCATTTGCGGTTCCAACAATCAATACATTTTTAAGACCATCCTGTATAGCAGTAAGTAATGTTCCAAACACGCGAGATGTTGTTCCTCCATCACTTTGGTTACTCGAGCGCGTTCCGGATAGTCCTTTTTCTATTTCGTCAATCATTACGATGGCAGGACTTAATCCTTCGATTTGTTTAAGAGTTTCTCTCATGCGGGATTCTGAAGCACCCACTAAGCTTCCAAATATTCTGCCCATATCTAGCTTCAATAGTGGCAGTTTAAACAGATGCCCAATCGTCTTACACGTCAGACTTTTACCTACTCCAGGCGGCCCTGTCATTAGAACAAGTTTCAGTGGTTCAACTCCAAACTCTATAGCGCTGCTGTCAAAACAATCTTTGTATCTACCAAAATATTCTTTTACCCTGTCAAGACCACCAACACTATCTATATCTACGTCTGTCTCCATAAACTCTAATACTTGAGACTTGCGTATGGACTGTTTCTTAAAAGATAGAAGGTATTCACTGTCCAAATGTTTAAGCTCTGCTAGGCAGGTAGATATAGCATTATCTATTTCCAAAGATGTAAGACCACTTAATGCTCGTGCAAGTTCTTCTATTTCTTTTTCTGAGTATTTTCTTTTACTATTAACAGAAGATATGAACTTCTTTATTCGCTGAACTATATCTTCAAAAGATGGTAGTGAATATTCGACAACACATACTTGTTTTTCTAGAGTAGCTGGTATACCTTCTCTGCTTCCTCCAGGATTGTGCGCCAGAAAAGGAGAAACTATTACTATAGTCTTGCCAGAATCAGCTAAATCCTCATACATATCACGGAGATAGCGAACTTCTAGTGGATTGAGAAACAAATCTTTCATAACAAATACTTGTTGATAGTTGGCTTCTGGCAGACTTGATATCTTTTTGAAAGCATTAATAGGAGCTTCAGTTCCAGTAAATGTTTCAGCTTTAGTTCTAACCAATGACCTAAGGCCAGAGGTTTGTGACCATACAGAAAGAGATAGCTTAAGAGAAGATACTACCGATGAAGTAAACTCAGTAAGAAAACGGTTCTCTTCGTGTGTTGTGACCCAGATTAATGGCACACGCGCAGCAATAAAGTTTGATATTTCTGACATAACAGAAGGCATTTTCTTTCCTTTTTCTTAAGAAACAATAATCTTCTCTACATTTAAAGTATCCATAGCAGTTCTTATAGCATACATTTCAGCGAAAGTCAGAGAAATATCAGCATTTTTTTCTTTTTGCGGCACTAGAGAAAGCTCAATACTTTTTCCAGCTTTTGTATTACCTTTCCATATGACTTCTTTTTTATTTTTCAAAGAGTTCTCGAGAGATAAGAGTTCATTACAAGTAAGATTTAAATCACTTTCTATAATCGTTTGTAATAAATCAATCTGTTTTTTAAACTCTAGTAAAGAGGTGTAAGTAGCTACTCGAATCTCTTCGTTTCCTTTTCTGTCTTCGAGTTTAGATAGTTCCGGAAGTTGCAGAGCTAGGCACTTGTTTTTTGCTAATCGATGTGCTTTTTTACCAAAAGCCAGAACTACATCTGTATTATTTAACTCTACTTCTGAGGTTTTGATATCAATCACATTTATCTTTTCTTTAAAGATAGACAAAGCTATATTGTTAATGATTTCTAAGTGATGTGCCAAAATATTAAAAGCTAAAGCTTTAAAAGACATTTTTACTTATCGGTTCCCAAGCTTAAAGCCATTTCGTTCACGGAGTGGATAAAAGCTTGATTTTTTAAGTGTTTCGTTATATACTTTCCTTAATGCTTCTCTAAATATTCTTGCTCTGGGGCTACAGAGCATCGGTATTAAACCCGTAGAAGCCCCTACTTTTCAGGTAGGGGAGTAGTCATACTCTACTCCAATACGTAAACAATAAAATCTGTCGTTAAGAGATTTAGTAACAAATAATATTTTTTTGTCTGTAATACGTTCTCTGTTTTCCAATAGCTTTTTATTAATGCGCGCTGGTACATAACCAATATTATAAGTGACATCTTCAAAAAACAACTCTATGCGAATAGCAAAAGAATCATATTTATTATACTCTTCAGGAATAAAGGATAGGTAGTAAGTATTATCTGCGAAGGGAAACTGTTCTGATTCTTTACCTATCAGCTCAGCTCGTTCATATATTTCTCTGAATACTTCTTGACGATTTATTTTTGCTGCTGCACCAGAGGTGTTGGATGACTTTGTTATAAAACTCTGCGCGTAGCCTGCAGGAAAAAACTCGAGTATATTGTCTAATATATTATCGTATATCAAACCTGCTGGCTTTGAGAACTGCCAAGACAGTTCTTTCAGAAGGCTAGGCACTCACCACACCACTTTGATATGTGTAGCTGGCATTGGCCTATCTTGTTTGCCTGGTTTATGTCTTGCTGGACGTTTTGATAAAACTAAAACTCTACCTGTTTCTGGGTCTTCATACTCCCTGGGATTTAACTTCTTGTATCCTTGTTTGATAAGATATTGTTGCTGACACTTACGAACTGCTTCTGGTGTTCCATGAAAAGTATACCTACGATTTTTGTCTGGTGTACCTGAACATTTTGCGTTTGGCACTGGACAAACAAATCCTAATGAGTGTTTACCAGTTGGTCCTGCTTTTCCATCTAGGGACATAGTTTTTACTCCATCCAAAAAGGTTCTTTTGTTTTGTGAAAATGATATCTATCGAGTTTAAGTCTTGGTATCGGGTATTTGCCTTCTTCGTATTCTCTCATCTCCCATCTTGCGCCAGAAATAAAAAATACATTGCCTGGAACCAACTTGTTTTTCCAGTCAGTTATTTCATTTTCTGGTATAAATATATTAGCATTGTAGCGATGAATATTCTTTTTATCGTCTGGTGCAGCTAAGGTGAAGTTAAAAAATGCTCCCTTATTTGTCTCTTTTATTTGTAGATTTGGCTCGGCCGGAACTACTGCTAGTCCAAAGACATTTAACATTTTCGCTTCTCCTGATTTATATAGTTGTTTCTTATTTTTGAAAGAGTATTTCTTGCTGTTTTCATGGTAGCTGTACTTACTGCTGGCTGCCATTTAACTGTAACTTCTACTGGAAGCTCTTTTATCAAAGAAGTAACACTTTCTTGTTTGTTAAGTAGAGCTTTGTCTCGAGTACTAATCTCATTATTCATTTGTCTTACTACAAGTTGGTCATCACAATGAATCTCTACTGGTATATTTGGATTGTTTACTAACCCAAACAAAGAAGTAAGACCTTCATATATAGCATCATAGGTCGACGAATGTTCTACATTTTTATTTGGAACCACGCGCACAAAGAAATGGTCACTAATATTTGGACGGCTAATATTGACTGCTATCCACGAAAGAGGAGCTGGATTCGAACCATTCCAATCGACAGCCATCGCAGAAATAACTACTTTTTGAGTAATCTTACTCGAGGTTATACAGGTGGGGCTGACTACATCTAAAATGTCATATAGAAAGGCTTGAGTGCTTCTTAACATATCTGAAGCATTGTCATCTAACCTGTTGCCGACCATTTCTCTAACTATATTTAGCCGGTCTCTATATTCGTTTTCAAATAGCATGATTCCATCCTAACATCGCTGGAATAGCTGCGTCAAATAAAGAACGTAATATTATTACTTCGTCTCCTGATACTGGTATCTTGTGACTAACTATGTTGCTATCTTGCTTAGTCGAGCAAGTAATCATACAACCGTTTAGACATCCTTCTTTTGTATAGAAGGACATAGTTTTAACTTTTGTGCCCTCGTTTTCTTTTCCTTTATCTGGGTCATGGTAGAGACTTGCACTATCTCCTGCGCCGGCAGAAATAAAAAAGTGAAGTATTTTACCAAGGTCGGTTAATCCAAGAGCAAATACAAACTTATTTGACCAATCATAAACATCGGAAGTAGTAGCGCTTGCTGCATTTACGAAAATAATGCCTTCTCTTTCTTTTCTAAAATCATCTGATAATACTGGAGGCTTGAAGCTAAACTGGATTGCTCCAAACTTAGGTATTCCAGACCTACTTTTACCCTTGTAAATATTATACTGTATCAAGATTCTCCTCCTTTTTGTATATTGGCCAGGCCTTAGATTTTACATCGAAAGTTTTGGACTTTCTTCTTAGTATTCTTGAAAGTCTGTTTCTTGATAAAAAAGTTATTGTATGACTTGCAGAATATACACCTATACACTTGTAACCTTTTCTCGTTTTAGAAGTTATTAAAAATGCGTGCATTTTTATTAGAGACTTACTTTTTGAACTACCTCTGTCAAGGCAGATTGTATATAAAATACCATTTCTTTCCAAAATAGAATCAACTTCTTTTAACGTTGGAGATTCGAAGTAATATTTTATTACAGGATCTTGCATAAGAAAATCATGTAACTTTTTTGCCGATGGGCCACGTTTATTGTCCACTGATAATACCTTTCGATATTTGGGCAAGTCGCTATAGGTAACTTTCTTTCCTCTCCATTTATCGGCATTTAATAAAGCGACAGCTGCACATGAATAGTTGTCCCTTTGCCGAATATATCTTGGGCCCTTTCGATTCAGATAAGAAAGATTTTTGAAATGCACAGGAACGATTCCTTTCCAATGTGAAGTTTTCTCTGAATCATTATTTGCTGAATCTTCTTTCCAAAAATTTTTTGGATTTTTAAAAACAATGCGATTTTCAGTTTATGGCTCGATTATAGATGTAATCCTCTACTATCTCACAACAAAGACTTTCTATAAAAGCCGCTTTTGGTTTTCGCGGAAGACAACTGTCTTCGTAGAGCTTGTTTAATGTACATTCTGATTGTTCCGCATAGTCAACAATCTGTTCATATGTCCAAGCACCGTTACGTATAGCAAGTAGCTCTTCTCTGTCTGGCCTATAGACCGTTACCTTACCAGTTTCCAATATTTCTTTTGCCATTCTTAAAAGCCTAACCAAATGCATCGCATGTTTAGTGTCAAATCCAAACTTTATTTCTAACTCTTTTCTGGATTGGTTTCTTCTCTTTTGCCAATCTAGATAAGCATTCCAGTTATTTAATGCACTGACGTAAGCTTTTTCTCTCGTCATTACATCGACAAACTCATCGGATGCCCCAGTTAAATCCTTAAGACTGTTATAACATTCAACTGGTAACTTGTCTGTCTTGCTTTGTGCTAATCCTATCCAGTTTACATTTCTAAGTTCGCTTTTTGTTGTGTCAGAAAGATTCAGCTCTTCTACACTTCCTTTGAGAAAGGAAGCTATTAACCAAGTAAAAGCTCCCATATGGTCAGAACTGATAAGTTTTCTTTCTGGTAAGCCAAAGTCTGTGCGTTCAGGTTTCTTTTTAGGCGGATTCATCAGATAGCCACGATGATTTTTAATACGTTTTAACTGGGCAAATGCATAGCCGCCAAATCTATAACGACAAGCTTTAGAAAGAAACTTTTGTCTATTTTCAACAAGTTTTTCCCAGTATGTACTACTTTGTAAAACAAATCTATTATCTACAAACAAAAGTTCTATTATGTTCGGGTTGTTTTGAACAGCAAGGGATACAAACTTTCTAATGTCATATATTACTCTATCATCTTGAAATCCTTTATCCATTTGAGAAAATGATTTCATGCCAGTTCCAAAATAATACGCTTTGTCTGGCACTATTGCTACTCCTCGGTAATCTTCATCACTTTCTGGAGTGGAAGTTCCGTAGGCATGAGAACCTGCACGTGTTAGAAAGATGGTATTATCTAATATGTATTGGCTATCCATATGTATCCTCAACGAATATACATCTTCTCGTAGTTTTTTGCAAAATAGTCATTTACAGCCTTCTCTGTTTTTAGACATCTGGCGCAAAAATAGAAAATGTGTTCTACTGAACTTCCAAAGTTCTCTTCTATATGACCATTTTCCAATAATCTACTAAAATATCTTCTACTTACTCTCCACCCGTTTTCTCTGCGAAACTCTTGTCTACAAGCAGAGCAGAGTTTCCAGGACCAGGGTTTTATTTCTATGGTTTCCCACGGCTGTTTGTAGATAGGTTTTGGAGGATTACGTTTCATTTTTTTTCTCTTTCCAGAATAGTATCCAGCCACGAAGTTACTGTAAGTCCTGTTATCATAAGTGCTACATCTTCAGCAGGATTAGAATAATAGAGTTTATTAAGTTCTTCAATATTTGGCGGCTCAGATATAAAATCTTTGTCATAAAGTGCTCGTCTTAGGTTGGCTCCAAGCTTATATCCAAGATTTCCATAAAGAAGAAGTAACTCTCCAACATTTAGACTAGTAGAAGCTAGAATATTTTCTATTAAAGCCAAGCATTTTTGAACTCTTTCTGTATCGAACTCTTTTGAAGATTCTAACTCAGAAAGGTTCATTGATATTCTCCTTGTTATTGTCGTATTTTAAGCACTCTTTACATCTAGCGGTCCAGCCATTTTCTGTAAGGCCTAAGCGCTCGCTAAAGAGGTGACAATAGGGCTGTGTTCCAAAGTTTGTAGTTCCAAACCAATAACAGAACTTACCTTTCTTCCAGGCACAAGTTTTTTCGCCACACTGAATATCTATCTGAAGTTGTCTATTCATTATTCCTCTCCGTCGCGCGGCTTCAAAAAAAGCGTATCGCAGTTTTTACATCTTCTCCAGTTCGGGCCCATAGGAAATCTTTCGGCATTTAACTCTATATCAGTAGCTATGCTTCTACTTTTACACTTAGGACATCGAAGCTTAGGAACTCCTTCGATATCAGCCACTATTTCATTTATGCGTTTTTCGCTCATGGATAACACTGTCCGTCGTGGGCTTCTGCATATTGCTTTGGTTTCAAGACATAGTTAATATTACAGCCACAAGGACATTTATATTTATCTGCATCTGTAGCAAGTTCTATGTGAAATGCTCGGGATGCTTTTTTATAAGCCCTACGAGTATCTCGAATAGATAAACCAAGCGGATTTTTTCTTGTGGCTACTCTTCTGATTTTGTTTATGCTTCGACTCAAAACTAATCTCCTCTTGCTACTTGATTACTTACCCAGCAAGTGACGACTGCCGCAGCTATAGCGGCAAAAACTGTTATAGGAGCAGAGACGTGGCTACTTATCGCTCCGATGGTAAATACAGCGAATGTCCATAGTACCAACACTACCATCTTTATACCTTTATAATCTCATCGCAAAGACCGTGTTCTACCATTTCCGATGCAGTCAGAAAATAATCTTGGTCTTTAAGTAAATGCTGTCTTATTCTTTTCTCGGTCTTGTACTTACTTACTTTTTTAAGATGTTCTATACATCGATCGTATTCAATATCACAGCTTCTTTGGGAAGCCTTGAAGTCAAGGTAGGTTCCTGACATTTCTCCAGAAAAGTGATGAAGAAGACAAAGAGTATTTTCGTATAGACTTCTATGATGTCCTGCGGCAAAAAGAAATATTGCCATTGATTCAATATTACCATTGCCTATCGTATTAACTTTGTGACTTATAGTTTTCATTGTATTGATTATTGACCAGCCTGCAGCTGCCTTGCCACCAGGGCTATTAATAATCAAAGTTATGTCTCCTTCAAACTCAGGATCCCATTCAAACTCCCAAAGTCCAAAGTTGACTTTAGAGGCAGTTTCAAGTTCTATTTCGCCAGTTATAAAAATGATTCCTGGACCTACGGACACATCTGTGGTCTCATAAAAGTCAGAATATTTCATCGTTTTCTGTTGCATATATTTCATCGTCTTCTTCGTACTCCATTACTATCTGAACCTTTCCTTCTTCGTCTGCACCAAACATTTCAGCTGCCCATTCTATAGCTTCTTCGTCTGATACAAACTCTTCTCCAAGAAGTATTTTGTCTCCTTCTGGGTCAAAAGGATTTGGCAATGCTATAACGTATCCCAAGGTCTTATCCTCCTAGAATGTCAAAATGCTTTTCTATTTTTAGAGTCAAATCATTCCAATTGAGTGCAGTAATATCTACTATTTCTTTATCTGTCCATGGATATTCTAAAGATGCAACAATAGGACAACCTCCTCTTGTTCGCCAAAAAACTTTCCAATCAAGACAAAAAGTAGTATGGTCATCAATCAATATATCCCCAAATATAACTTGTTTATGACACGTTGGTATCATTTTATTTGCAAACTCTGGGAAATATTTCTTTAACCATTTATATTTATCCATATATGGATGTTGTGCGCTCATCCACGGGGCTGTAACAATATAAATATCAAAGTTCCTACTTAGCCTTTTCAAAGCTTTTTGCGAATCATCAATAGGCTCCAAAGAAAGAAAAAAACTATCTCTGGAAAATACTTCTTCTACTTGTTTGCGAGTAATAGGTGGAGCTGGTGGACTGTGGTCTCCAAAGTATTCAAACGCTTTTGATTGTTCTAAACCTAAATCGTAATACTCGTTCAACCTTTCAATCAATTTTGAATAAGTATCTGCGATTGTTAAATCCATATCGCAGAGCAAAACTGCCCTATTCATATTTACTACTCCTTGAAGACCACGCTACCAGTTTAATGACTAAAAATCAAGAATCTGTTTGGGGTGGCTGCATTCTTTTTAGCTCGACCTTGCCGGTTAATCTTTTAGTTTGATAATCAAATAGTGGAACATATCTCTCATTTACGCCATTTTCTTTGGATATACGATTTTCGCTTTTAATAATAGGCAAGTCAACATCAACCCAGCCTTCTTTTGTATCCAACTCCTTAACATCGGCTGATATCTGCTTTCCGTTTACAAAAACAAGAATATCTGGAGCGATTTCATCGCCGTGTAAATGCATTTCTTCTTCTTTGCCTCCTTTTTGGCTTTTGTTCAACTTTTCTTTTGGGGGCTTGCCCTGTTATATTAGAAAAACACTCTGGACATACATCTATTTCTTTTTCTATTTCTTTACCATAAGTTGTCCAGGTGTCTCCACGTGACAAGCCATATTTCTTTTCTTGTTTGCGGCTCGATACTGTATGAACGTATTCTACGTCTCTATATAAAGTTACAACTTTATTTGAGGGTTGGCCGCTTTCTGTTAGTACACCACAGTTTTCGCATAAAAACATCTATTCTCCCGCCTCTGAAAGTTTGAGGTCTAAAATAGATTGCTCAAGACTTACGATGGCATTTTTAAATATAGAAAGTGTTTTTGATGCTTGTTTGCGGGTTGTATCATCCTCTATATTAAAGTAGAAGTTTATAATATTATTTCCGTTCGAAACAGAAAATAGAAACTCTGTTTCAGAGAAAAGTGGAAGCTTACTTGCTGCAACAAATCCATTTGATGTATCTAACCATTTTTGAAATGGTAGAGTAAAGATTTCAGTTCGAGAAGTCATCTGGTCTTCCAAGCGAGAATCCTCCACTCCAGTCTGGCTCATAGAGTGACTCGTCAACTTTTTGTTTGACTTCTGCGATAACTTGCGCAAACTCTTCTTTGGTTGCTGGCTGTCCACTTTCTACATTCTCCAATGAAAAAACGCCGCTTATTTCTCCTGTTTCAAAAGAATGAACTATTTCTCTAAATACTACATATATATCTTCTACATAAGCGTTTATACAAGTAAGGGAGTAGTCTAAAGTATTGGAATCAATCTCGATCTGCACTTTTTGAGTTTCAGAAGATTGCGGCGCTGAAATGTTTTTTAAAGGCATCTATTTGTAGTTGCCCTCCTTTCGCTAGGGTTTAGAAATAGAAAATATTAGAAGTTACAATCGGCAAGAACGTGGTCGTAAGTTCCTCTTGTTACGTTGGCTCGATAACTCGAAATAGAATCCCAGGGCACATAGTGAGGTGCGTAATCATAGATTTCACCTGTCTTTTCGCCACGGACAATACGGCTCACTACTTCGTAACTCTCATCGCCATACTGGTCTCGAAATGCTTTGCGTGCGGCCTTGGTCTTTACTGCTTTCTGTGCTGATGTCATTATTTTTTCTCCTTTTTTTGGTTGTAGCTGATTATCTCAGCCTGTTTTTCTTTTTCTCAAAGCAAAAATCTCTGCTTTAATAGGTATACAGTTATCACAATATTTTAGTGGCGAGTGCTCTAATATAGCGTATCTTTTACTTAACATTTTTAAAACAAATGGCCTTACTTCTTTATCGTATCTTTTCTCTGTTAGTACCTTCATACCATATGCACTCCACAACATCAATAGAAATCTATTTTTTGTTGCTTGTTCAAAAGAATCTATTATAGGAATGACTATATCAGAGGCAGTCTTACGAGTAGTTGCTAAACAAGACATTAAATCTAAGTCTACGATTGCAAACTTATTTTCTTGCAATAGCTGCATGTTTTGCAAACACCAAAATATGTCGTCATTATAAATACGAAAGTCTATATTGTTGTATAAACTTTTGAGTTCTCTTGTAAAAGATAAGAGCTTCTTATAATGTCCTCTATCTTTCTCACAGTTGGAAAACGTTTGCGTAATATTTGGATAGAATGTTTCATAAATATCTGGAGCATATGCAGCAGCAAGGCCAATATAACTTCCGACAATACCGCGCTTTTTAGCAATAACACTGGCTCTTTTGTAAACCTCCGCCTTATTTTTTCTACTTTTTCTTGTTTGTTCAATACTTGGTCGAAAACTTGAAACTATTTTCAGTTTTTTGGATAGTCGCGCAGATCGAGAAACTCTTAAATGTTGCTCTTTAGATTTAAGCAGCTGGCTCCTCATCTTCCAGAAGTCTCCATTTTCCTTCTTTGCATTCTACAATCTTTGCCTTTTCAGCACGTTTGAGAACAACATATACTGCTTGATATTCATTCTTTGGAAGAGGAACACTCTTTTGTTTAAGTGCATCTACTAACTGGCTTACCGTTAGGCCATCCAGATTTTGCTCCATTACCTCTTGAAGTGCTTCCTCCCTTTTTTCCATTTCTGCAGTTGGTATTCGTGGCATAAATTTTTTCTCCTTTAGTCTTTATTAAAAACTACTTCTTCTCCGTACTCTGGGGTTATAGGATAGTTGTCAGAATATCCTTTTAAAAAACCATCTCTAAGACGAACTGCATTTACTTCTGTGCTGTGATCTGTAAAAAAAGCAATACCTCCCTCTGTTCTAATATATAGCTCGTTTAAGTCCCAGAAACATTGACCTTTAAGCAAGAGTCGAAACTCTACTTCTTCTGTTCGTGGACGGGGATTGATTTTCACTTCTGATACCCCTGGTCAAAGATTATTTTCGCTCGTGGCTCTGGTAATACGAGTTGATTCCAATAAAGGCAATGTAAATGACCAGTTCTTAGATTTACAGCTTTGGCTGCAAAATCTTCTACTCTGATATACAAATGGTCGCCTGCCCAAAAGCACTCTCCTATACGGATATCTTCGAACTTAACTTTTTGATCTGAAGAAATAGACTCTACTCTCATTCTTTACCTCTAAAACGGCAAACCACTGCCCTTCTTCTTTTTCGAGGAACTATTTGAAGAACCGCCTTCAACCTGTTTCTCATACTCAGCTATTACCTTTTCGATCATCTCTTCTCTGGCTGCTTGAGTAATCGGGAAAGCTAGATCCGAATATTTTGCCTCTCCGTCCTTTTCATACCTTTGGCTTGGCACACTAACCATTTTTCCTTTGCTTGTCTCGACAACTTTTACCTTAATAGCAAAGGCACCCGCTACTGTAATAGAAGCATTAGCCAGTAGCGTTCCAGCTGGCTTTGAAAGTGGATATACTCGGACTTCTGTTATTACCTCTGACATAGTTTTTCTCCTTTAGTTTAGATGCTTTATTAAAGTTTCTCCGATAAGCTTAGCGTCTTCTCTCGAACAGACAAACGAATCTCCGCAAGGCATTCTGAAAAGAACCCCATCTAGAGCCATTTTTTCTGACATCTCATCCCAACATCCGATTTCTACTTCGAGATTGTTTCGCCTTTTCCCTTTCAGTGGAATGCTTAAAACCTTACATACTGCCTCTTCTACTTTGACTACCTTTCTTTCGACAGTCTTCTTACTTACGGTTACCTTTTTGCGTGCCATCGTTTCCTCCTTTTTTTGTTTTTATTGTTTTATCTCCAAGTTACACCCAGTGATTCGAACTGGGTCTTCCATCGAGCAACTTTCTCTATATAATCTTGTGTTTCTACTGGATATGCTCGCCAAGTTCCAGCTCTTACGTGTTCAACACATACAGCACCACAGTTATAACTTGCTACGGCAAGAGTTTCGTTTCCTTCAAAAGCAGCAAGCATGCGCGCCAGATATAAAGTTCCAAAGCGAATATTTTGATTTGGATTTGACCAACTATAGTGTTTAACTCCTAACCAAGAGCGAATGTCGTTTGAAGTTGACTGTAATATCTGCATAATACCTTTGGCATCGGCCTTAGAAATAGCTCGAGAGTAGAAGTTTGACTCTTGTCGAATAACTCCTAATACAAGACTTGGTGCGACATCATATTCATCAGAATAATCTACGACTGCAGAAGCTATAAGTGTACGTTCGTCGACTGGAAGATTTAATGTAGAGACTTCCTTTATAGCATCTCTTATTAACTTAATACGTGCCCAGCGAGTTTCATGACTATCAAGTGAGGATTCAAGCACTAAAGTTCTATTAGACAATGAATCTCTTTGTTTTTGAGCAGCAGTAAAATCCAAAAATGTCTTTTGTTTGAAACTTTTCTGTTGCTGCTGCAAAACCTCAAGTTGATTACTTAATATTTCGGTTCGAGATACGGAAGCTTTCAGTTCAGTTTCTAAAGAGTAAACAGTCAAAGAATATCCGCAAAAAGTTAAAAGATAAAGAATAGATGATGCAATAAAAAAGAGTTCTATTCCAGACAGTTTAGGTTTAAACATAGTTACTCCCAGTTACTCAGAGTCAGAATCCCTTCGTGCTCGCTTCATTAGCTTAATATTAGCATTGTCTATTCTTAGTCTTCCAGAAGTTTTTTGACCTGTGCCCTTTGGTTCAAAGTCATCGGAAAATAGCTGTCCCTCGACCATAACCTCATCACCCTTTTCTAATGGCTCGATCATACGTTCGCCACTCCAATAAAGAGCATCTTCGTTCCAAACAGTCACCTTTACACTTACTGCAAACTTCGGCCTATCAGGGTCATCTTTTGACAACTGTCGGCGATTTGAAACAAGAACAAAATCAGCAACAGGCTTGCCGTCTGGACATTCTCTTAGCTCGATAGGTCTTTTCACTCGCCCTTGAATAAATACACGATTGACATCTCTTCCCATAAGGTTTCTCCTTTTTAGTGGCTGACTTTCAGTCTCAGCCGTCTATTAAATCTTTCGTGATTAAGCAAAAAGTATTTTGTGCTTATTCTATATCCTCCCTTTTTCAGATCATTAATAGATATCTCATATTCGTGTATTGCTTCACACCGACTGCACCAGGTTGATATTATTACCGAATGGTCTTTATGACTATAGTTCTTTGGGTCTGGATACAGAACTTCTCGATTTATTCGGGAGCTACAAACTGGGCACAAGTATGAGACTGTGTGCTTTGTAAAGGTTATTCTGTTAGGCATAGCGATTTATTCAAATCTTGCGCGCCAATCAAAAAGGGCGTCAGATAGGAAACTAAGAATGGAAACTTTTCAACAAGCTTTACTACGAGCTTACCGAGAACTTCACAAGCAGCCTTAGCCAAGTCTGACAGTAAGTCTAAAATCTCTTTTTTATTCATTTATTTTCTCCTAGATTCATTTGCAAAGAGTTCAACTTATCCACTATTGAAGTAAACGAGCTCATAACATCTGTTAACTCGTTCATTTTATTATTTAAAGAACTCATTTCATTGGGAGGATTTTTACCTACCAACTCAGAGATAGACGAGTTTAGATTATTCAGACACATTTCTGAAAGCACTTCATCTCTTGATTTACCACTTTGTTGACCAATATAGACAGCTATATTAATCAACTGCCTAGGTATTTCTAAAGGTAGAGTAATCATTTCTGTTTCTTGTTTTGAAGTAAGAATAGCTGTTGCAAGACTGGCAAGTTCTTTTTGAATAAAATCTAAGTTAAGATGCATTCAACTCTCCTATAGATTGCTGTATCTTAGCCAATCTACTTGTATATTTTTCAAAAATACCTACCCAACTGCCAGTAGCTTGTTCAATAGCTATCTGGTTGAGTATTGGTAACTCCTTTGCTGCTGTTAAAATATCTCTTAATACCCTGTCTTTTTTCAGTTCTTGTTCTCGTTTCCATTCATCTTCAAAAATACCAACAAATCTTTTTGGCAACGCATCCAAAGAAGAAACAAAATCTACTGCTTTTTCTACCTTAACTGGCGTATTTTTTAGTTCCATATATTGAACTACACCAACTTGAGAAGCCTTGACAGCCTCAGAAACAGTCAAAGATATTTGCTCGAGAGATACTCCGCTACCCTTGTGTATACGCCTAAAAGATGGCATTTCAGAACGGATATGTCTTCTTGAAGCTAGAAAATAGGAGTTATTTATTACAACAATCGGCTCTATCCAAAGAGATGAGTGTCCAGTCTCACTATTAGTTATCATTATACCAGGAGTCAGCTTTATATTTTCATAGTTAACTGTGGAGTTATTTAGTGTCAGTTCTAGGCGAGTAAGAAGTGGGTCAAGTAGAAAGTTACGTAGAGATACATCTATATCCTGAAGCGCTTGCAGTATAACCGGAAATATTAGTTTATTGTCATAGTTGGTTGTAAATATAGGAGATAGCACTGCTCTACAAGAATCTTCTTTTTCATTGTTTGTTACACAACGAAGGAGATAATCTCTGTTTTTGTTGAAATAGTCCAGTATTTGCTGCTGTAAGCTCGTGGAGCAACGATGAAAGAAGTTTACTGGCACCGATATTTTAGTAAGAAACTGGCTTTCTGCTGATGGACTCGAAACTACACTTTCTTGTTTATCTTCTTTCTTATAACAGAACTCGAGCTTACCATTCACTATTGGTATTAAACTTTCTGAATCTAAGCTTATGTCATAGCATCTATCGGCAAAGTCATTTATAGTATTAAGTATTCTGTTTCTTGTTGATTCTAGCAAGGCTTTCTCCTTTATATCAACCTTTCTAGTTGTTTGAGTGCTCTTTCTAGTTGTGGGCTTTTGTTTTCCACTTCTTCATAAAAATGAATAGTGCCTTGTCCAGCCAGCTTTAAATCCTCCAGTGAACGAATCGCATTCTTAATCTTTGTTATTAAGTCGTCCACTATTTCTGCAGAAAAATCGTTTTCTTCAAAAAGTTCAGATAGGTCATCTTGGATTATTGAAGTGGTACAGTGTTCCATTTTTTCTACCTTGAATCGCCATCGCCATGAAGGACACCACGAGCTTTTCTGTCAGCAAGCTTAGTAATATTAACTTTCGCTGAATCAGACATAGTAAATCCTAAAAGCTCAGCAATATTAGCTAAATACCATAAAATATCCCCGTGCTCTTTTTTAATAGCAAGTATACGCTCTGGGCTGAAATATCCCCTTTCATCACGATATGCTTTAGCGACTTTTTCTGACAACTCACCACACTCACCAGCAAGCTTCATTACACAGTATGGGAGAGCCATATCTTCTGGATAGATGGCTGTAGATAGTGCTTTTTCTTGATACTCGTTCATATCCATTTGTTTTTCTCCTTTATCGCCGCGGCCGGCCGTATAAAACAAGATTTTTACCTCTCATCTTTAGTTGGTACTCATTCAAGTCGTAACCTATAGCTAGAGATTTCAGCTTTTTTATCCAATCTTTGTATCCATTTATTCCTGCGCTGTATTTTCCTTTTATACAACAAGGAACAACCGCAAATGGAAGTCTATGTTTGCAAGCAAACTCTATTATTTCTGTTGTCGCTTCATCTGGATGCATTCCCACTACTAAATCTGGCTTCACATGTTGGCGCAATGTTGTACTGGATGTAAAAAATCCAGATTGATATGAGATTTTAGGATGTTGTCTGCCCTCTAACCTTGGTTTTGCGTCTATTACGTGAACTGAAATACCTTTGTTTGCAAGACTACGCGCGACTTGCCCTTTACCACCAGCAATATCTAAGACAGAAGATACTTTAGGAAACTGTTTTACTATGAACTTGGCAAAAAGAGGTCCTCTACGTTCATCACCCATTGAAAGCCCTTTCTTTAGAAAAAGAAAATATTGCAGTTGTTCTATATCTCCATTTTTGAAATACTTCCTTGCTTATTAGAATAATATACTTTTCTAATGCCAAACTGTTTTAAAATAGCCCTACAGGAAAGGCAAGGCTTACTATTCATTAACCGAGTGCTCTTTGCGTGTAGTCTAATAACAAGTATAGAATCAGCAGGCGAGAAGTTTGCTTTTATTAGAGCATCAACTTCAGCGTGAGTATCTCTAAGATTCCATCGATGATAGAAATATTTACTGGTTACTCCTGGGCGATTTCTACCAACAGATATTATTCTTTTGTTTTTTAAAAGAACTGCGCCGTGTCGATGACGATAGTCTCCTTTTTTAGCTTCGAGTATAGCAGTATAGAAGTAACCTCCGAGGAAAATGAATCATTTTTATAATCCCTCATATCCAGCTATATATTCAAACGAGGCCTCTGCTGGCGGATGTCCACATTCTCTATCTTTTTCTCCTCTTCTATAAAGAAAACCTTTTCTTAGGTTGAAATCAGCTGTAAATCTACCTTCTTCTCCTAAAGCTTCTGTAATACTTTCTGACATAACCATACGATCTTTTACAGAGGTTATGGGTAAAATCAGTTCGCAGCGGATGTTTTTTAACTCGGTCTGCATACGCTCATTTTGTTCTAATATGCGTGGCAAGTCTTTTACAACATTAGATATCCAATCTTCCATATTCGAAATTTCTTCCATATTATAATCATAGCGTGAAAACATATCGCCGAGCCTGCCGTATTTTATATCTTGTTCTATAGCTTCTTGTAGGGTCTCAAGAGCTATTATCTCATCGCCCTTCGTCATTTATTTTCTCCATTTTTTCGACCTCTTTCTTCAAAGAAGCCACCGCTTTCTCCATATTTTCTATCTGAAGACGAAATAGAGTTACTGGGCTATTATCTGCTTTTTTGTCTATATTCGCGACCGCCTTTTTCATAGTATCTATCGAATCAATGTTGAGTATTAGGTCTCGAGCATACTGAGGTTTAGAAGGTGCGCGCAGCATAAAAAATCCTACGTGTGAAAAATATCTTTTTTCTTTTCTTCTTTGGGCACAAGCTTTTTGTCTTTTAGTAACTTCTTAATCTCCTCTATATCTAAAACGAGCTTGTCTAATAGCTCCACCAACTCTTCCATTAGCTTTCCTCCTGCCATTTCAAATATAGTCTTCCGAACTCAGTTGTTAGCCATTTTTGTCCAGCGCGCGTGCCTACAAAAGAACTAAACAGCCATCTTTCATAGGAGTCTTCAAATAGCTTTTCCCAGTTTTTAACCCATAGTGGGTCTTTTGGTTTATTCTTAGAACCATATATTCTTTTATTTAGCCATATAGAGTATTCATAAGCAATAACAGTATTACTTTCAATAAAAGAGCACATTGTTCACCCCATTAAGCTTGATATAATAGTTTGACTCTGTCTGCTAGAACGGTACCATTTGGTAAGTCACCAATGGGTCGGTACCCATATTGATTCCATACCTGATTTTTCGAAGATGGCCAGTATACACAACGGTATATACGAACGAAATCTTCATGAGTCTCTTTTTTAAATCTTCGTGCTTGCCGTCTTGTCCTAAATACACAGAGTGGACCATAACCTCTTTTTGGTTCCACTGCTTGATAGAGTTTGTACTCAACACTTGAATGAAAGAAGCGACAAACTGACTTAAGACGTCCATTTATATTTAAGACAACTTTCCATCCAAACTTTAGTTTTTGCATTATTGTCTATTCCAAAAATATTTTGCCCATAGTTTAGGAAAATAGGAATCACTCGCTACTCCAGCAACTCCGCCTTCTAGCACTAGAAACTCTTCTGTACAATCGTAAAGAAGCTGTTCTGCTTCATAAAGCCTTTCTATAGCTTTTGTTCTACCAAACTTTTTACTTGGTTGAACTTTAATCGTATGTCTGTCGGATGGATTATATTTAGCTAATCCAAAGTATGTTTTTCCCTCGAACTCTCGAGTGGCAAGAGTTATTTGGATGTTTCTGTCGTGCCCGCGCAAATAAGAAATACGAATATTCTTTGTTGTGCTATCCATCGAGTTTTCCTTGTTTGATAGTTTCTAATGTAGAAGCTAATCTATCTCTCGTTAGTGTCAAATCTCTAACTCGAGAAAGAACATCTCTATTAATCAGTCCAACTTTGTTTTGTTGATTAAGTATTCGCGTAAGCTCATCTATTCTGCCGTTCAGCACTCGTATATCTGTCTCTAGATGTATGCGCATATGGTTGGGGTCCAAATAATCTGTTTTCATAGCAATCCTGCTCAAAATCTTTCAGTTGTTGTTTTCTTCTTGACCTGCGCGTCTTTGAGGAAAACTTAGCAGTATGTTCATTATTTCGTCTAAATGTCTTGCCCATCTTAAGTTTCTCACTTATTCTTTTGTCCTTTTTATTACTACGCGATTATTTAGTAGTTCTCCACATTCCGATAATGGATTACCAGCTTCTATGCATTTTTCTAAAAGCTGCTGTTTTCGTTGATCTTGTTTATATTTTAAAAAACCTCCTCCAATAAGTAATGTCATTGCGATAATAAAGAATGCAAGGCCAACTAATATGTCTAGTTTAGTTTCTTCACTCATTGTCTTTCCTTTCTTCGTGTTGAAGTAAGGGTCTTTTCAATATTTGAATCTATCATCAGTTCCTAGCTGTCGAGTATAATGCTCCGCTAGTGTAGCAGCACAAAAAGTAAGATGGAATGCGTGTGGTTCCAAGCTCTCAAAATCCACATCCTCGCCCTTTAGAATAGAAGTCAGATGTCTATATGCACTGTCAATCAATCTTGTCCACGCAAATCCTTTTCTCCAGTTATGACAACCTGTTACAATATTTTTTGATTCACAATCTGGACATTCAGTTTTGGTTGGCGCGCCGCCTTTATCTAAAAGACGTGCTTCGTTTAATACTATCTCGCCACTTTTATTTGTTTCTATTTTATAGACTCGAGCACCACAATCACCACATACTGTATATTTGCGCTTGCCATATTCCATTACTCTTAAAAGACCTTCTACTCCATCGTAAGGCATTAAAGACCAGCTGAGTTTATCTCCACCACTATCATATTTTAGTGCTGTGTCCTTTTGAATCGAACCTGGACAATCTTCGTTATAGTTTTCTTTTGTGCTAATCTTCTTGCAGTTAGAACATTCTGCACTTGAATAATAACCTTCGCTATTTTTTATTTCCTTCCATGAATGTCTCAACCTTCCTATCCTCCTATAAAGAATCACTATCCCACGGCGCTTCAGGTATTGCCATAGGATAGAACTCGAGCTTATCGTCTAGCTCGTAATCACATTCTCCATAAATATAAAGTGTTTCTGCATTATATTCAAGCAAAAACTGTCCACCTTCTTCTTCACATAAAGTAGCCATATCCTCTAACAACTCTGCTGTTTCTGTTGCAGAATCGCGCACAGTAGTAAAGTAGGAATATAAACTAAAGCCTAAAGTACTAAGACTTGCAATAGGTAGCCAGAAGCAGAGAGCTAAATACCAGATTTCTCTTAGAGTTTTATTTAGAATAAGTGTCATAGTTTACTCCAACTCTTTGCCGGATTTCCAAAGTTATCGGGCCATAAATATTCAGCCACCACCAATCCACTATCTAAATCTAGAATGACAAACTCACTATTTCCTACCGAGTTCCACTTATAGTAGGCTCTAGCTTGTTCTTCATTGTCCAACTCCAATAAATAGTCAAAGGTTTCTTCTGTTTTGAGTATAGCCGTGTATCTTTTTGAGGCAAAGAAAGAGAGGTTAAACTGTCGGCGATTCGGGTCCCAGATTTTTGGTATCTTTGCTGTTCCACCATTTGGTTTCCAGTCTTCCCCCAAGGATTTAAGAAAAGCTCGAAGGTTATTTAGTCGAGTATTTTGCATTTAGTGATGCTCTGTGTTGGACTTATCCAACAAGTATTTTGGATTGATTTTCTTGGCTACAACATAACCCATTCTTGGGTCGTGCTTTGCTGGTTGTGCTTTGATAACAATGCCTTCTCGATTACCTTTCCAGTTGCCAATCTTATCTACTGCTTGCGCGAGGCTTAGTAAATCAAGATTAAATGGTCCTTCATAAAGAGTATCTACATGTGGAAGATTATACTCTCGACATAAACCAAGAACAATATCCATGTCTAAGTATTTACCATCTACCATAATATCAAATATACGAAGCTCAACATCTCCCTTGGGAATACCATACCAATATCCTTTTTGTAAAGGAACATTTACTCCCCAGCCTATAAGCTCTCCGTAAAGAACTATATTTTTGTCATTAAGCTTATGATATAGTTCTCTAAGTTTTGTTTCTATGTCATACTTGCGCGCAGCCAAAATAAAGTTGTCTTGATTTTCCATTTCTGGAGGCAAGGGCTTGCCTTTTTTACCTACATTGCGCACAGTTTTATGTGAACCAACAAGGAACTCGTTTTTTGGCAAAATACAAAGCTTTTGTAATAACTTCTGCCACCAGTTTTTTGGCTCTTTGGGACAAATACCAGCTCTCCAGTTCATTCCATGCAGTTTGGTAGAAATATGAACGTTCATACCTTCTTCAAAACAACGACAGACTTTTTCAAACCTATCTATATGATTATAAATGCGAAAAGCTTTGTTCTTATACCAAGGGTTTGTGCCTTTTACGCTTTTCCAGCCTTGTCCTTTTGGTGGTGGTGGTTCGTAGTGAGTAACTCCAATCAAAGAAGATACATCTTTATCTTCAACAATATCTATTGGCTTTAAAAAGTCTTCAGGCTTCAAACATAGTCCTTCAGAAATAATGCCTCGCAGCTTGATAGCTCGTATTCTGCTGGATATTTTAATCTTACTGGTTTCTTCTAGGTATTCTTTAATGTTGTCTGGAATAACTGAATCCGGCTCGATGTAGAGCACAAAATCTGACATTGAAAACTGATTTCGGCCTACTACACAAGTGAAGCCGCCTTCTCCACGCAGAGTGAGAAGGTCCAAGCGATCGGCATTTGGATGTTTTTCTATCTTGTAGGGCCGAAGTATAACTGCTTCATTTGCCATTATTTTTCCTCCTCGTTAACCCCGCACTCCTTGACTTGGTCCCAAAGTAAAGAAAACCAATCTTCTTGCCAATCACCCCTTTCCAAGAAAGAACAATATCCATTGTTTTGATATTCTCTATCTTTGTTTAGAGACCAATATGGACAAACACCATTTTTATCGTAGCAATATGGGCCTTTAGGTATTAGGTTTTTAGATTTATTCACGCTGTAATCTCCAACTCGTTACAAGATAGATTGACTAATACGTCTTTATCTAAATCTTCTTTTCTTAACCAGCGCGCCAGGCAAGAAATCTCAAAACCTGCAAGAATACTAGCGCAATAAATAGTTGAACGTGCTGTACACCTACCTTGAGTTGCTTCACTATCAGAGAATAGAGTCGTGGAATAATACTGGTTCGAACTTTCATCCCAAGCTGACAATACACGAAATACTTCACCAAGCATTCGGCCATCTACAAGTAATCTGCGTTTATAGTTAGTGCCTTCAAATATTAGCTTGCGCGCAGACATTGAATCAACGCAAGAAAATACTATTTTTCCAAGAGACGATTTTTTTCTATATCTATCGTTCTCGAGACGAAGGTTTATTGATGAGTTTATTGCTAAACAAGATGATGCTACTGCCTCTACTTTATATTTACCAATATCGCTTTCAGAATAACCTTGAGAAGCAACATTACTTTCTTCGACCTGGTCGAAGTCTAAAAGATGAAGATTTGGTACACCCATTGCTGCCAACTGAATAGCAACATTTCTTCCAACTGCACCTACCCCAACAACTGAAACTTCATCTCTTTCCAGCTCGTCTAGCAATACGAGTCCTTCTTGGCGAGAATATCTGTCAGAAGCCATCTTATATTTGCTCCTTATCTTTTTATATCTTTCACTAAATGTGGACACCAGTCAGGTACTTCTTTGAAATCGCGCTCGCCCTCAACATAACTCATAACTTTTCTTCTGGGGTATACTTCTAAACAATAGTAATCTAAGGCAAAACCAGCCCTTGAAGTTCTTTCTGAATGTACAAGCGGACATAAAACACAAGTATCCAAAGAATAAGTAAAAGATATTTTCTTACTTGGTCTTTGATTTTCACTCATCGTTTCCGTCCTTTCCAGTGAATACATTAGCTGACCAGCCTTCTGAATCTTCGACACCTACCGTATTCGAATACAAGTATTCAAGGTCGTAGTAGTCATCAATCTCATCTATTAGAGCTGTCTTGTCAAAGTCGTCTAGTCTATCAATAATCTTTTTTAGTTTACCTTTTAAAAGACCTGGCGAAGAGGAAGATTGAGCGCTTTGTTCTTTATCCAACTCTGAAAGAATAGTTTCATTTGCTTTTGAGTATTCTGAAGTAAGTGAAGTCGATTGCTGAACAGCAGCTTTAGTCTGCCAGTTTTGTTGACTACCAAACTGATTTGGCATCCAGTTTTGATATGTTCGCCAAGGCTGAGAAGCAGATGTAGTCCAGACTTTCTTTTTAATATTTTCTTTTAGCTCTGCTTGCCAACTTTCTTTCAACTCTGAATATAGAGAATCCCAGTCTATTTCTACGTTCAGTTTCGTTTCGAACTTGCCGACTACATCAACTTTATTAAGCTGTAGTCGAGCATAGACTTCTTCATCCTTGCCTACAATGACCATTATTGCCCAAGTACAAGTAGAAAACATATCTTTGAAGTTTTCTTCGTCAACACTCGATGGAGACGGAGTCATATTCGGATGAGTATGTATCCAGATACGAAAGAAAGATGAGATTGGTAATCCTTTTTCTTCTTGCTCTTCAAAGTATCTCTCGAGAGCATTTTCATCCATATCTGTGGTTACAGCCGTACACTCTTGTTCGACAGTAATAAAGTCTTCTACATATAGTGGATTGTCTACTTGTGAAATACCGAAGCCAGATACTTCAGTCTCTGCAGAGTTCTTCATATAGAGTATTTTAAGCCAGGCTTTGGGTGAAAATATTAGGGTTTTCATTTGTTTTCTCCTTCTTCGCACGAATGACTGCGTGCACATTCGGGACAGAAACTTTTCTCACAATCACGACAATGTAGAGCATCTCGACTACATTCTGCACAAAACATTCCTTCACATTCGTCGCAACTAAATACTATACAATCACCACACATATATCGACCGCAGTCTTCGCATTGAGCTGACTCGTTTTCACAACAGCATTTACACTGCCTGCGTCCACATTCTGGACACTTGAGATACTCTAAGTCAACACCCTCTGTATAGCAGTTCATACAATAATATTCGTGACACTCATCACAATATAGAGCGCAGTCACTACATAGAGTGCCTTCTTCACAACTTACACATGTGTAACATTCTTGCACTTCTGACTGTCCACAATCATCGCACGTGTATCCTATCCATTCTTCTATACCTACATAAGGACTTTCTGGATTATACGTGCTCAGGACCGCTTCTAATATTTCAAAATATGCTGCGATGTCAAGAGAAACCGCAGCCATGGCTAACGCATTTTGGGCGTCTCCGAAACATACTCTTCCACCAGAGTCTATATGTGGGTGACTATGTCCTTGTTTAACATTTGGGTCTAATGCCATAGCTTGAACATTAGAGATTCTATCGACTATTGCTGAAGATAATACATCTAATGTAAAACGTAGACTGAATCTTCCTAGTTCTGCACCTTCTAAAACTATAGGTTCTGTTATGTAAGTTATTACGTCACTATAAATTTTGACTGTATCACCAAATCTATCTTTTAATATTTCAATCGATTGCCTTGCTTCCTTCAAATCTGGCTTGGAAATAGCCGTCAGTTTTCTTAATCGCTTCTCGAGCCTTTTAGGTAAAGTTAATCTGGATTTTAGTTTTGAAATATTTTCCAAAGTTATTTGTTTCTTTACTAAAATCTCATTTATTAATACTTCGTTTTCTACTCTACAACAGGCTGGTATTTGATTAAAAAAGTCTTGTTTCAACTGTTTTTGTATGTCATTCACTGATGAGCAAAAAACCTGTTCTGCCTGAGAAATAAATTCGTCTAAAGCCATTGAGGTCTCTCCATTAGGTTTTTAGCGCAATCTTGACATAAGTCACAAATTTTCGTACATCCCTCTATAAATTCTCTCCAAGTTTCTAGTACTAAGCAGTTAGGACAAATCTGTCGGCCACATACTATGCATTTGGTTATGTCACTTTTGGATTTTATGTTTCGGCTGCAATATGCACATATTCTCGGTCCCCAGTAATATTCTATTATTTCAGAAAAATCTATCTCTTTACCAGAAATGGTTCCAACCAGCCGCTCGAGCTTTTCGACAAGAGAAAAGTCTGAAGCGTTCAGATATTCCTTTATATCCATACATAGATCATCTCGCAGGTAATAAAAAAGCGGGTGACATATCTGACTTCTACAAAAATGAAACCTATCCATGTATGAATATACTGGAGTATTTACACAGTTATAAGTGAACTCGTTGTTTTTCCAGTTATAACTTATCCTAAATCTGCCAAAGTTTATACCGCTAAGTATTACCTCGGGCGTAGTTAGGTATAGTTTCGAGCAAAAAACCCTTGGAAAATATTCTTGAAACAGACCTCTTGTAAAAATAGACTTTATCTCATCTGCTGTGTGCATTAGGTATAACAAGCTTGCTATCATACTATTCAATAATCTAGCATCATAGTCCGTAAGGCCGTATCGTCCACCTTTATCTAACAGAGAGCTTAGTATTATCTTTGGACAAGATGTTGTATGTAGTCTTTTTTCTAATGAGTTGATTCTTATTGCATGTTTACGACAAACAGACCATCTTTTTAAACAGAGAATGATATCTTCTATTCTATTTTTTACACAAAACGAGCGCTCGCTTTCAAGTATAGCCAGATTCTCCATAATGAGACCTCTTTCTTACGCGGCGCCCTTCATCTTGCGCGGAGTGAGGCGAACTCTGTCGTTGTCATGAAGCAGATAATCTCTTGTAGCTTCTTGACCGTTAACAGAAATGCGAAAGTTGCCCTCATCCACATCGACATCTTGTGAATCAAGAAACTGCGCGAGAGTAGTGCCATCATCTGCTAGATAATCAGAAGCAAAACTGTCCTCGGCGAAATTAGCGAATCGAACTCGTACTGACATGATAGTCTCCTTTTTGTTTGTTTTTCGAATTTATCTTCGAAAAAATCTTAATTTAAATTCTTGGAATCCATATTTGTATCTACCAAACTGGTTTTTATTGAGAACTCTTTTATAACTTCGTCCCTTAACTGACCAGCTATTAACTGTGTCTTAGTAAGATAGTTTGAGTGAGCTTTGGAGCTTAAATCTAGTGCATTATTCATAGCACTTTGAATCTTTAGAAGCAAGACATTTTGTTCTATTTGTTGGCTAGCGCAGATTTCTTTTACAGAAAATCGGTAATCTACACTTACGGAAACGATATTGTCTTCCGACGTTCCTGTGTGTAGAGCTTTTACATAGTCTGTATGTAACTCCTTGAGTCTTAGGTTATGTTTTTCGTAAATGGTATTATACTTCTCCAACTCTTTCTCTGAAGGCGTGCGTCCAAGAATAGCAGTTAACATATCAATAGCGCCGAAATCCATTATTTTCTCCTTTTTATTCTTTGTTTATGTTTGGCATCCATCCGCCGTCGTTCCAATAATCATAAAATATGTCTCCATTTGAGTTTCTTATTTGAATAATCTTTTCGAACTTAAGCTCGTTCAGCTCTCTGCAAGCAAGACTGTATGCATGTTGAACAGTGCTAGCAGATATTTCTATTGTGCGGCCATACAAGAAACTTCCTATGTCTACGGTATATACATTCACTTGGAGCACTCTCTTTCTGCTAGTTCTAATAGCTCAAAATATTCCTTGTCTAACTCATGACCTCTATTTATTATTGTTTTATCTTCACACAAAACATAACCATATTTCCATGTAGGATGTTCTACTTTATTAAGAGATTCAGTCCAACTCAATCCATCTCTATCTTCGTAGAGACAAAGAGATAGGAAGAACAGAACAATAATACAGCCAAACCCAACCTGGATGATTTTAAGTGCTAACATTGTTTTTTTCTCACAGATAGTATTTATAAGATTTTAAGTGATATTTATTACTGCTCCAGATTGTTCACTTTGTCAAGCTCATCCGCAACTTGTCTTAATATATCTGCAGGGTCTCCATGAACTGTTTCATATTGCCATTCTCCATCTCTTAATCTAAGGTAACCTATTATTTTATATCCTTCTGGAGGAAACTCTGCGCGAACTTCTTTGAACTTTGTGTTGTATTTCATAGGATAAACCATAACCTTTGACATTTTTTACCCTCGCATCGGTTCCCAAGCTTAAAGCCATTTCGTTTACAGAGTGGATAAAAGCTTGATTTTTTAAGTGTTTCATTGTATGATCTCCTTAATGCGTAAGACTTATAAATACAGAATCTATCCGTCTAAGAAGCAACTGATAAAGCTAAAATCTACACTTGATTCCTGTCGTTTTGTTTATAATAAAACTCTTGAACTGCGAAAAATAACCTATGAGGCTGAGCGAAAAACACTAACCAACTATGACACAAATGCATTCCTCACACAATGGAAATCAGAGTTTCCATTTCTAAAAAATACACATTCTCAACTGCTTCAAAATGCTCAGCAACGGGTAGATTTGGCTTTTAAAGCTTTCTTTCGGCGTCTCAAGACAGCTGAGAAACCAGGGTTTCCTCGTTTCAAAAGTTGGAAACGTTACGATAGCTTCACTTTCCCTCAATCAGGATTTAAACTCTGCGAAGATGGCCTCTATCTATCAAAGATAGGTATCGTGAACATTAAACTTCACAGAGAGCTTCAGGGTAAAGTAAAGACTCTAACTATTCGGAGAACTTCTACAAATAAATGGTACGCCTGCTTCTCTGTCGAGCTACCAGACATTGATAATCACCCTATCTCTACCGTGGTAGGTATAGATTTGGGAGCGCGAAAAGTAGCTACTCTCTCTGATAATACCGAAGTCTCTAACCCTCGTTTTCTTCAAGTGGAGCTAAAAGCTCTTGCTAAAGCTCAACGTTTAGAAAAACCCAAGAAAGTCATTGCTCGTATTCATGAACGCATAGCAAATAAACGTCGTGATTTTCAACATAAACTTTCTCGCTCTTGGGTTAACAAATATGATGGCGTCATATTTGAAGATCTAAGAGTCAAGACTATGCATAAATGGCGTGACCTTAATAGATCTATCGCAGATGTAGGATGGAGCAGACTAATCACACTAACAGCTAACAAAGCGGAAGAAGCTGGTGGCTGTGTAGTATTAGTCAACCCAGCCTATACCTCTCAGATCTGCTCTCGTTGCGGCTGTCTCGTCTCTAAAACCTTGAATGAAACCACCCATAAATGCCCTCATTGCTTTCTTTCTATAGACAGAGATCTTAATGCGTCTCTGAATATTCTTGCTCTGGGGCTACAGAGCATCGGTATTAAACCCGTAGAAGCCCCTACCTTTCAGGTAGAGGAGTAGTCACCTCAGGATTTTTAAATAAGTCTGACGCGCCCGGTCACGCCAAGCAGAAGATAGGATAGCTTGGAGTATATACGAGTTACCTATCACTCGGGCAGACTTTCCTGCCAGCAACGAAAGATACTTTGCCGACCGACCTCGAACAGCAGTCTTTCTCTTTCGTAGTTCGCTACCAGTCTTTTATTTGATATTTTCTATCGTAATACTTCCCCTTCGTAAACAAAAGAGATTCCCGTCTAGTAGAAGCTTCTACCTTTCAGGTAGAGGAGTAGTCACCGGTGCCAGAGAGTGAACCCTTGCAAGAAATCCACTCTCTGGTTGCTATATTTCTTCTGGACAGCCGGTCGCCCAGAACTAGAAAATAAACCTCTATATAGCAAGTTTCCCTCTATATAACAAATCTATTTTCTGGCATAGCTATTCTTGGTTACTGAAAACTACAATCTCACAGCTCTGCAACAACCTCATCCTGCTGCTGCTCGCTAACCTCTGACTTTGGACGATTGAGAAGCCTCAACTCGCCGCCACGATGAGGGCGAATAACCAGTGAAGTAGAGTAGCGAGTATTGCCTTGCTCATCTGCATACTGACGATGCTCGATACTGCCAGTAACAAGAATCTGACGACCCTTCTTAAGATGTGTGGCAAGTTTCTCACTCATACCGAAGTAAGCCACTCGATGCCATTGAGTATTAACTTTACGATTGCCGTCCTTGTCAAAATACACTTCGCTGGTTGCCAAGCGCATATTGCCAACATTAGTTCCACTGTCCATTTGACGAACATCAACATCAGCACCAAGATTACCAATAAACGTAGCTCGATTCAACATAACTTTCTTCCTTTCAATGTGAGTAGTATTTAACTATCTACTCTTTGTCTGAGCGAAAAAACCATTTTTTCGACTCTTTTATTTTATTATTTTAGTCTCTTAACCATTTCTAGATTATCAAACCATTTTCACCTCCTAAGTTGACATACGGGCTTAAAACCATTTGTATGCGGATCATTATTATTTATATCTATAGCATCTCCACACGTTGTCTTCTCCGCGCTGTACAGAAAATCTTTTCCCTTTTCCTGACGGTATTTTGTAGTAATACCGTGTAGCAGCGCGCACATTGTGCGCATCTCTACGTGAATGTCCAACTACAAAACTATTTCCCACATCCATCTTATCGAACGGATATTTTCTTGGGCAACCTTTCTTTCCTACATTAGGAGGAAGTGGAAAATCTTTTTCAATCTCAAACATTTTCTCTTCCTTTCTTCATCAGAAATAAGTATTTATTTACTCATTTTTTACTTTTTATTTTTGCCTCGCAATAAATGTCCTCAACTGTCGCTGGCCAAGTAAATAACCAACATCAAAAGTAAGAACACTTAGTGCTAGAATGATAGCTATTAGATAACATTTAATCTCTAAAGACATTTTTATTTTTCCTTTCTGCACTGACAACCAATGAATCCACCTGCCCAAGTAAAGTTCCTGTATGGACAAGTACATTTATTTTCTGATTTTGATTCTACTTTTTTATTACAAGTCCAAAATGGTTCGAGCTCTCCAGCAAGTGCACGCCGAACAAAATCTTTTGCCTGCGAGGTCCATGATGGATAATCGATTGTTCGTGCATCCCACGATTTAAGTCCTCGCGAAAACTGCTTATCTTCTATCCAATCCACACATTCGGGAAATGCGCTCAAAGATGTAAACATAAATCTATCATCTTCTCTCTGAAAAAGAATACAATCCCCTGAAAGGGAAAGCTCTACCTTATATTTTGCTTTAATATAGTGCTCTGTCATTTTATTAATCCTTGAAAAAGATATAATACACAGTACCTACGCCGCCAATAACTATTCCAATAGCAACACCCAATAGAAACAGCAACATCTTATACCTCCAATAGCTCAGAAAGTTTATTTTTTATTAAATCTGCAGTGCTATATTCTTTTCTATACATATTCAAAATAGGAATATCTAAATCCCGGGCTATACGACAAGCAAATCCAGTTCCACCAGCATATAAAGTCTTACCAGTTAGGGTATATTCTGTCTCTTCGCACCAACATACAACTGCAGATACAGGGTCTTTCAGACTTGCTCCTAATACTTGATAACAGTTTCTTGCCATTAGTCTTTTAGCTCCACGAGAAAGTCTACTAGCTGCTGGATGATATTTTTCTACTAAAGAAAGAACAGATTGTGGTATAGGGTCTTCTAGGATATAGACATGTGCGCGCGAACCAAAAAGTTTTGAGTTGAAACCCTTCCAAGGTAAATAAGCGATACAATAGTTGTCTGCGCCCGACTCGAACGCCCAATCCGCTCCATCTGCGTGACCAGAGCGAACATAAATATGATTATTTCGCGCCCAGGCACCTACTGAAATCATTTCACCAAGAATAAAACTCGGTGTCTTGCGACTTCCTATACCAGCTATCACTTTAGACATTTTCTGCTTCTCCTAATATATCCAACGCTTTAAAATATCTTTCTCTTAGACTTTCGCTAGCACCAGGTCTTCCAAGATTATCCTTTAAATCTTTAATCTTTACTTTACGTGCTAGCTCATTAGTCTTTACTCTGTCTATATAGTCGAAATAGGGTTCGTTCTCGTGACGCGTAATAGCATATAAAGCCTTACTTATTTCTCCATCCAACTCGAGCTTATTCCTTAAATCAAAGAGGGTATATTTTGTATCTTCTATTACATCGTGAAGAATAGCTACTATCTGTTCTTGTTTAGTAGAACAGTTTAACATTACTCTCAAGGGGTGAAATATATAAGACTGGTTATTTTTGTCTTTCTGACCGGCGTGCGCGTTTGTAGCAAAAACTATTGCTTTAGATAACATGGTCAATCCTTCTTACGCTTGTGAAGTTATCCATCCAACTCCAAAGAGTGTTATACCAAGTCTGAATACCTTTCTGCTGACGCTTGCATTGGCGTGCGTCTGTATTTAAGTAATACCGAAAGTTTAGGTATGTCATAATATCATCTATTGTTTGCTGAGCTGTTTGTTTGTCTTGAATAGAGAAAATGTATTTAGCTGGATGTGTTCTTGCTTTGTAGCAGTTGCATTTTTTACAAGCTGGTAATGTATTTAATGCTCCTTGTGAGCCGTTGCGCCCGCGAGGTATAAAATGGTCAAGAGTCATTTCTTTTAAGCTTAGCTTCTTACCGCAGTAAGCACATCTATTTCCCCAGTGTCTTAGGTGAGACTTTCGGGCACTTAGCTTTTGTGAAAAATCAAGAGGCATTGGTGTATTCCTCACAGATAGACAAGCACTACACGATTGTCTAAAATAGGTTCGATAACTGGTTTTACGTCTTTGTAAGATAAACCCCCACATTTACAACCTGGCACAGGCAGAGCTACTTTAGACCATCCATATTCTTTAACTAGCGCCATAAGTTCTCGTGCTGATTTTTCTATTAGCCTTAAGTCTGAAGAATCCTTCCAGTGGTATTTGGTAGGAAAAGCTATAATAGAAAATATGTTATTAAACGCTTTTTCCAGACAAATAACTTGACATATGTTCCCATTTTTTCGGACAGCCGCGCCAGCAGAAAAATCTAAGCCAGTAAACCTATCTCGAAAGGCCTTAGCTACTCCAGCACCCATAACTAAAGCATTGTTTTTGCGAACTATTCCGTTTGAACAGAAACAAATCGCGTCTGCTTTCGATAGTACTGGAAATGAGAGAATATCTATACGTTGTGTCAACATTAAAAGCTCTTTCTGGCGGTAGAGTAGGGGATCGGACCCTCAAACATCCAAGCGACAACTTAAATGACCCCTGCTATTTAAGCTCTGTTTCTTCTACTCCAAAAGCTACATACTTAGCTTCTGCTCTAAGAATAAAATATTCTCGTCCGGGAATGTTGCTCGCACAGTTTTTAGCTATGGTCTTAGCTTTTTCTTTTGCACGTTCAGGCGTAACATCTTCAACTTGAACAAGTGAATCTGGCTGGGAAGTGTCTCCGTTCCATACGACATAGAAAGGCCTGTTTTTTCGTTCTACCCAACAAGGTGGTTCTATATCACTTCTGTTGTTTTTATTATCATCGTAATAATATTTGTAGTCATTTACAAACTCTGGGCAAGCACCTATTATATTGCCATTTTTATTGTATCTTTTAGCACAAGTTTCACATACTTTTTTCATTACAGATACTCCTGAAAATAGATTTCAAAGCTTGGAATATGAACACCTATTAATCGTTTTATTCGTGAATCATCTATACAAAGAGCAAACTCTCCCTCATTATCTGCGAACTTACGCAATCCAAAAGGACTGTTATGACCTGCTATTTGATACTCATCTCTGCGACAAGGAACATCTCTTGACCAGATTATATTTCGAGGATTAGAATATTCTTCTACGTTTCTCATTGGCACAAAACGTCTGTTGATATTTAATGCTTCCTCCAATGTCTGCCCTGGCGGCCAAAAAGAATGAGAAATGAATATCTTTTTGTCTTTAAACTCCACGCGTTTGAATAAGGATAGCCCTGAAACCCAGTCAGTCACTTCTTTTGGAATAGAGAACTCGAAAGACTCGAGAGTTTTATTTCCTCCATTGTATAGCCAGATACCAGACTCATACCATTCTTTACCTAAAGTATGGTCTAGCATCATATGTTCGTGGTTCCCTAGTAAAGAAGTTCCTCTATTCTCTTCATCGAGCATCATAAAGAACTCTACTACTTCTCTGGATTTTGGGCCTCTATCTATTAAATCTCCGACTGCTAGAACATAGGCATCCTTAGGCATATAGCCAAGCAAAGTCTTTAGAGTGTCGTATTGACCAGCAATATCGGCTATTACATTAATGCCATTTGGAAAGTCTTGGTTCACTGCCATCCACCCCCGCAACCTCGAGTAGGGTCTGTTGAGAAATCAAAACACTGTTGCCAGCTGGGTGTATAAGGATTTAAACATCCACTAACTGCTACGATAACCCATCTTTGAACTTCAGCACAAGCTTCGTCTCCGTAATCTATATCTGAACAAGCTTGAGGCGCAGCTACTATTATATTATCGTCCTGAAGCCCTGACCTCCAGTAACAGTCTCCAGTAAAACCTTTGTCGTTTGGGTCGCATTCAACCCAGTCACGCAGCAACTGATATTTTCCATCTTTACTCCAATGACTCCATTTGTCAGTAATCTTTACTCTTAGGCATTCTGCTTCGTCACATCGTGGATTTGCGGCGACATGATAGTTGCAAAAAGCAGCTTCCAGCTCTTGCTTTGGTAGAGTTGGCGCGACACGTTTAGTACATTCTACAGCTGAAGTAACCGCAGCTTCGAGACGATTAAAAGTCTCAGGATGATTAGTGTCTACTTGAATACCGTTACTCATCCAATAAGTAGTATTAAACTTATAGAAATGTTTTTCGTAATAGCCATCACTTTTTCTGTGTCCAAGAACAGGGTAGGTCGCCCAATGGCAAGGCTCGCCGCAACTAATAATAAAAATCACTGCAGTTAATAGAATCATTCCAAGTTTAGTCATTGTTTTTCTCCTTTTTTCGTTGCACCACACTTACATCCAAAGTTCCAAAGCTCTTGGATAGGACAAGTGCATTCACATTTATGATTTACTGATTTATCTAGACTCTCAGTTTCTGCATGTTTAAGATATCCTGGAGAGCCGTATTTGCAGTCCTTGCCTCCTGGTCGAGGCCAAGCCCACGTTTTAGTGTCACTTTTTGTAGAGTCAGACCACCTTGTTATTATTCCTTTGATCTCTGGATAAACCTTTTCTACAACACTTTTCACAACTCGAGGCGGACCTCGAGAATCATCATGATGAATCATACTATCGTGAGAAAAGTTCCATCTTGGTGTCCAGTACTTACCGTCCATAAATATAACTTCAAACTCTACCTCGTCTCCGACCTTAAAATCTTTCACGGAAATCTCCTTTCACCTGACTGAGGTGTTGTCCTCCGCCAAACTTCGTCCAACTTCTGCCTTGTTTAGCTAGATTGAGACTATAGCTTAGAAATGAATCATACCACTTCTCCCAGTATATATCTCCTCGTTCTTCTTTCTCTTCCTCAAACAAATGAGTTTCGGCAAGAGCAGTCGCTGAGTCTCGAAGTTGGTTTAGTGCAGCAGGGTCGTCTACTCCTTCGTTGTCATTTTCAGAAAGATAAGTCCTTGAAATCTCTGAGTTTCTTAGTTTCCAGTATTCGGCTACATACTTCCAAAGGTCAGCGCCAACTAGTGTAGTAAACAAAGACTTACGTTCGGCGATAAGACTATTTAAGTGTTGGCCATTATCAGTTTTCCAGAACTCTCTACATTCTGCGTTAAGCTTTATTGCTTTATCATAAAAGCTACGAGTATAGTTGTATCTCCAGGATTCTCGAGAGCTTACTTGTTTTAACAGATGTGCGCGCATTGTAAGAAAAGCCTGCCACTTACTCTCCTCAGGCTCTTGACCTTTAGTCGCAAGCACAGCAAGACGAGTATCAGCTTTAGCATCAAATCTATCCAAGGCCAACCAGTTATAATCCATCTCTTCCTTGAAAAGAGACCAGGCAAAGTCTTTTGCAGCGCTTAGTTCTGACCAACCATATTCGATACAAAGCTTGTCAATCCGTTCCGACAACCCAAAGTATTCATCGAATAGCGGAATAGCTTCTCCAAGTTCTTTTTCGTGATCAATCTGCTCTTCAGTAGAAACAGAATAGGTATCATCCATTTCTTCTTCGACGAGAGCTTCAAGTAGAGTTCCTCTCTGTTTCGCTGCATCGAAGAGCAGCTGCTCAATCTCTGGAGTTACTTCGAGATTGAGTAAAGCATTCTCTTCAGGACTCAGAGAACTATCAAAGAACACGTTGTCAGGCCTGCTTCTGTATAAGTCCACTGGCTCGACATGAAAACCAGAAGGTATAGACGGAGAAATCTCATCCTCATAATCAAAAAAGCTACTAATCTCAGAAGTATCAACTGTTAGCATAGAGATGTCCTTTTTTTTAAAGATTCAAACCATCTCGTTTTATATTTTTTTCATTTCTTGAAAACAACCATCAGTTGGATAAACTTTTAGACTTGAGACGCACACACTGGAATCTCCAGTCTCAAGATTAACAAGAAGATAGGCCCAACCACGGGCGGCAAAGATATATAGTTCTTTATTAAATTCTACTACATCTCCATAACTACAGGTATGAAGCTCTACTGCTTTTTTGTCATAAGGATGTCTATGAATCTTCATTACTCTCTCTTTTTTCAGGATTACAGACCGTCAATATAGAGTTGTTTCGCTCTATATTTTGTTTTTAGCTTTAAGAATACTGTTTCTCCAACTTTCCAAATCACAGCCAATAGAAAACAGACTGTAGCAATACAAGCGATAAAGAATAATAGTACAATAACAAGGTGAAAGTTATCAACAATACATAATACAAGGCCTATTACACCCATAACAGCTAGAAGAGCAAAAAACAGCAGTGCTGTTTTGTTAAGTAGATCACTCATAATCTTTTTCTATTTGTTTGGAGCTTGAATATACAATAGACCAGATTAGGAAGGAAATAAAAATAGTTGTCATTTATTTTTCCTCTCGAGTTTTTCAAGTCGTTCGTTTATTTTATCAAAGTCATGACCTAAACGAAAGCATACAACAGCGAGGAAGGTTAACGCTATAAGTCCAACAATCATTTGTTCACTCCTAAGAACAGAATGATTTCAAGTGGTCGCGCACAGCCATTAAAATCTTATTTAACTTCCATTTCTTCAACCAACGTTAGTCCATACATTAAGTTAGGATGATTCGTGCTCCTAATCCACTGGCGAGTTACTATTCCAACGAACTGCCATCGGATGTTATTACGGTCATAACAGTCTTCTATGAAAGTTTCAGACTTTGCTCTTTCCATCGCCTGTTCTTTGTTGGTGTAGATATCCAGTAGTTCTTCGCAAATAAACTCATCATCCCATATCTTAAAAACCAAATAGATTTTCATTATTTCAAACTCCCAAACTTTGTTGACCAACAATAATGTCTTTGTCTGTGAACATATACATCTCGCCATTTACTAATACTACTGGCCAACGTGGATGTAGAGATTTCTCTGTTTGTGTACGGGCTTCCCGAGTCAACATTTTGACGCTCTGGGCCTTGCCTACAATCTTACCATTTACCTTTACATTTCGCCTTAGTCCAAGAGCAGAAATCTTTCCTGTTGGGACTTCAAACTCTGCGCCGCCCTCAAAAAAGCTGTCCATTAACATGGAAACCGGACGAGCATTGCCTTCCTGCTTCCAATAGTTGTGCTTCTCAATCTTTGCACAGCCAGACCATTCTGATTTTCCAGAAACTGCCGGCTTGCCTTCATAAGCTGGAGCTTCAACATTTACTTTTCCACCGACTCGATAACGAATACCTTCACGACGGGCGTTAGAGCACATTTCTTTTTCCTTTCACTCTTGCTTCATATTCTTTCAAATAACACCTGTGTTTTAGTGGACAAAACAGCTCTACCGCGTACTCTACAGACACGGTAGCCAAGCTTTTCTAAGCGTCGAAGTTCTTCTGGACGAAACCAGCGTTGGAGTTGGTGTAAAGTTTTGAAACCAAAGATTTGTCCGTCTCTAATAGTTGGCATTCTGCCTGTTTCGTCATAAAGAGTTGGGCGACCATTGAGATGACTGTGAAGCTGAGTCCTCCAGCGCTTTGAGCCTCCACTATTGGTGGCTTGGTATGGACCTTCACCTAAAGTATTTTCTACTCTATAGAAATAGGAATACATAGGAGCTATCTCTTTTTATGCAGCCGGCGCGGCTTCGAGCTTACGTTGGCGATACTCTCTACCCTTCTCTGAGAGAAACTGCTTGAAACTGTTAAGCTTATCCTTGGCTGCACCAAAGAAGTCCGCGATAAACTCGAACTCTTCTGGGCGCTGGCCCACATAAATAAGCGCGCTGGTCATTAGACCAACCAGTGCAGCAGCAGTTAGAGCAGTAAGAGTTCCTCCTAAAAGCACATAGGTCAGCAATAGAGCTACAATATCAGCAGCTAGATTGTGTTTGAGAATAAACTTACGCACTTTACGTGGAAGTTTACGATAGATTATAGAAAACCCAGAAGTTGTGAGAATAGCCAGTGCCGCAGCATTTGATAACATTTTTTGTTTTCCTTTCAAACTTGAATAGTATTATAATCTGCAAGAGCTTCTGTCAGAGTGTAATGAACAGTTACTCCTCTTTCATCTTTCATAGTATAACTAACAGCATAAAAGTTGCTGTATGGATGCCAAGTAAGCTTCTTTCTGCCGCCTGGGCCACTTTCTGTTGCTGCAACAATCTCTGTTTTTTGCAAATAGTCCTCAATCTCTTCAAAAGTAACTGGTTTAAACATCTTCATTCTCCTTTAAAACTCCTACAACTGGAAACCACCGTCCCTAAGTCTCAACTCAAGTGTTTCAAGTCTAAACTTTCCCGGCCAATGTTTGGCATAGTCAATCGCCTTTTGTTTAGAGTAAAAGAACGTTGCTCTTTCGAGTAGCGTGGCAGACGGATATCCACCACTCGATTGGTCAATATAAACGAAGTTACTTCTATCATTTGAATATGACAATACAAATACAACCAAGACCGGCGAAATCATCTTCACTCTCCTTTAGTAAACCAAAGAACACAGAAAAGACCGAATGCAAATAACAACGATACCCATAAACTGAAGCTATACAAATCTACTATCAAGCTTTACTCGATCTCAATCTATTATTTTCATCGATCAACGCATCTCTCTGTTGGGCAATAGTAGATAGCTCTGGAGTTAACCTATCAGCAGCAGTCTTTTCCCAAGCTGCGCATTCACCTTTAACACATTCAATCTTCTTTCTTAGCTCAGCATTCTCCTTCTCGAGTTCTTGGACTCTACGCTTTAGTTTATTTATCTCACTGCCTGTACCGCAGCCTGGACAGTGTCTATTTCTGCAGCTTTCTTTGTGGTTAGACATCGATGTTTTCCTCGCTTGGCCACACGCGTTTTAGAAAATGAACTTCATCGCGATACCACAGTTCTTCCCAGTTAAAAATCTCATCACTGCCTATTACTGTAACCGGATAAACTTCGCCTTCTTCAACGCTGAATGCCGTTACAGAACCACATATGTCTTTGTTTGAATCCTTTAATCCTATTAGATAAATGCCGGCTGGTAAAGGGTCTATATAATCTCTAATAAAGACCACAGCATTGGATGCCCAACAGCTTATAAGTTTGCCAGCTCTATATTCCAGATGTTCATATGCTGTACTGGTAGATGCTTTTATATATTTAGTTTTTCCAGACCAAAAGACATGTCCAACTGCGACCTTCCCGAAAGTTGTTTGAGTTAGAGTCACTCTTTTTCTCCGTTGTGCGCCGCAACTTCACAAACGCAAGTAGGATTAAGGTTTTCTATAGCTCTAGTGATTTTTAAACCCCAGAGTCCAAGCGCAAAAATGAGAACTGCAAAAATGAGGTACCAATCGCTCTTATCCATTTTCCTTCTCCTATTTATCTAACTCTCTCAATGAATAACAAAAAGCTTTACCGAGCCGCATTTGTGAACATAAAACATTTTATTCCAGAAGTCGTCTCTCTCTCCACGAAAAATGACTGGGGCAATCTTAGCTTCTATACACGCATATTGGTTTCTGTCGAAGACTACTACCTCAGCTTCAGGATTAAAAGAAGCAGCTCTAGCTACTTGTTCAGAAAACTCTTTTAGAGTCATTTCTCTGTCAGCTCCTTAATCTTAGTTATCATTTTTTTCATCTCTTCTGCTGATATTGTTAGTTCATCCCATACTTTTGGAGTTCCAAGGCATGCGCACCAGCCCTTTTCACTCATCCGCTCTCGAGTCTTTGGCCAGAATCTATCTATACAAAAGCTTTCATATCCAGTTGGCCCACCCAACAAATGAACAGTGTGTGTCCAATCCTCGTATTTATCTACAGGTTCTAAATACCACTTGAGGTCTACTGCTCGTGGCAAGCCTGTACGACAATCCTTTCGAATACCACGGATATTGTATTTGATTGGTTGAGGTCGGGGCGGATTCTTTAAATGCTTAGAGAAATCTACCATTTTAAGCTCCTAACAGCAAAGAAGGCATGTCTTTCAGCAAGCCCTGTTCGAATCGAGGAATATCTTCTATTTCTTTCAGAAAATCAGCAACAGTATGCCACGTCTCGACTTCTGCATCTCCATTGCAGTTTGGATATACTTCTTCAGTCAAGTCTACCTTATGCTTTTCCAGAAGATATCTGCAAGCAGCAAGATAATAGGGCGAACAACCACTTGACATACAGTCATAAAAGTTAGCTGCCACAAGCTCGATGACCGCTTTGCCTACATCTTGTTCTAAGTCGTCAGTATAAAAACTCACCTCCTGTAGAAGCTTAGCCAGAGCGTCTAAGGCCTTTGTTGACTCTGGAAATAGTTTAGGATTATTCCAAAGGTCACTCGACGTGTAAGTCCGTGTCAAGTCTAAGCCATCATCCAGCTCTTGGATAGACACGAGTCGAACTGCTCGTACTCTTGGCGACATTTCAGCAAGTAAAGACCTACTAAATATTCTTTCTTTCATTTTAGAGATAAACGCTTCTACATCTGTATATTCTGAGCAATGAACAAATACTTCATCATTGTTTAGCATACAAGAGGTTTCAAAAATGATTCGATAAAAACCAGCTGATTTCATTGGATTACTTCCTTTCAATTTCTGAAGCTGTCTACACTATTAGCCAGCATTCGATATCTTGTAGAAATAAGTAGAGAGCGAAGATAGGGTGTCTCTACATCCGAGTAGAGATAATCCAACTCTAAAGTGCTAAGTAGATTTAGTGACCACATTTTGAGTTCTCTTTCTTTTGTTTTAGTTAAACTTTAATCACTTATATTATTAGACAGTGTCTATATTTTGATGTTTTGAAGACATGCGCCGCCAAAATAATACTCAGCTGTTTTTTGGCAGTCTGTTTTAAAATGGGTATGGGTATATTTTACCCATCAAGTTGGAGTATACTAAAATCCTACTTTTTGTCTGCTGTCCAAAAGCCGAGCCACATAACCAACTTTCTTCTTCGGTTTTTGTCTTCTGATATCTTTTGTGACCAGTCGAAGCAACTACATTCTTCTTTTCGGCACTTGATACAGATAGCTTTAGAATCTGTCTTCATCGAACCTATCTAGTAACTCTGCGTTTTTCTTTAGATTCTCGACGTCTTCCTGCTCTTCTAGTTGTTGCTTAAGAGGACACTTATTCTTGCAGTCTTCTTGCTCGCACTCGAGACAAAACATCCAATAGCCTTTTTGAAATGCTTCCTCTTTAGTCATTGTTGACTCCTAGCTACAACTACTCAAAAACACTACCAAAAATAGGCCAATAATAATCAACAGGGTCTTAATCTCGTGAAACATCGGACTCTCGCTTTTTAAGCTCGTCTCTGATTTGGTTTAGTCTTGTCTCTAAGGCTACTGCAGCTGCTAATACTACAAGAATAAGTATCCAGATAGAGATAATCATTAAACTACTCCTGTGTTTCTACTTCTGCGCCCATCCAACACGCGCATGGGCCTATTCCAAAGAGTAGACCAGCGATAACACAGAGTATAGCCATAATATCTAATAAATTGGTTCTACTACGTTGGCTTTTCATTTCTTACTCCTCAAGTGCTCTACCTCACGTTTTAGTTCAGTTACTTGTGTAACTATAGGAAAAGATAAGGCAAAGTCACTGACCTTCTGACCATCTAAGATACGTGCGATTGTATCTAAAAGATAATCTTGTTCTGCAACAACATTTTTGAGATGAGCGTTTTCTTGCTTTAGACGAATGGCTTTTTCTTCAGTAGTTTCTATCATTTTATCATCCTATACTTAATCAGATAAAGATACTCTGTTTCTGTAAATGTGCTGTAAACTCGCTCGAACATCATTGTTCTGATCTCGTATCCATCACCTCGCCATTCAAGCGAGTGGTCCCAACGGATTACATCTCCTTTATCTTTACGATACTGCTTTAGTTCATCCATTCTTTCTTGAGCAACCTTCTCTGAAGTATAAGCTCCTAGAGTGGGGAATAAAAAAGAGCTTGGATTACCTTGAGTTACACAACCGATTACATAAATATATTTCACTGTTTAATCTCCTCTTCTTCAATATCCAGCCGCACACATTTGACTTCTAAATCATTCGGGCATAGCCAGACTTCAAAAGATATCAGGCTTAGAGCTTTCATCTTCTGGTTATCTACATCCCAGATTTTTAGATAAGGACCAACGCCGTCTATTAAAAACGCTTGTCCTTGGGTTAAATCAGCGAATCTAGGCATTCTCTTCATCTTCCAAAGGAGTGACTTTCTCATAGTCATAAAAGGTACTAATAATACCTTTCATGTATACCCCAGCAGGGCCATCTACATTCACTGCATTTCCTTGGTTATTTGCCACTACTTTCATCCAGATTGTTTCTGCGTTTTTCTTAAACTTCGTGCCTACTTCTAAGTCTTTGAAACATTTCCTGTTGCTATAGTTCTCCTCTAGAAAGCTAGTTGCAGCATTAAATGCTTTCTGTTCACTAGTAAAGTTACCCCTCGAGAATATCTCCGCTTTCTTATCGACCGGCTCATAAATCCTTACGCGCCAAGTATCGCTACACATTAGATTTGTTTCAACAAAGTAGGCAAGGCTTTTCTCTCTCCAAGTATATATACACGTTGCTAGTTCTATACTCATTTCTGTCTCCTTAAATCCGAATAAATCAATCCAGATTGAGTTCTGCTGCTGCTTGTTGAACACAAATATTGATTTCTGCTGAAACCTGCGGTAACTTAGATATTATACCTGGGCACTTTCCATACATCTCTAATAGAGCACTAAGCTCCTCTTCTGTATAGTTCTCCGCCATTACAGTTTCAGTAATATCATCCATTCGAGCATAAAAACCACTTTCTTCTATCTTTTCCATTAGTGCAGCCACATCGGCTGTTGTCGTAAGTCCCTGTTGTACGTAGGTATCAAAGGTCTTTTTCACAGCTTTCTGTTGTACCTGCTGATTGGCACAAAGCTCGCAAATCTGCTTGGCTAGTTGTTGCTTGTTAGTCATTGGTTTTTCCTTTCTAGAGTAACCATTTCATACTGACTGAATAAGCCCATTTCTCCTTTGGTTGTTCCTTTAAACCCGACGCAATAGACTTTTACAAACCATGTTTTTTCTGCAGTTAGACCTGTTCTGATAATATAAAGTCTACAACTTGATTCTTCTTCCCAAATATATTCACAAGCTGCTAGTTTTGTATTCATTTTTTCCTCTGCCGCGCAAATCCTTAATCAACTACATACATACTGCCATCTATATTTATCTTGTGGGTAGAGGTCTTTAAGAACCTCAGCCTCTTCAAGAGTAAAATCAATCATTGCATCTTCACACTCGAGTTCTTGAATCAGAGCTTCTGGCGAAGCTTCAAATACACCATTGCTAAAACCGTCTCTATCTCTTCTGTAAATAAGTGAGCTCCCAGCATCATATATCAAGTACTGGAATGCTGTACTTCCTCCTACTGGTGAAACATAACAGACTATAGCAGTTGACTTTTCGACAATGACTAGCGATACATCAATGGACATTTGAGGCTCCTTTATTTTTCAAGTTTCTCTTTTACTGCGTCTTCTATAAACCTAATAACCTCTTCTTCAAACTGGAAGTTAACGTTTCCCTCTTCACAAAAACAATCTGACGCTACTCGAAACTGGAATACTTCTGCATTAACTAAGGATACAAGCTCACATAGACGAGTAATAACTTCTTGTCGAGTCATTTTTTCTCCTGCCGCGCGGGATGTTTTGAAACTACCTATAGTTCGCTTCTAGATATAAAAGAGCGTCATCCAGTGCTCCCTTTTCTGTGTGGAAGTATTTTGCTCTGTATTTACGTCGCCCGCTATAAAAGATACTGTAAGTCCATTTGCCTACGTGTTTTAGAGAGTTTAAATCGGTAGAAACCTCAATTTCAAAGGTATCATTCTCTTTCCATATATATGTAGCTTTAGTTAGTTCTGCTGACATAGCTTTTTCCTTTTTTTCTGGCGGCGCGGGTGTTTGAAAGCTTATATCGATAATACTTTTCTTGTTAGAGGATACTTATTTTGAACTCTACAAGCCCAAATATAAAACCAATCAGGAAAGAAGCTCTTTACTTCTCCACTATGTCCCTTTAAGTATCTTTGACATAGATGACCACTATTAGACCAGTATACTTTCTTACCTACTAGAAAATAGATAACCCTATCTATTCTACGAAGCAATCTACATGTATATGGATTGTTCATTAGTTTCTCCTACTTTTCAGTTTATTAAATGAAATTCAGTAGTCTGTTTTGTGGTTATTGTTAGCGCTGATATAGCCTCCCGCAAATCACGATATTTAGCGATTACAATCACGATATATCACGATTCACTTTTAGAACCAGCTACTTACCCCACCTTGCTATCCTAATACCAAACACAAAGAAATCTCTGTAGATATACTGCTCTCCTCTATCGTATATAACATAAGTAGTTGAAGCAAAAGGAATCAATAGGAACTTAAGTCTAAACATTTCTTGTCTCTCAGTCTTTGTGATGCTTCTGATGACAATCTTTGCAAAGCCAAACCACTTCGAGAGGTCTTGAGTAGTCAGGATGATGCATTTGACTATCTATTGCTCCACAATGTATACATGGCTGTTTTTCAAGTTTACCCCGCTGCAAATAAGTATTGGCATAAGACCGTGCAATATCCTTCCTCTTTTGTTCTTCTGATAGAGGATTAGATTTTCTCCATTCACGCATGTACTCAGCGTGGCAAGATATACAGTATCGTTGACCTTTTCGGTTATGTTCTTTTTTACATTTCGAACATAACAGCATGTTAGAAATCTACTTCTTCTCTATAATACTCTTCCATTGTATCAAGTTCTCTCTTTATGCATTCATCACACCAGAGAGTAAAATCTCTAATATCTTTACACTTTTCACAAGTGTTTCCTTGTTTGTTTTCTGGTTCGCGCGCGGCAGAAAAATCTTTCTGGAAGTCCTTACCGCTATACACTTCCTGTTCTCTACAGTGCTGGCGATAGAGTTTTGACATAGGAATCTCCTCGTTGGGTATGAGAGAGTATATAACTCTTAGACACTTTCAGGTTTCTTAAGTTTCTTGTCAACCTTCCACCGATGAACATATTTATCTACTATATCTTCGAGGTCAGATATATCTATTCTATGGTTACTCATCCAATACTGCACGGTTTTATAATGAACACCAAAAAGGTCTGCTACGTCACGAACAGTATAGATATAATAAGGACCACGCGGCTTTTTCTTATAGTTCCCCACGGTCAATCCTATGTCTTATTGTGTTGATTTTAGTTTGAAGCGCAGCTAACCAAGCTTGAGAAGAAGATGCTCTCATAAGAAGAGAAAAACAATCATAACATATGGGTTTCCACTCATTGTTTTTCATTGAGTATGGTCTGGATTGACCATTATATTCACACACATAGCAAGGTAGCTGATGTAACAGTTGCCACTTTTTAAAAGATAAACTTTGTTTTCCTTCTTTTTCTCGCCCGCGCGCCCATAAATACCACCTTCCGTGTTCAGTTTCGTTATAAGCTAGTCTGCAAGCCGCAGTACAATAAGACTGATTGTAGTATTTCTGCTCAAACCGTTTTCCACATCCACATATTCTCATTCTATCCTCCTTAGATGTGATAGAGTTGTATACACTATTATATTCTATCCTATTCTATTATGCACAGTCAACTATTCTTTTTCCTCCTGCGCGCCATCCTCTTCATCCTCAATCAACTGAATATCAATATCTGGACCACTCTCAGCCTGAGCCATCCAGTCTTCAAATGACCATTCTCCAGATACTACTTTTGCGAAGCTATCGTCTACGATATAGGTCTTACCCATTGTTCTTTCCTTTCTATGCGCCGCAAAATAAAAGTAGTAGTCTTTTACCTCTATTACTTTTAAATGCAGCACAGGGCATTCTCGAGGCATATGAGCTATGTTTAGAATGGTAATCCATAGTCAAAGCCAAAGGTTCTACCACATATAATAAACCAACAGATTTTATAGTTCTTACTCCACTCAAACCAATACTTAATAGATTGGCCTGTTTTATAACCAATGTATACATCGAGATTACCATTCTTGAAAATAAAAGACTTTCTCATTTTGTTCTCCTTTTGGAACGCAAGAAACGTGCCAGTCGCGGGTAAAATCTTTTTATTATTCTTTATCGCTGCGATAGTATTCTATTACTATAGATTATTATTAAAACCATCTAAGAAAGAAGAATGTATATTCTTTCTATAGGGTTATGCGCGGCTAGTCTAAAATATTTGTGCGTAGCTAACTCCGCAGATTTGCGGACACAACCTCACAATACTCTCTCTTCCAAAGCACCATTTTTATTTTCAATCCTTAAAGTCAAGACACTTATTTATCTAACACACACAAACATATACTAAGAATCAACGCTCAAAACTTTTAACGCAGCTATATTATTTAGAGTGCTTACTTCTGCCATTAACACAACCCATATATACATACAACGTCTTATAATAAACACCAACAAAAATATTTCTTGTAAGAACCATATTTTATTAGCGATAGAGCCATTTCTATTCTATAAACACTAAGCATTTTTATTATCTTTCAAATACGCTCCTATCCCGCACTAAAAGGATATCAGGCAGTTTTTTACGCAAACAGGTTCGCAGTTGCCAGCTGCTGCAATCAAGACCTTATCGAGTTGTGAGCCTCTGTTCTTGTCTTGTAGCCCCGCCGGGATTGGATTGAAGGGCACGGGGGCCTGAAGCGCTACGGAAATAACCTCTGCTAAACAGCAATGTAGCATCTTTTCCGCTAGATGCAGCTAAAAATCTATTTAGCATTTAAATATTTTATTTTATTCTATGAAATAAGTCAACCCTTAGAACAACCCTTTCTCTACTGCCTCTGCAATAGCCTCTTCATTTAGATTACTGCTTGTCATTTCACTATCAAACTCATTGATTTCTTCCTTGCGCGCGTGATCCAAAAAATCCACACTCTTAGCATTAATCTCAGTCACATACCTCTTAACACCTTCTCTATCAGTCCAACTGCGAGTACGAAGAGAACCTTCAATCCTTACTCTTCTACCCTTACTCAAATACTCAGCACACACTTCTGCTAGACGTCCATAAGCAACAATCCTATGCCACTCAGTACGCTCCTGCCTCTCTCCATCCTTACCAGTCCACCTCTCATTAGTTGCCAGTCTAAAAGAAGCAGCCATAGTTCCAGAAGGCAAATACTTTGCCTCGACATCACAACCAAGATTACCAACTAAAAAAACTCGATTCACATTCGACATAACAGCTTCCTTTTTCTTTGAAAGTTAATATTAAATATCCTATTCTATCGACAATATTAACTATTCAATCTTTTTATCGAGCTCATACAGCAATTTTTCAGCACTATCTGCTCGCTCATGAAGTTTTTCTATCCACCAAGCCAAATGTGGAGTACCACGCATCATTGGAATATCATTCTCATCAATAGCCCTTTCATCAACAACTTCAGAGAGAGTTTCTTCAAGAGCACATTTCTCCTTCTTTAGTTGTTCTATCTCCCCAGCCTGTTCTTGAATAATAATCCAATACTCTTTTTCGGTCTCAGTCTTAAACATCGTTTCTCTCCTCAAAATCAACGGTTTTCCCATCGTTCAAAGCAATCAATGCAACCACCATTTCTGCAGCAACAATAGTACAAAGCCAAGCTTTCTTTTTATCCTCTGTCCAAATCCTATCCCGAGGACTTATTAGATACAAACCAGTCTTTCTATCAACAACTACATATACACTATTATCCACAACAACCTCCTAAGTCCAGCACAAACAGTCAAACTGCTTTTCCTTACCACAATAGGGGCAAGTATCCTTCTTCTCTTCCTTCTGCTTCTTTTTCTTCACTGCGCACCATCCTTTACTCTTGATAGTCATCTACACTATCATCCAACCAACGCTTACCAATATAAATATCCCATACCCAATCAGGACACTCAATCTCATCATCTGTATAACCACTCCTATCTATACTGACTTCCAGTAAAGAAAAATACTGCTTCCATAACCACAAATCATTTCCTACTAAATCTATACACTCCTTTCTCAGTAAACACCAATGACTCCAGAGCTTCTTCTCTCTCTGTACCCAAGCCATAAAGGCATCATAAGGCATTCTTTTTCCTGCGCGCGCAACAGAAAGAATATGCCTACACTCCTGAATCATTGTTATTCCTGTAGCCATTCTTTCTTGTAGCTCTACAACAGCATTCAAAATACCTTCGTAGTCCTCCTCAGATGCCCCAGAATCGTCTATTAACTTATCCTGGTCATCTTCTCGCCTGCTGCTTTGCAGCGGCGTGTCGTACTTCGTACAGACATTATCAATGTCGTCATATAAAACAGGCTCAGGCAATCCTAGAGCCCTACAGAGCACTAATCTTGCTGTCTCCTCATCATCAACCACTAATTGTCCCAATGCTTCTTCGTTCCAACCATCCAGATTCTCTACTTCTACATAACAGGACATAACTGTCTCCTTTGTTAGACTCTATACTTCTTGAACCTATAATACTTCCTAGGTATAAACAATGACTGAGTAGAAGTATTAATCACTGATTTACCTAACACTCTTTTTATTCGATATCCCAGTTCCATTAGTTTCTTAATCTCTCCAGGAGCAAACCAACGTTGCAACTGAGAAAGACTAGTAAAACCAAACTTACAATCCCTTAGTTTCACCCCATGACGAGCAAAAGAACGAGTCAAATCATCAGCACAAACTTCATCCACAATAGGAGGATGAATATTATCACCATGTTTACCATGGTTACCAAGCATCCATACTGGATTATTCATACATGGAGGAGCAGACCGATAAGGTCCAACACCGTTACTATTTTCTATCCGATAGAAATACCGTTCATCTTTTTGCATAACAAAGAGTCCTTTCTTGCAACATAGGTATAAACAAAACTTATACCCAAAGTTTGGTGCTTCGCACCAACTCAGCGCACTTCGTGCAGCTGTAAAGTGAGTTAGCTATTAATATTTTCATTTTATTAAATGAAAAAAATAGGTACTTTTAGGCTATTTTTATATTAAATCCGCAAGAACTGTGCCAAGTAAATCTATAATATCCACTATCCAGATATACAGTCCAGATAGTGGATACTAAGAGCTACCTAATCTCTGTTTTCAGCAACTCAATCTGTCTTTCTACTCTCTTGCGCGCACTACAAGAAAGAAAATCTCTCCTCTGTAAATGCCACTCCAAACGAGCAATACGAAACTGCTTACGAAGAACTCCATTCATCAATACACGATTAGACATTAGACTCTCCTCTCAGAACTTAATCTCAATACCAAAACACAGAAAACAAACCATAAAAGACCGAGCATCAGAATCATAACAACCAGTATCATACTGAACACCAACAGCCCAAAGAGCTGTATCAAAAATAAACTCGACACGACTATTGAAACAACAAAATACTTTTCTCATCACTTTCTCCTTCAAAACACCTTCGAAATGGCCCAGAAATGGCCATAGATTTTCTTTTCAGCGCGGGACAGGACAAAACCCATCCCAACACTAAAAAGAGCTTAGAACCAAAATACAGAGCTTCTACACCCAACCCTTAACCTTTCTTGTCTTTGCTACGTTATACAGAATCTTTGCTTGTCGGTCATCAATACTTTGACCAGTAACAGCCTTTAGATTTCCTGCTAAAGAAAACATCTCCTTCATAACAGTAGCTTTCTCTTTCTCTTGAGCTTTGATTGATTGAAACCGCTTCTGAGCTTGAGATAGATGCTTCATAACGCTTTCCTTTTCTTCCTGTGACATTACAGGATGTGGATATATGAGAATACAAACCCCATATACCCACCGCACTAGGCTTAACCTCTATTTATACTCGCCTAGTCGAGTATCAACTCCTTCTTCTCTTCTTCCAGTTCTCGCAACTGATCTTCTAATCTGTTATACTCTTTTTGCGCGGTTGAAAGTAAAGCAAACCCTCCAACCAATAAACGGTCCATTTTCACTTCAACAACTTCGATTTTGTTCTTTAGCTCTTCCAGTCGGTCAACTTTCAACATAACACTTCCCTCTTAGTTAGACTTTTTGATCCACTCAGGAACAACAACAGATTCATTGCTCTTCTTCACCCAATCAGGAACTTTTACTTCATCAAACTTCTCTACCTTGTCTATTTTTTCTTCTTGCGCGCCATCTTTACAACCATCAACAAATGCATTCAGAACAGCCTTGACATCACTAAAGAACGACATAACTCTTTCCTTTTCTGACTACTCTCCATTGAGTAAGTCTACAGTACCTACTACCACCCCCCTATAGTAGTAGGCACTAACACTCACTCACAGACATATCCCAGTTCATCCCATATAAAAGACTCTATACTATCCTTACCCCAAAAGTACTTAACACTATGATTTCTTTGAAAAGAATCGGGCATATCCATATATACATGAGCAATAAAATGTAACAACTCATGTGCTAGAACAAAATAGTCCAACTGACACTGTAGTCTTTCTCTTTCTGAATATACTACTCTTATATGTTTAGTATCAGGACTATAATCACCACCCACCAACACCTCATCTCCTAAATCAGCATCTGCTGGATCTATATAATCAACAAATTCAAGAGTTACATTATTATCTTCTAGCATATACTCAAGAACTATATCCTCTTCATACAGTTCATTGTAGTAATCACCTACTCTCTCCACTACATACTCAATCATATCTATCGATACATCATAACCATTCGTATTCACACACATACCAGCTGCAGCATACTCGCACTCAAACTCTTTCTCCGCGCCGCATGCTGATAAAACAAACAAACAAATAACTAAACCCTTCATAACACATACTCTTTCTTAGACAGACTAACTGGCTGCCATCATCAGTACATACCAACCACGGTATGTAGACCAGTAGATACTAAGATCTACTGGTTTCGGCATTTACTTCTTACACTGCTTACTACCATTCCATGTAGCAACATAGTTTTGAGCTTCATCCAAGCTCATACCATGTATATTACAAAGAAACTTAATAGCTTCTTCCTCACCCTTCTGCTCAAGGATGTATTGTACAGATTTTCTTACTATGAAACTATTATTCCAATACCTCAGAGAATCACGAATTTCAACAAACTGATTAAGTTTAGACATTACTCTCTCCTCTGTTAGATAGAAGCTGCCATCATCAGTACTCAGACACCACTCTGAGTAGACAGTAGAGCATTACACTCTACCGTTTCGGCTCTTATTTCTTATTAATCCATATTTATAGATGGATAGATGGTTATTACTGTAGGAAGGTACCGGGGGATGAACACGAAGAGACTCCTTATTACTGAATAATATTACATAGTCACCTTCAGAAAATATTCTGTATTTCCAAACCAATACGAAAATCCCTCAGAAAATATTTCCAAATCTTAAATCAATGCGATATAATCTATTTATGAAAAAAATAGGTTTTTGGAAGAATAATGCTTATATGCAGGCCGGGTATGAAGAAGTAGTTAAGGCTTGGAAAGATAACCAAAAGAATCCTATTACATCTCATGAATATGAAGCTATAATGACCTACATTGAAGAATCTAAAATATATATAGCTTATCTTGGATGGGCTTCATGTAGAGGATGTGGAAAAGAACTTGGTTGTTGTGATATGATAACTCCGGATAAGAAGTTTATCTTTCCAGAGAAGTATGAACATTATATATCCATACATCAAATAAGACCTCCGGACGATTTTATCAATATGGCTGTTCAGTGGTATGATAAATGAAATACCCAGGACAAGAGCTTCTAGAGCTACTTAATGACATAAGACTAAATATTAAAGAGAATGAAAGTATTCCTATATTAGCTTTAAAGTATAGATTAGAAAACTCAGGAGTAGAAAGAACATTAGGGCTACTTAATAAACTAGGAGATGATTGTAGTTACTATAGAAAGTCACTAGATATATTTTTAAGAAGAGACTATAATGATATATATAAGATTGTATTTAATATTAAGGAAGTACCAGAGTATTTAGTTGTTTCTTTCTCTCGTGCGCGCGAAATAATGGAAATGTTAGGAGTTGAGGGATGATAGGTTGGTTGTTTCTTTTGCTTTTTGTCTTATTACTTATTAGGTTTCCGTGTTTTTTTGGGCAACATAGTTATTACGAAAACGCATATGATAAAAATGGAAAATGGTATCCAAGATGTAGTAGATGTAAAAAGAATAGAAGTAATGTGTTAAAAAAATGACTGATAAACTTGTAAGAGTTAATCTTGATGGCACTGGTGTTACTGCAAGTGGTGAAGAAGTAAAGACTAAGTTTTTTAAGCTTCTAGCTAAAGATTTAGATGACTATTCAGATATTTCTTTTACTCGAGAAGAAGCTATCCGTATAAATAATCATATCTCTAAGTTATCAACTGGTTCTACTGCTATGGTTCCTCTTATATGTATGGGTAGAGAAGATTGTCCTTTTAGCGGAAGATGTCCGCTTGCTGAAATAGAGAAATGCCCTGTAGGACGCGCCTGTCTTTTAGAGCTCAATATGATAAAGCAATACATATTAGAATATATGACTGATTACCAAGTAGACCCAGATAACTTTACAGAAGTAAGTTATTGTAGAGATTTGGCTGAAATAGAAATCTATCTTTGGAGACTAAATGTTAATCTTGCCAAACCTGCTAATGCTGAGCTTATTGTAAATCAACCTATGGGAACAGATAGAAATGGTAATCCTATTCTTCAAAAACAAGTTTCTCCTTTTATGGATTTAAAAGAAAAGTTGCTTGCTAGAAAGTCTCGTATTATTAAACTAATGGTGGGTGACCGTCAAGAAAGATATAAGAAAGAAGCTGCACTTAAAAAGAAAGAAGAAGATGATGTTTCTTCTACTCAAGCGAAACTTAGAGAAAAGATTGAAGAGCTTCAGAGAAAACTTGAAGGTGTTAGTATAGTAGAAACCAGCCGTATTCCAACTTCTACTTTAACTCCAAATGACCTTATAGCTTCTGACGAATAGTCTGATATTCTTTAGTTAATGGAAAAGAGATGGACTTCTCAAGGTTGGGAATGGAATATTGGTGGAGTTTGGAAACTAGGTAGAAAATCTTCTCCTTTTACTTCTTTTTTAACTCCAAAACCTTCTCCTTTTGAATGGCCTGTAAGATTATCTACTGAAGTATCCAAATATCCGGAGTTGGTAGACCCTGAGTTATTTGCTCAGGCAAAAGCCTATTCTTCTCATGTTCAAAGATTAACGGCAGAAGGATTTACTCCTGCTGCCGCAGCTAAAACACTTCAACAACGAGGGTACCGTTTCTTTGGTTGGAGTAAAAAACTATTATCTGATATTCAAGCTCCTTCTGTACCTCCTTCTAAGTTAAGCCCAGAGTTTGTTTCTCGATGGAATAGAGAAGCTCTACTTACTAGATTATCTACTGCTGTAAAACAAGGTCCGTTTGAACCTGTTCCTATGCCTGAGTTCTATAGACAAATAACTACTAGAGCACAGAGATTTGGTTTAAGCAAGGAACTGCTTTCAAGAATAGGTCCAGGTGCTCCAGAAATGCTTTCTGAGATGATTTCTCCTTCTCCTTGGTATCAGAAGGCCTTAAGAACAGGTAAACAGCTCTGGGGGTCTTCAACTAGATTTAAAGTGGGTTTAGGATTAGCAGTAGGACTGCTTGGATTATATGCTCTAAAACCTGGTAGTTGGTTTAGTGGTAAAGATGATACCTATAACACTATAGAAGGATTGGGCCATTCTGGTATAGCTTGGCAGCAACGTATGCAACTAACTGATTTTGGTTCTGGATACCAAGATAACAGAAATATATCTCCAGCAGAGATGTTAGTTGGGACTGGACTAACTGTTTCATCTTTTCCTTATGTTTTAGGCTATAAGAATGTTTATCATGGGACTTCATCTGCAGATATTGCTAATAAGATTAGACAAGAAGGTCTATTTTCTTCTTTTGGTGGCCGCGGAGTAAATACTTTTAGTGCTTTTCGAGAAACTTCAAAAGGTTTTGTTCATGTTACTCCACGAAGATTTATGGCAAGAATATTTGCTGCCGTTGATAAGCCTGCAGAGTTTCTTAAAGAGGAAAGGGCGCTAAAGAGCCATCCTGGTAAGTCTATTGGATTTCTTTCTACATCAAAAGAACGTAAGCTTGTGGAAGATTTTATAAACAGAAGATTTAAACTGGAATCAGGATTCAAATCTATATTTACAAAAGCAAAGTTGAAATCTTTGAATATTTTTTCTAAAGAAGTATCTCAAAGAACTTTATCTATAAAACTTCCAGTGGAGCAATGGAAAAGATTTGAAGTAGATAAACATCTTATAGGAGATTTGTCTATTTTAAAAGAAATAGGGGCTAGAACTTCCGGAGATATTAGCCCAGAGTTCATTGTTGGTGGAAAGGGTTTCAGTAGATTAAAGTTTTTAAAAGAAAGATTCTCAAATCTTTCTAGTTATATTAAATCATATCCCTTGCGTTTTGGATTAGGAGTAGTGTCTGTTGTTGGAGGAATAGGACTTATTTTCTCTGGTTTTCAAGAAAAAGGTGAAGCAAAAAGAAAAAGACAAGAACTAACCGACTTTGGTTCTGGATACAGAGGTTTAGATTTTAATAGAGATGATACTGTTTCTCCTGTAGAAAGAAAGTTTGGTAGGTTCACTCGCGCACTAAAAAAATATGGTGTAGAAGCAGGTACAGCTCATAAGCGTATCTATATACCAAAGGATATTGTTTCAGAAGAAGAACTAACAGAAGAACTTGGTTTTATTCCTGTAAAGATTGCTATTCCTGAAGCTGGACAAACAAGATTTGAAAGCTTTAGACATCCAAATGTTCTTTATCACCTACATGAGCATGGTGATGTATGGGTAATGCATGAAGATGTTCATCCATCTGCCACGATGGTATTTAAAAAATGGATGGCAGAAAAAGCTAAGGGTACTGCTGTATCAGTTGGTGGTTTAGCTAAGAATGTATGGGCAAGTATGAGTCATATTTTTGAAGAAGGTATACCTGGTGCATATTATTATCTTCGAGGTCTAATCTTTGAAGCTGATGATATGCGAAAAAGAATAGAACAAGAGATATCTACCAAATATAAAGGGTTAGTTAAAAGATGGAGAAAAGAGTTTTCTAAGGACAATGTATTTTCTGGATTTGGTAAAGCTTACAATACTATAGAAGGTTTGTTTCATGGCGGGCAGGCAGAGAAGAAAAGAAGAGAGTTGACTGATTTTGGAAGTGGTGCTGTAAGAGAAAAGTTATTACAAAGAGGTATCCAGTTATTTCGTGGAACTAAAGAAAAGATTGGTGTTCATTTTGCTGTTGGTGAAAAATCAGTTCTTGCGAATATTCCTCGACAAGTTGAGAATATATTTGAAGCTATTAGAAAAACGGAGTTTCAATATAGGCCATCTCGTTTAGAGTCTAGTTTTTGGACAATAAGCCCTCATGAGGCTGTTTTTTATACTAAAGGTGGAACAGAACCTACAATCAGTCGCATTACTAGGACAATAGAAGATGTTCGTCAGCCTTTTATTGGTACTTTTTTTACTCGTTCAGATATTGTTTCTGAAGCAGCTATAATAGCTCGTTCTGGAGGCCCTAAAACAGAAATAGAGACTTTGGCTAGACAATATTGGAAAGGATTAAAACCTTCGGAAGTAGAAGCTATAGTTGCTAATCCTAAAAATCCTGATTATCGTTATGTTGAATCATTAATTCCAGGGAAAATTGAAACTGAAAGACAATGGGCGATAGAAGAAGGAAAATGGAAATATTTAAAACCAAAAGTTTTTGAACCTTATGTACCAAGTGCTCAGACTTTGGGGATGAAGGCAGAGCGTATGGCATTAGATATAGAAAATCGTATACAGAAAAAACATTTAGAAGCTGTTGGCGTAGAAAGGGTAAGATATCTTTCAGAAGAACAGAAACAAGCTATACGAGAAGAAATAAGAAGAAAACATCCTTGGGAATCGAAGATTCTTGGTTTTTATAAAGCGGGTGAGTTTGATAAATTGGAAAAAGAAGCTGTTGCTCGTTTTTCTGCTAAAGATGATTTTTATAATACAATAATGGGTTTATCTGAGAAAGGTATAGCAGGTAAAAATAGAAAAATAAATACTGATTTTGGCTCTGGCTGGCGAGGATTATTTTCAAAAATAGTCCGTCCTTTTACTTTTGCTGGCAGAGTTGAAAGGGTCTATAAAGGCTTAATAAAATCATCTCTTAAGGCCCAGGGTGTGTCTACTAGAAATCTAGTTTGGGATTATACAGATATTTTAGAGAAAGGTGCTCTTGATATTACCTTAATGGCTAAGACTAAGGCTGGTGACCCATTGGCCGTGATTACTCGTATTCTTAGTCCTAAAGAAGTATATCTTACAAGTTTAGAAGTTGGGACCAAAGGCGCTGGTCTTGGTAAAAAAATATATGCTAGAGAAGCTTTAGCCCTTAGAAAGTTAGGATATAAAGCTGGTACTCGTATAGTTTCTTCTGTGAGTAGTCCTATTACAGCAAGATGGCAAGCGCAGTTGTATGGAAGTCAATCAGTCAATAAGTTAGTGGAAGATGATTTTATTAATAGACTAATCAAAGGGAAGATTACAAAACAAGAGTTTCAATCTAAATATGCTGGCGAGTTTGCTGGCGAGTTAAGATTTGATGGATTTCAAGAACAAGGACTTTCTTCTCTTTTTAGAAAGAAATATGGTTTTGGGTCTGGCACAATCTGGAAGAAAATATTAACCTTTTCAAGAAAGTTATTTGGTTCATCTACTTCTAAGACTTCATTTGAAAAACTTACATCGGCAATGACAGAAAGTGAAGTGGCAAATATTTTTGGTCGTGAAGCTGCTTCTTTTAATCCTGCCCAGATTAGAAGTGGACTTATGGATAAATGGTATGTAGAAAGGAAACTTGGTTTACCTAGAGAAGTTGTTACTCGTTCTCCGGCAGAGATAAGAAAAGAAATGGAGCTTGGTGAACAACTTTATAATCGACAAGTGGTCCAGGGAAAAATATTTTCAAGAAACGAGCTTCGAACTATGAGAGATGTTGAATGGGCCGAAATAAGAAAAGGAGCTATTGCTAAACAAGAAGCACGTGTGCAAAAAAATGCTGCTCGAAATGCTGAAATAAAGAAACAAATGATGGGAGTTAAGCAGAAAACAATGAGGATTAAAAAACAACAAACTCTTCATTTGAAGGCTCAGCAAGATTTTTGGAAGAATAGTGTTAAAACAGGTCGTGGTCACGTTATAAAATCTTCAAATACAACGGTAGCGTGATAAAATAATAAAGAAATGGCTTTTATCGATATATTAGGATTAGGAGCAAGTGCTACATTTGGTATTGGAGTAGGTGCGCGGGCTTTTTCTTCTATATTAGTTCCGACGATAGGAAAGATTGCTTCTACTGGATTGAAAGCTTCTTCTTTTGCTGCGCGCAAAGGTTTATTACCAACAGTTAAGACTATAGCTACACATACCCCATCTTTAATATCTTCTGTTGCTAAAACTGGGCATACAGTAGGAGCTTTTGCTTTACGTCATCCATATATGACTATGGCTGGTCTTGGAACTGGAGCTTACTTAGCGACAAATAAATCTCCATATGATAGTCCTTCTCTTGAAGGTAGACTTGAAGGCGTTAGATTATCAGCAAGTTTTAACGAAGAACAGGCTGCCGCACAGGCTTTAAACGAAGCTGGAGTGGCCCCTATGGGTGGAATAATCTCTGGAGCAGCTATGCGTAATCAAAGATTAATGGAAAGTACTGTCGGGCTTACACAAGGGTTGTGGTCTTCAAGGCATTGATTATGTGTTATTTAGATATGATTTTGCTTTATCTTTTTATAATCGTATTCGAAAATGTCTTCATTCATCGAGGCACTGATGGCGTTTGACCAATCATACATAGAAAGAACTCAACAAGCTTTAAATACTAAGACTGGGCAAGCTTTTTCTCGGGGTGTTGGTAGACTGCTTGGTTTTGAATATCAACATGGAAAAAGTATGGGTTTTCTTGGAAGAAAGATGCCTGGTGGAATGTTTGGGGCTGGCAGACTTGCTTTTGGTATGCGTGCTCTTGGTCCTTTGTTTTTAGGTATGTCTGTTCGTTCTGGATATCAGCAAGGGGGGGTCCTTGGCGCAGCAAAAGAAGGAATAAAAGAAATGGCTCTTTGGGGAGCATTTGAAGCTGGCGCTGGCATTCTTACTAATCCAATAACTCTTGGTATTACAGGAATTTTTGCTGCTGGATATGGATATTATAAACTTGGTGAAACAAGTCGTAAACATAGGAAGAGATTACGTAATCTTGAAATGGGGGCTGACCTTGTTGATAGATTTGGAACTATGACTACAATGAGACAAAGAAGTTTGGCGGCTATACAAAGAACGCATTTGAATGGTCGTGTTAGTATTGGAAATGAAGCGCTACTGTTGTCGGCTTCTTTAAGATAGGAGGAAAGAATGATACCCGCTGGTATGTTTAGAAATATAGGAAGGGCTGGAGCTGCTAATCTATTAAAGAATAGAACTATGGTTGGTGCTTTAGCTGGTGCTGCTTATGGAGGAATATCTGATAATACTTCTGTATTAGGTGGAGCTTTAATGGGTGCTGCTGGTGCTAGATATCTAGGTGCTGGTTTTAGAAGGGCAGCGATGTCTGGAAGAGGCCTTGGCTTTAGAGGTTCTCTTGGCGCATATACTCGAAGTTTTGGAACTGGTATGATGAGAATGATGAGAAGAGATAAGCTTTGGGCAAATCGTGGTATTAATAGAATATCAAGTAGTCTCAAGGGTTGGTAGTTTGTGTCATTTGACCTTAATGAATGTTCTCAAGATTGCTTTGATTGTATTCGGTCCTACAGAAAAAAGCATCGTTTAAGTGGTCTTGAAGAAAATCCTTTTCGTATATCTTGTAGCGGAATACCTAAACAATATGTAACCGAAGACCTATATTCTATTCTTCCTGCTGAACAAGTTAAAACTGCAGAAATAATGCTTGACCCGGTAGTTTGGGCGAGAGAAGTGTTAGACTGGCATTGTCTTGACCCTGATGGCGAAGTTTGGAAAAGAAAAAATCCAAAAGAATATTATGATTGGATTAAAAAACATCCTGGTGAAGATATATTAGGATACTCTCGATATCACAGACCATATCAAGCTTTGATGTTGAGGTGTTTACATGAGGATAGTAATATTTTTATGGCGGATGGAGCTGTTAAGAAAATAAAAGATGTAAAAGTAGATGATAAAGTTATTACATATAACGAAGGTAAGAAAACAACACAATCTTCATATAGGGTTTTGAACAAATGGTTCAGCGGTTATCGGGATACATATAAACTCCATCTGGAAAATGGAGATACTTTAAAAGTAACAGATAATCATCCTATTTTAAGTTGGTTTAAAGATGGTGACGAAAATCCTTTGTTTAAATGTAAAGCATTTAAACGTGTATACAAAAGTTTATCTGACGGTGTTGATGTTGGTACAAAAATATACACATTGAATAAGTTTGATTTATTTGGGCAGATAGATGATGATGATTTAGCTAAGATACTTGGGTATATAGTTACTGATGGTTATGTAAGAAATACTGGACTTGTCGGAGAAAAACATGTGTTGTGTTTTACAAATACCAGACCGAAGCTTGTTTTAGAGTTTAGAAGGTTGTTAATAGATAGATTTAATATTAATGCCCCAATAAAATATTATCCAGAAAGAATAGATAAAGAAGGTATAGTGCATAAAAAACACTGGACTGTATCTGTTTTTGACAAAGATAGTTCTATTCTTTCTTTTTTAAGGAAAATAGGTTGTGTAGATAAAACTAATCGTGAAATGTCTATTTTAAATTATTCATTTTTGTTTTCTAAAAAGTCTTTGTCTTGTTTTATTAATAGATGTTGGTCTGGTGATGGTTGTGTATACAATAGTACCTGTGGGCGGAATGAAGATTTACCTTTAGTGGCCTCATTGACTCTTAGTAGCGGTAATCTTGAGTTTTTAAGTCTTTATAGGTTATTACTTAAAAAGGTTGGCATATATGCAAGTCATATATACGAGGATATAAAACCTGATGGAGCTATTAGTCGGGTACTAAATATAGGGAGGATTTCTGATGTAGAGATATTTTTTGATTTCTGTGGACCTGTTTTCGGTAAAGAAGAACAAAGTAAAATAGCTCTATCTGAAACATTGAAGCGTCGTCACCATAGACGTCACGGCAATATGAAAACTTTATCTCGGACTAAGATAGTTGATATTAAATATTTGGGGCTTCAACCTGTTTATGATATTGAAGTGGATGTTCGTCATAACTTTATTGCAGATGGTGTAGTTGTTCATAACTGCCGGAGTCAATACAAGGCTTTTCGCATTGGCCGTCGAGCAGGAAAGACAGAATGTTTAGTTATTTCAATACTTTATAATATGTTTGTGAAACCTGGTATTCCAGAAGGAGAGGGTTTTAAAAGTATAGTTATTGCTCCATATCAGGAACAGATTGATGGTATTTTTAAACGTATAGACCAACTTATAAATCTGAATATTTCAACCTCTAATGCTGTTAGTCGATATGTTAAGTCTCCTTCATATAGACTCGAGCTACATAATAGTTCTATGGTTAAAGGGTTGACTGCCGGAACTAAGTCTGGGGGAAATGCTGCAAGTGTTCGTGGTTCTGATGCTAATCAACTTGTGTTTGACGAAACTGATTATCTTTCTCAAGCTGATATTAATGCCGCTCTTGCTGTAACGATAGACCATCCAGATGCTACTGTTTGGATGTCGTCTACTCCAAGTGGTGCTCGAAGTAAGTTTTATGAAAACTGTAATAGTCGTTTATATAAGGAGTTTCATTTTCCATCTTCTGTTAATCCGATGTGGAACAAAGAAACGGAAGCATTTTTTAGAGAGGGGTTGACTGAAATAGCTTATGAACACGAGATTGAAGCAGCTTGGGGGGAACAAGAAGAGGGTGTATTCCAAAATGTCTATATTGAAGCTGCACAGAGTGATTTTGAATATAAAGGTATGCCGCGAGATTTAAACTGGAGATATACATTAGGCGTTGATTGGAATGATGTAAAAATAGGAACAAGTATTGCTGTTTTAGGATTTAACCCTGCTGTTCAGAGATTTTATTTGGTTGATAAACAAAAAGTAAGTCGCGATGGATGGAATCAGACAGCTGCTTGTCGTAAAATAATAGAGCTTAATCAGTTCTGGAGGCCTGAATGGATATATGTGGATCAAGGTCACGGTTCAACGCAGATCGAAATGTTAAGATTACTTGGTTGGGAGAGCCTTAAAAGAAATGGCGCTGGCCATCCTGATAGCCGATTGAAAGATATAGTCAAAGGATACAGTTTTGGCAGTACAGTAGAAATATTTGACCTTGTAACAAAACAGCCTATCAAAAAACCTGCAAAACCATTTCTTGTAGAAAATACAGTTCGAAAGTTTGAGCATGGAGTGTTTTCTTATCCTAAATCTGATGATTTATTAACTAAACAGCTGAATGGATATATTGTAGACCATACAACTACTTCTGGAGTTCCTGTATATAAGGCTTCTGATGAAACAGTTGGAGACCATGACCTTGATGCGTTAATGTTAGCTTTTGTTGCTTTTACTCTTGAAACAACTGATTTTGGTAAGCCAAGATTCAGTATAGATTTTGCTTTTTCTGGTAAAATAGGAGAAAAGATAACTCCTGAAGAGATGCCTGGTTTTATAGTAGTAAAGAACGATAAAAAGATTGATGAACGAGCGAAAAATCGTCCAGATATGAATAGAACGGATGGTGTTTCTAAAGATAACAAGGTAATATTGACAGACACTTCGCCTGGTAAACATTTAAATCCAAACAATAATAGTGTAAGATTATGGTCGTGGTCTGAAGGGAAAAATATTGCTCGAAGTTCTATTGGTTTATCTGTTAGAACAAACAGACCGGTACGAAAGAATATTTAGGAGAAAAAATGTCTATTTATATATATCCAGAAGCTTTACCAGATAATCCGTATTCTCAAGACGGTAATATGACAAATCCTTTGCGCGAGTCTTTTGATGGAAAGTCTGCTTCTGTTAGAGAAATAAAAAGGTATATTCGTAATAACAATGTGTCATATCAGTATTCTGGTATTCAGCTTCGTCCAGTTAGTACTGCTGGTCGGAATATAGTTGATGGTACAGATGGATATGGTTGGAAACTTAGTGCTGGGGATACTCAACCGAGTTATGCTGAATGGCAAACTATAGAATATGGAAATAGTATTATTTTGAGTGGATTATATAATACAGCAACCTACCTTCCGTTTTGGATTAGAATGGAAGTGCCTGCTGGGGCAAATGTTGAAAGTCACGAGGATGTTGTTTTTAGAATAACAGCAACACAGATTTTAGTTTAAGGGAATAGATATCTGTGGATATTGATAGGCGTAGTAAGAATCTTCTTGATTTTAGACCTAAAATCGAGTTTATTGAGCCAGAACAACAGGATTCGCCTATTATTGCTGCGCCAGATAAAACTTCTCTCGAAGAAGTAAACAATAAAAGATTAAAAATAAAGAATCTTGCTGATTCTGTTAATAATCTAGCACAGGCAGTCCAGCTTAAAATAAACGATAAAAGTAAAGACCAGCTTATTATTCTAGATTCTCAAGTTGATAATGCTGTTATTAGGGCATTAAGAAGGTCATACCCGAATGCTTCAAACTTTGATAGAGTTACTTTTGAACAATATAAAAAATGTCGAGATAGTCTTAGAGAGTATTCAGAAAAAGTTGCTTTAAGGTCAGCGATTTCTGGGGCTGATATAGATGATGCTAAAGACCAAATGTCTTCTGGAAAGTTTATTGTCGGCGGTATTGGAACAGAAGAAGCGACAAATGGTGGTTTACGTCCAGAGTTAGATGAAAAGAATAGGCTTGTTGAACCTCTTGATATGGAAGGGGTTCAGGCTGAGTTACTTAAGACGTTGGTTAATATGCTTTGGAAAAACTTTATTGCGCCGCTTTTGAAGAAGTTACCGATTATTGGTGGAGCTATTCCAGACGAACTTGTGCGTATTTCTAAATCTACTCGCGAAATGGTTGGTGATGTCCAAAATAGAATATCATCTCAAGCAAAAGCTTCTACGGAGGCTTCTGGAGATATAAAATCTGGGAAAGCAGGAACTGGTGGAGGTGACGATTCTTCTTCAACCGGAGTCGGCGTTCCTTTAAACTTGCCTGAAATAGATAATCCGACACAACTTCAAGATTGTAATCTTATAGTCAAGACATATGAGAAAGGGTGTCATGCCTCTATGACAGAGGCTTCTGTGTTTGCTCCTTTTACTGCGCGGCTTGATTTTATACGTAACTTTTCATCAACTATTTCTAAACAGATGACAAGCTATACAGATACTTCAAGTAAAGAAACAGTTGGCGATAAAATACTAAACTCAAATGCCATTGCCGGAAGTTCTGTGAATATAGAACCAAAAGAAAATGAAAACTTTTTTACCAAAATAGGAGAGAACTTTTTTCCTGGTGGAGACAGTATTGGTGGTTTTTTAAATAGTGAATGTATTCCTTGCGCTTTAAGAATAAAGTTTAATGAGGAGCTAAATCTAAAAGCTGGCGTAAGTGATATTGGTTCTTATATGTTAGAAGTAATGGAAGCTTGGTTAAATCGTGCTCTTTCTGAAATCCGTAGTCTTATTGATATGTTTAAAAATTTAGATAAATATATTGATATTTGTACCCTTTTCAAGTTTTTTCAAGATTTTGTCTGTATTGAAGATTTAGCTAAGATTTTAGCCTTACTTGCTGCTTTAATGATGGATTTGTCTTTTGAACTGAATGCTGTAGTTGATTTAGCTCTTTCTCTTGTTGTTCCATTATTTGTTCCGTTTCTAACTAATCTATTAGATAGTTTAATGAAATATGTTTTGTTAATAGTACGACCGATAGAATGTATTATAGACAGTATTCAAAATATGTTAGGTAAACTTGATTATAATGTCCTTTTTCAGAATATTCCTGCTCAGATTAATCTATTAAACCCGACAGCTACTGCTAAGACTCAGATTAAGATTCCTGTGCTTGGTAATCTAATACCTGAACCTATTACGGTAGTAGGTGGAGAGTCTACATTTCCAACTGTGTCTATTGATTTAACTCCTGCCCAAAGAACACAAAGACAAAAAGAACAAGCTGCTGTAGACAAAGCTTATAAGAATCTTCAAAGATTAAAAAAAGCGGCAAATAATGTTGATGCTTCTGACCCTGAAGCTCTCGAGAGATATAAAAAACAAGAAACTCAAGCGCGTCAAGAATATCAAGATGCATTACGTGAAAGAGATTTGTCTGAAATCGGTGAAACAAATCTAGCTCTCGAAAGGTTCCAACAACAAATGCGTGGAACTATATTAGATTTGATTTCTTTTTTAAGAGAAGGTGTTTTAAAGATTGATAGTTGGGTAAGTAGTCTTTTTGATGAGTTTAAGAAAATGTTAAATCTATATATTGGAGGTAATGGGACTTATATTACATTAAGCGCTAAGAAGTTAGCTATTGTTCAGATGATTGCTTTTATAAATACTGTTATTAGATTTTTAAATAAAGATATTGAATGTGATGACGAAGGTCAAGAAGTTGAAGCTTTTGTTAACAGTTTAGGCAAAGAGACTGGTTTCAAAGTATTTACAGATGAAGATGGAAATGTATTTATAGAAGAAAATCTTAAAGAAATAAATGATATTGCTAATGCATTAAATATACAAAATCCTGATTCACTGATAAACTATACAGGAGATGATGTTCTTGATACTGAGTTATCTGATACTTTGGATAGGTTGAGAATACCTACACAACTAAAAGTAAAATGTTCTCTAACCACTTCTGTTGCTAATCAAGAACAAGTCAATGAGTGGATTAGGGAGTTGAATAATAATGAAAGGGCTTCATAGGGTAAAAAGAAAAGTTAAAGACCAAGTTAAAGTTACGAAAAAACCTCAGTTTCCAGTTGTTGTTCCACCTATAAAAGACCCAACCTTCAACTATAGTAGCACTTTTGATACAAGGCGACCTTCTCGTGCTTCTTTTAATCCATCTGAATATAATCTTGCTGAAGTAGGTCGTATTTCTGACGTAGACTCCTACGTTGCACGTTCTTTCGAGAAAAAGCTTGCTCTTATGTTTAAAGAGCATTGGAACTTCACTGGTAAGAATCCACGGACACTTGAATATATAAGAGCAAGATTTGCACAGATAGCTACGGCCACAAGTTTACCTACATCAGAGTTATTTCGTAGGATAGGCGATGGTTTAGTAAGAAAATCGAATGCTTTTGTTGTCAAAGTTAGAAATGTGAAGTCTTCTGGCGGAAGGGTTCGTACAGTTTTTGGAACAAGGAAACAACTGAAGCCAGTTGCTGGTTATTTTGTTCCTCCGGCAGAAACTTTTGAGTTTTCAATGACTGGTAATCATGTTGCTGGTTGGCAACAGAGTATGCCTTATGGTCAGACTAAGTTTTTCTCAAAAGATAATGTATCTCATTTTGCTTATAATAAAAAAGATGGTTTTATTTTTGGCACGCCAACTTTGGTGCCAGTTATAGATGATGTTCGTGCTCTTAGGAAAATAGAAGAGAACATTGAACTTTTAATATATCAACATCTTTTTCCTTTGTTTCAATGGACAGTAGGAACAAAAGAAGCGCCTGCTACAACAGCTGAAAATGGTGAGAAAGAAGTAGATATTGTTAGAAGAGAAATACAATATCTTCCTACCGAAGGAGGTATTGTTACAACTGAGCGTCATGAGATAAAAGCTATCGGTGCTGAAGGTAGAGCTATAAGAGCTGAAGGGTATTTGACTCATTTTAAGAGAAGGGTTTTTTCTGGTCTCGATATGTCTCCGATAGATTTTGGAGAATCGGATAGTTCGAACAGGTCCACGTCTGAACAATTGAGTCAAAATCTTATAGACCGAATAAAAGATTTTCAGCGAGTAATGGAAGGATTTGTTAATGAGTTGCTTATTAAAGAACTATTACTTGAGTCTAACTTTAACTTTAATGTTTTGGATGAAGAAAATGTTGTTCGATTTAAGTTTCGTGAAATAGATATTGATCTGCAGATTCGAAAAGACAATCATTATGCCGACTTGTTTGAAAAGAATGTTATAGGTTTGAACGAAGCAAGATTTGGAATGGATAGAGATGCTATTCTATTGCCTACTCCTGATGAAATAGACAATGGTCAAGATGGTCCAGAGAAGTTCCCCGGGTGGTATGAACTTAGATGGCCGTTAATGGATAGACCTAAAGCATTAATAGCTGCTGTTGATGAGGCTTATACTTCTGTAAGTAAAACAGCGCAGGCTGCTAAACAAACTCAACAAGAAGAGTTAGCTGTTAAGAAACAACAGATTGCAAACAAGAAGGCAGTCAAAAATATGGTTGTGCGAGATGCTTTTTTGACCCAAAGATACAAAGATACAAAAAAACAGATTGTGGATTATTTAAAAGAAACAGAGGAAACGGATTTCGATTTTATTAGCCAACTAATAAGGGCTTCATTAACTCCAGCTGTGGAAAAGGTTAATCAGGAACAAGTTTCTTTTTTTAGAAAAGGATATTCAGATTTTCTTTCTGCAAGGGGTCCTATTTATATAGAAGCTGTTGCTTTGGCTAGAAATAGATTTCGAGATAGAGCTGAGTTTTATATTAATAAACTGATAAGAGATATTATTTCTTCTTTAAATAGAAATCTTCGGCTAAATGATGAGATAACTCTTACAGTAGAAGCAGTTTTTGATTCATTTGCTTTTAGAAGTAAGTTTATAGAAGATGTTGAAGTTCGTAAAGCCCGAAACTATGGGCGTGTAGTTGCTATGAAGCTTGCTGGAATAAAAAGCTTCATTATAGAAGGCAATGAAGAATCTTGTGATATGTGTAAAGACCATATAGGTCAAGTTTTAAAAACAGATATTGTTACATTGGGTGACATATCTCCTTTTCATGCTAACTGTGATTGCCAGACCAAGTCTTATTTTGAAAATGTGGAACTAACTGACAGTGTTGAGGAAGTTGTTGATTGTGATAATAATATAATAGAGGATAAACAAAATCGCAGTGCTCAAAAAGCTGCTCGAAAAACTCGTATGTCAAACTGTATTCAAAGAATGATTTCTATATTGAGAAGAGATAATCCTTCTTTAGAGTCAAGAGATTTGAAAGCTTTTGCTGAAGCAGTTTGTTATGGGAGACTAAATGATGAAGAGATTCAAGATATCTCTAAGATGGAAAGGTGTGTACTTAAGGTTAAAAAAAGCTTAAGAAAACAGCATCCATCTTGGGAGTCGGATAAGATAAAAAGTTCAGCGTATGCTATTTGTAATAGCCGTTTGAAGGAGTAAAGATGGATAACTATTTAAAAATAAATGATTTGATTAGTTTTAACTGTTTGAACTCTCATCTTGTTTCTATAAAAGATGATTTTGAGAACTCGCGTGGGCCATTTGAAATCAAAGATGCCAAGTTAGATTCTGACACCAAGGGTTTAAAAGTTAAAATAGCTGCTACTCATGCTGGCATTGTTACTCGAAATAATATGTTTTATTTACCAGACAAAATGAAAAAAGCAGCTCCTACTTTTTTAGAAGATTATGGAAAGCCAGTTCTTAAACATCATAACGAGAGACAAGATAGTATTGGACGAGTTATTGATGCTGTATATGTAGATACTTCTGGAGTTATTAAAGACCAGTTTAAAGATTTGTTAGTAAAAGATAGTTGTGTAGATTTTTCAGAAAACTCTCTTCAAGATTTCTGTACTGGTAGAATGCCATTTGCTCTTCAAATAGATTTTGTTCGTAACTATTTTAATAAACAGATTGAAGATAATACCTTTATTCGCAGTGGAGATTATGTAGGTCTTGGTCATATACAGATTATCTGTGATATTACTGACCCTGATGCTATTCAAAAGTTTCTTGATGGGAGATTTCTTACTGGGTCTGTTGGTGCTCGAACCAATAGAGCTGTTTGCTCTATTTGTAAGCAGGATTATGTCAAAAATAGCGAATGTGAACACATACCTGGAGCTATCTACGATGGGCAAAAATGTGTTCTTATTATGGGTGAGTTTTTTTATGATGAATATTCGGTAGTTAACCAGCCAGCTGATAGACAATCTAGAGTTTTAGAACTATACTATAACGGAGAAACAAAAAATATTGAAATCCAAAATGAATATATAGGAAATACGCGAGAAGTAAAACTTTATTTTCCACAGTATGAATCGAAGGAGGAAAGAATGAGTTCTAACAAAGGCGAGAAGACTGAAAAGATTCAGGATTCTGTCAATAAGGATATCGTCGTAGAAGAAGTAAACTGTGAGCAAGAGAAATCTTTTGTAGATTTGCTTGATAGTCTTCTTAAAGAAGATATCAGCGATGAAGATAAGTCTTATTTTTATGATTTGGTTTTTGGTGACCAAAGTAATGTTGAAGACGTAGATTGGAGTAAAGTTTCGTTAGAGATGGAACAATATGCTCAGTCTCTTGAAGATGTTGAGGATACTGTTCTTGAAGGTTATGAGGATATTAATGATGCGACTAAACCGCAGGATAAACCAGGTGGTAGTAATGTAGGTAGGTATAAAAAGGGTCCATTTTGTGGGCCTGCTGGTGGGGCTCCAAAAGGAAGTTATCCTGTTAATACAAGAAAAAGAGCAGTTGCTGCTTTAGCGTATGCAAGAAATGCTCCGAATCCTGCTGGTATTAAGCGTTGTGTTTGTAGGCATTGGCCTGATTTACCTGCTTGTGGTTCTAAGAAAAAGGACCATGTTAATGTTTCAAAATCTGCTTTTTGTGGCCCGCATCAAACTTTCCCTGTTGTTGACTGTGAAGATGTAACGTTAGTTAAGTCTGCACTTGCTAAGTTTAAAGACAAAGAGAGCGTTCAAAAGATTCTTGCTAATGTAGATAGAAAGGCAAAAGTTTTTGGATGTTTTAAAAAGACTAAAGATGCTATTGACCATGCGCGTGTACTTCAAATGCTTGTTCAGACTGTTACAGAACATATGTATACAAAGAAATATCGACAGGATGACGGGAAAGAACCTGTTCTTAATGATGATGATGTATCTGCTCTTTCTTCTGTAATGAAAAATCTTGTAACTATGGTTGGTAAAGATAACTTTGTTAGTGCTCTTAGTTCTAGTGAACAAGAACTAAAGGATGTTGTTAAACATTTTCAAGATATAGACCTTTTAGATGAGATTATTTCTCTAGAAGAAACTGTTGGTGAGCTTAAAGATAAGTTAACAGAAACAGAAGTAGAAAGAGATGCCTTGAAAGAAGAATATGATTTAATACAAAAGGATAATGATTCTATTCGCGATGAACTGATTGATAATAAAAAAGTGATTCGTGATTTACAAGTTAGAGAGCTTGATTTATTGACTTCTCTTAAAGATGGAGAGGTAACTGAGGATGTTAAGAATAGTTGGCTTGAGTTATCTGATGAAGTTGTTCAGTCACAAGTTCTTAAGTTATCTGAGGAAGTTGACATTAATAAAATAGTAGCTAAACTTAATGATGGGATGAGTAGAGTTCCTGAAGGAGAAGTAGAAGACCCAACATTAAACTTTGAAGAAATACCAGAAGATATGCAAGAAAAAATAGTAGAGATTAACAGAAAGGCTTTTGAGAACTTTTCTGATATGAAAAAGGCTGATGAATGGAGACGGTTGCAAATAGAAAAACTTCTTTCAGAAAGAAAAAGATTTTCTCATAAACAGGATTGTTAAGGAGGAGAGAGATAAAGAATGAGTTATAATAATGTAAATCAAATGACTGGCTCTTTTAAGAGCTGGGACCATGTTGGAAATGTACTTCCAAATATGGAATATAGTGAAGGTATTCGTCCGCATTTTGATTCTATGCCGGCTGCTTGGTTGCCGGTTTTGTTTTGGGAAAAACATTATGAGAACTGGCTTGTATGCACTGCAGGTAAGTTGATTTCTGTCGACCCTCAAGGACGTATCGTTCCTGGTCAGTATATGTTGGGTAGTTCAACCGTTACTTATACGAATAATGATGTTAATACACAGACTATTGATGTCAGAACTGGCAATGCTTGCACTGCAGCGAGTGTTTCAGCAAGTCCTATCACTTTGGGTGATGTTTCGGCTTGGATGGGTGTAACAGGTCTTACTTGGGCTGCGAAGGCACCGATTGGTGCTGCTCCGTATTCTTATATACAGTGGGCGGGTGATGGAAGCTCAAATGATGATGGTACAAATCCAGCGTATTATCGAAACCATAACTATAATATGCAACATCGTATTGCTGCTCTTTGTGACTATGCCGTAGAACTTCCAGTTGTACCTGCTTCTCAGAGTGCTACAGATTTAACTGTAGGTTCTAATGTGAATAATGTTTGTACGTTTGCTGCTGTGTCAAATCTTCCTGTGGCCAAGAATACAACTCGCACTGCGATTTCGTTTACTAATGGAAATGCAACTGATGCTTCGTCTAAGTTTGTGAATGAAGTTGATTCGGTTTCTGATTTAGCTGCGGCTGGCGACTGGCATATTAATCTAACAACTGGTGTAGTGAGTGTTTATACAACTAGTTCGATTTCAACCAGCGATTATCAGATTGCATACTATCATTATGCTTCTGCTCCATCTTCAGTTTCGGTTTTTGCTTGTGTCGTAGGTAATCCGTTGCCTGGTGATTTTTTGAAATGTGATACTAACTCTAACTGGCAAGTTGCCACTCCCAAGGTGTATGGAGATGGTGAAACGGATGATTTTGATACATTTTCCCATATTATGGGACAGGTTTTGAATATTCATACATTCCCACAAGCTTATCTTGATAGAGTTCGCACTGCATATTCGTCATTAAATACAGATGCTACTGGTTCACTTCCTGGAACAGCTGGTCAAATGGACCAGATGCCTGGTTCTGCGAGTGGTGGTTATCAAACCAATATTCATTATTCTGGAGCAGCTAATCTCACCGCAATAGTAAATATGGTGTCTCGATAAGGAGGAATCTATTAGAGATGGATAGTAATAATAAAACAGAGTTTAAGATTGAAGATTTTCAAAAATATGAATATACATGGCGGAATGCGGGCCGTGACTTTGATGACCCACAAAGATTTCATACAATAAAGGATGCTATCAGCACAACTGATGCTCCTGTTTTTCTTCCTAAAGTAATAACTAATCAGATAAAAGAAGCTGCTGAACCATTGCTTGTTGGAACTTCTTTACTACAACGCATTCAATATACTTATGGTCAAGCAATCACTCTCCCAGCTGCTGGAGCTTTGGACGGTAACTTTGAAATCGGTGAAGGTCAGGAATATCCAGAGTTGATACCATCTCTTGGTGGGTCAACCGTGATTGCTACTGTTGGTAAGTGTGGATTGGCTGTTTCTATTACAGAAGAAATGATGAGATTTTCTCAGTATGACATTATTAATATGATGCTTCGTATGGGTGGTCGTGCTCTAGCGCGATGGAAGGAAAGAAAAGTTTTCAATATGATTTCGGCAGAAGGTGTACATGTATTTAACAACCTATCTCCGACCTCTTCTGTTCTTGGTGTAACACATGGGCGTTCGTTAAATGGTGAAGCAAATGGTTCTTGTACAATGGATGATGTGTTTGATTGTTACGCTCAGGTTATTACTCAGGGCTTCACTCCTGACACAATCCTGATGCATCCACTTACTTGGGTAATGTGGATTAAGGACCCAATCCTTCGATATTTTGCTCTTTCTGCTGGTGGTGGAACTTTCTTTGCCACTCCTCGTGGTAACCCTGCTGGTCAGGCGCCTTGGCAGAATCAAGGTGGTCGAGGAATGGGTGTTGGTCAAAATATTCTTCCTGGTGGAAATGCTGCAAGTCTAGCTGCAAGTCAGTTGACTGCTTATCCTCAAGATATTAACTCAGCTCCTCAGTTGCCATCGTATCTTGGTTACCCATTCACTATTATAGTAAGTCCTATGGTTGCTTTTAATCCTAATAACAAACTAACTGATATTTATATGTTCGACCGCAATGAGCTTGGTTTCTTGATTGTCGATGAAGATATTATGGTTGATGAGTGGGATGACAAACGAGTTGATATTCGTAAGATTAAAGCTAAAGAGCGATATTCTTTGGCTATTGCTAATGAAGGTCAAGGTGTTGCTGTAATGAAGAATGTGAAGGTTGTACCGAATGAAATCGTTTTACCTGCTCAAACTACTATCTCGTCTGGTGTATCTGGTTCTGTTCTTCCGATTAGTGCTACTGAAAACGTTCTGTCGTAATATGTAAGTAAATAGTTCTCTGGGCCCTTGTTTCTTGACTTGGGCCCATTTTTTTTGTATTCTATTTCTAAAATAGGAGGAACGTATGAGGATTCGTATTTTTAATGTAGAACAGACACCAATGTGGGCTATTCCAGACACTGAGATTTTTCTTTCTTCTGAACAGAATGATTTTCTTGATGTAGATTATTCTACACTTACACCTTATCAAAAGCAGATACTTTGGTCAGCTATTAAAATGAAGACTTTAGAAGCAGAAGACGATGAAGAGTTTCAGAGTGATTTCCGTGTTGTTCTTAGGGAATATTTAAAAAAGAGAAAAGAGACCGAATCTTCTCAGTTAAGAGAAGTGTTTGGTATAGAGACAAATCCTGTATCTCAAAGTATTCCTGTTTCGAGTGTCGAGGCTTTAGGTGCTGTATCTAAAGCTAATGAGTTAAAAAAGGTTCTCAAGAATAGTGTTGCTTCTCTCAAAAGATTACTTGTTGATTATTCTGCTGTCGATTTAGAAACTCTTTTCAAACTTGAACAACTTGGTAAAAATCGCAAAACTGTTTTAGGTTTTATTTCTGAGCTTATAACCAAACAGGCTCAAAAAAATGCGTGTAAGATTGAAAATAATAATGCTCCGAGTGCTTCAGAATATGAGGAAAGACAAGTTTTTAAAGGAATGAATAGGCGGCTATTATCAAATATTACTGATGTGGTAGAATCAGAAGAGGAGCTGGTTGCTATTAAAATAAAGGATGATTAATGTTGAGTGACTATACTTAAAGATATCATTGCTGACTATAATCCTCCCTACGGTTCTGTTGGAGTTTCTCTTAACTCTACAATAACAATACAGTTTGACAGATTGATGGATACAGACTCTCTTGAAAGAGAGTTTTTTATATCCGGTCCTGATACAGACCAGTTTATTGGTCCCGGAATATCTGAGTTTAATATTTATCCAGATAATGTTTCTCAGGGAGATGATTTTCTTACTTCGCCTGGATATTCTGGAATAGTTGAAGGTTCTTTTTCTTTTGAGACTGTAGCTGGTGCTACAAAAATGACATTTACACCGTCATCTCCAATGGCGGCGTTAACAGAATATACAGCTCACTTACCAGAAGCTGATGATACTAATGGAATAACATATAGCGATGGGCAGATAACTTTTTCTTGGACTACAGGAAGTGGTTCTATTGAAGCTTTGCCTTCAACATCATCTACATCTGTATTAACGAGTACTGTTTCTTCTTTGTCTGTATTGGATAATCTTGATGTAGTTAAGGTTACTCCTGCAGCAAACTCTGTTGAAAATGAAGTGACTTTGTCATCTATAGAAATAGAGTTTAATAAGGCAATCTCTGCAGTTGCTCTTGCAGATAACGTTTCTGTAAAAACTTATCCAGCGACTGATCATCCTTCTGTTTCTATTACGTCATATGAAAATCTTGCTATTAAAACTTCCGTGAATGGTAAAAAACTGACTATAGAGATATAGTATGAATGACAACTTCTCTCGAAAAACATAAAATACAACATATTCAACTTAATATTACTAGTACACCGATTCAAACTATTGGTGGTGCTCCGTTAACATTGTCTAATAATCAGATATCTTTTAACTATGACTCAGATGACTTTCAGTTAAATGGGAATAGTTTACAAATAAATAATATCCATGGAGATGCAAGATATTATACTCAAACACAACTTGATGAAGGACAACTTAATAGCTTGTATTATACGGAAACTGAATCTGATGCACTATATGCCCCTATAGCGAAAGGTGTGACAAATGGTGATGGCCATAATCATTCTGGAGGAGATGGAGCACAAATAGACCACGGAGAACTTTCGGGTCGTTCTGACGATGACCATACTATTTATCCTTTATTGTTAGGTCGTTCTGGTGGACAAACTCTTATTGGTGGCACAGATTCAGGAGATGATTTAACTCTACAATCTACATCTCATATAACAAAAGGAAGCATTATCTTTGGAACTTCTGCTTATGATGAGGTTAATAACCGCCTAGGCATAGGAACTACTCCAAGTTACCCATTACACTTGACTACTTCTTCGGGTACAGACGCAGAAATAAGAGCACAAACGGCAAATGGAAGTGATAATGCTAGACTAACTCTTTTAGCAACTGGAAATCAAGAATGGCATATAGAATCAGATAGAAGTAACAATCTTATGCAAATAGGTAGTTCCGTTTATGAATGTATTAAGATTTATGGGAGTGATGGTGTTGTTAAATTACCTACTGGTTATTTAACTATCGGTGATAGTTCTATATCAACAGAAACTTTATATATAGAAATGGGTTCTGGTAGAACTGACAACGGTTATGCTTATATAGATCTTGTTGGCGACACAACGTATACAGATTATGGGTTAAGGATTATTCGCAACAACACCGGAGCAAATACAAGTAGTACAATAGCACATCGTGGCACTGGTTCTTTAGATTTAAACGCAATAGATGCTGGTTCAATAGGTTTTTACACTAGCAATACTTTGGCTGCAACTATTGATAGTTCTCAAAATGTAGGTATAGGAGTTTCTCCTAGTTACAGATTGGATGTTAAGGATGATGTTAGTGGTTTTATGACTAGGTTTTTTAATGATGGGAATGATTCAAATCGTAATGGTATTGAAGTCCAATGCGGCGAAGATGACCAAAGTTCGGGTCAGCACTATTATTTTAAAGCTAGCGATGGTAATGGTAATGCTACTGGCTACTTGCGCGTAAATGCAGGAACTTTTGAGTTGATACAATCATCGAGTGAAAAGAGAAAGACTGATATTCAGGACAGTAATATAGATGCTTTAAATATAATAAATAATCTTCCTGTTCGTTCTTTTCGGCGGCGCGCAAAGGCCAAAACATTAGAAAAAGACTCTAACTACAAACCTCCTATAAATAAAGCAGGTTTCATAGCCGAAGAATGTTTAGAAATATATCCAGAAATGGTAGCATCGGACCCAGATGGTGATTTATTTATATCTCAATCAAAACTTATACCTGTTTTATGTAAGGCTATACAGCAGTTGGTAAATAAGATAGGGCAGCTGGAAGATAGGTTGGATGTTTCGTATTAAGTGATATTCTAAGATAGATATGTCTAGAGAAACTGTAGCTGGTCAAGAAATAAAACTTAGAACTAGATTCCGAGATGACCTTAGCGAAGGAGCGCAGGCATCTGGAGTTTGGCTTCATATATTTCCACCATCAACACCAGTTATGGTTGATGGTTCTACTGCTTATTTTTCTACCGATAGTGATTTTGAATATTTAGGTGAAGGTGTTTATGAATATGGGTTTACTCCTCCTGATTGTGTTCCTAATGGTGTGTGGACAGATGTTTGGTCCGGTATATTAAATTGTCAACTTGTGTCTGGTGAGTTTACTTTTGACGTTTATGGTGGTGGCGAAGCTATAGAACTTGGTAATCAACTCAGCATAAATAATATTGTTGAAGTTATTATAGATTCTGGGCTTATGGCTACTGATGGTACTTATTTATCAGATGGATATTCTTTTGAGTTTCTGACTATTACCGACCCTTCGTATACAAATATTCGAAAAGTGAAACTTGAAGCAGGCGGATTTTTAGCTGGTGTTTCTGATTTAACTTTGCAGTTAGCGATTTTAGAAGCAAGTCTTGAAGCAGACCAGTTAGATTTTACTTCTGGAAATGTGACTCAAAATACTGCTTTTTTTCAACATGCGCGGCGAGAGTGGACGACTTGTAAAGTAGCTCTTGGGATTATAGATAATCTGACAACTTCTGGTTTGAAAGCGAAGACCCTTGCTGACTTACGTGTTGAATATGATACAAATGTGGTTTTCAAAACTATTCAAAGGATTATGGCTTGTTTAGAAAAATGGGAGCCTCAACTTATATCTGGTGGTTATGCCAAATGTTCTCAACAACCTCGTGGTGTTATAAAGGGTGAATATAATACTGAGAGACCTCATACTGGTAGGTTATGGGAACCTACTGATAGTTCTTATTCTGATGCTTATCCTGCAGCTAATACTGAAGCAAGAAGAACTTCGAATCATCAAAGATATAAAAATATATACAAACAACGGAAACGATGGTGGTAATAAATGCCTTCGACTGATTTTTATTCTTCTGGGACCTATAGAAGCGAGGTTAGTCTTCGGGATGAAATGGAAAACTTTCTTGACGGCGCGTTTCCTGAGATATCAAAGAAACAAAAGGCTTTGATTAGAAAAATGAGAAGAGATATAGACGGGAATCTTATCTCTTGTGTTTGTGTCGATTCTAATACTGGTGAACCAGATATAGATACGTTTTGTGTTCACTGTCACGGTGAGTCTTATTATTGGTCGGAAGAGTGGATTGATATTTATAAACAAGTAATACGTAGTGATGTTGGGAATGCTGATAGAGAGAGATTGTTGCCTCCTACAGTTCAAAATATTCCTGTTATTTTATTTTTTACGCGTTATTCAGAAGAAATAACTGCAGATGATAAGATTATTGAACTAAAGCTAAATACAGATGGAACATTATTTCGTCCATATACTCGTGTTGGAGTTTATAGGATTGGAACTCTTTTTGACATGCGTTCAGATAATGGAAGACTTGAATATTGGAAAATAGCAGCATATAAAGAAGAGCGAAAGTTTTTAAATGGACCGGATGGGTAGGAATGGCAACCCCAGATATTATTGACGGAAGTTTGATTCAAGATATTTTAACTGACGAAATGTCTACCAACAATCGTCGGGTTACTGTTGAAAGAATATATGAAGCTTCTTTTTTAAGAGATACTGCTTTAAGTCAGAGAAGACTAAGAACACCAAAGAAAGCAAAATGGTCTCTTACTGATGTTTATACCACAATGAGACAAGCTATTGAAAACTATGAGGAAAGAGCTAATACACCCACAAAAAACAGAATAACTTTTACAGAAGATGAAAGTGATAGAAAGTCTGATACTGAAGTTATATCAGTTAAATGTATGAATAGACATCCTGGTCTTTTTTCTCAAGGAACTCCTTATGATGCTGGTAAGGCTGGCGCTGTTAAGAATCTACTTCCTGTTTTAAGAGAAGAAATCAATGACCCAGAACATAAAGGATATCGTATAGCTATACTTGGGAAATGGTTTGATAATATTGTTCGTTTAACCTGTTGGGCTCGAACGAATAAAAGAGCGAACTATAGAGCAGATTGGCTAGAAACGCTTATGGAAGAATATATGTGGTGGTTTAAATCAGAGGGTATTGATAGGTGTATTTTTATAGATAGAAGAGAAGATATAACAGAGGATGTTGATGGTAATCGTTGGTATGGTAGGCCACTTGATTATTTTGTAAGAACTGAGAAAATAAGTATGCGGAGTGAAAAGCAAATCGAGGAGATTTTAATAAAAACTACTCTGTCAGACGAATAGCTAGAGGAGGATTTAATATAGATGTCGTTCGAAAATTTACCTGGAATCTTTGGAGAAAAGCAGGATGGAAATCTTGCTATACTCCCAGTTAATGATAATCCAAAAGTCTGTATTTTAGGTACTGCAGCTCAGGGTGATAGTGAAACATTTTATTCTGTTGGAAAAATATCGACTGCCAGTGCTGCTTTTGGTAAGACTGGAAGTCTAATACGTGGAATGTATGAAACTTCTATTGGTGGAGCACAAAATCTACGACTTATACGCATAGGTGCAACTGCTGCTACTCTTTCTGATATTGGAGAAAGTGATGGACTAACTGTTACTACTGTAGACAAAGATGACACTGCTGGAACAAGTTTTACTATTTTCTTTGAAGCATCTACTAAGCGTCTTCGTATTTGGCGTGTAAGTGATGATGAACTTGTTTATGATAATAATCCAGCTTATCCACTTGATGCTGTTGATGAAGGTGAAGTAAATGTGAGCGGTAGTATCAGTGGAACTCCTGTTGCTGACATAGGTTCTCTTGCCACTCCTATAACATTGGCTGCTGCCGATGGAGAGGGTGATGGTCCTGCTTCTTATACTGCTGGGACTGATGGTGTAGCTGATGATGCTGGTGCTGGTGCACTTTCTCTAATGGAAAAATATGAAGCGCTCTATCGTGCTTATAAGATTCTTGAGGACCAAGATATTGATGTAGTTGTTCCTATGGAAGTATATCTTGATGACCTTAATGTTATGGATATGAATACTGCAACAGTTAATAGCCGTGGACTTACTTCTATATCTACATATCCAAATGCTGGAGAAACAGATGATGTTTTAGGTAAACTTTATGTAGAAGAGTATCTTGGTGAATATTATTTCTGGTGGTGGTTTCCAAATGACCCATCTAATCCTACATTTACTACAGCAAATATCTATCCATCGGCTGGTTCTGCCGATTCCAGTCATACTACAGATGGGACAGCTCTCACCGCTTCGGATTTTCACGAGGTAAACTTTGGGCATCAACTTGCATATTTTTGTTATAGCCAATCACAAAATAACGAAGAGATGACTGGGGTTATTGGAGTATTGCCTCCGACTGGATTATCTCCTGCTCAAGTTTCTCAATGGATTGGAACTGCTCCTGTTACTACTACTGATGGGGCTGGGAATACTGTTATTTCTACGAATGGAACCGGTCTCTTAGGTAATAAATGGCTTGCTGGTCGTAAAACAGCAAGTGGTGTTGCTGGCCATATTGTTAATGGAGTAGATGGTTTGTATGGTGGTGGTTTTATTGCTACAGATGATGGATTTAAGGATGGCACTGAGTTAACTGATGATAATGACCATCTTGTAGATATTGGTAAGTATATTAGCGTAGTAGCTACTCATCCGATTTTAGCTAACCCAAGTCGCTCAACTCAATATATGGCTACTGGTGCACCGTTATATGGTGGATTTTATAGTAACTTACCCCCAGAAAGTGCTCCGACAAACAAGGTTTTAAAGGGAGTGAGGCTACCATTTAGGATTGGTAAAGCAAAGCTTGATACTCTTGCTGGTTTTAGATATGTAACGTTCCATGCCGAAGTGAACGGTATCGTAGTAAGTGATGCTCCTACAGCTGCCAGGACTGATAGTGATTATCGTAGATTATCGACTGTCCGTATTGTCAAAGCTTGTATGGATGATGTTCGTATTGTTGGTCGTCCGTTTATTGGTAACTTAATGAATGGTAGAAAAATGGCTGCTTTAGAGACTGGAATAGATAATAAAATGAAACAACGTGTTACTGTTGGTCATTTACAGCGTTATGAAGTTAAAGTAACTACTACTCCGGCTCAACGAGTTTTGGGTCAAGCAGACGTTGAACTCAAACTTGTTCCAGCATTTGAACTCAGACAAATAACTGTTAGTGTAAGTCTTGCAGCAGTTTAATAGAGGAGGATTAGGTATAAAAAATGGCACAAACTTCAGTATTTGCCAGAGGATATAATAGTTTTTCTGGCGTAGACATTAAGGCTGTCTTTAATAACCAAGTAATAGGTGAGCTTCAAGCTATTTCATACAGTATTAGTAGAGAAAAAGCTCCTATATACACAATGGGCAGCGCAGACCCACGTTCTTTTTCTCGAGGTAAAAGAGGTATTGCTGGCACTTTGATTTTCATTGTTTTTGATAGGCATCCCATTCTTTCTGCTTTTGGTGCTTATCAACCAGAGGCTAATCAGAGACTTTTATTTTTGTCTGATATTGACGATGTTAGACCAGAAGCAGATGTAACAAAGGACATTAGCTCGATAGGTTTAGCAAATCCAGAGCAGGCTTCAGCTTCGGTTCAAGTAGCTGAATCTAATATCACGGCTGTAGATAGTGACCAGGTGGTAGCTGCTCCTTGGTTTGTTGACCAGATACCTCCGTTTGATGTTACCTTAGCTGCTGCTAATGAGTATGGTTCTCTTGCTGTAATGCGCATTTTTGGACTTGAACTTCTTAATGAAGGATATGGTGTATCGATTGATGATATGGTTTCTGAAACTCAGTATACTTATGTTGCTCGCACTCTTGTAGGGTGGAGACCTTTGGGTAATATCGTTTTAACAGACCAATCATAATAGCAGATAGAATATCGTATGATAGAATAATAGCAGGGTAGGCTATAGGCAGACCCTGCTTTTTTATTATGGCGCACGACGAAGTTATAAATGCAAAAGATAGTATTACAACTGGAGCTTATTCTAAGGATGGAAATCTTTGGAACGTAAGTGGTAATGGTGTAGATAGTTATACAGAAAGTCTTCGTGGTCCTGAAAGTGAGTTACCAGCTAACAATAAAGCTGAAGGAGGTGTTCAGTGGTTAGGTAGCTCTTATTCTGGTGCAGATATTAAAATAGTAGTTCATCTTTATGACGAGATTTCTTATAGAGAAGAAGCTCTTTTAGCTGAGGATGTACAGTTTTATTTTGACCTTTCAAATGCTTTTCAGTCTATAGCAGACAATGCCGATTCTGTATCTGATATTAGTAATAAAGAGAAAAGAAATGCTTTTATAAATACTTGGGAAGGACAAGATAGTCGAGTATTAGGTCATATTCTTTCTTTTTTGAATGCATTCAATATTGTTCCAAAACGGACAAGGGCATCTGCTATAAGAACTGCTGCAAAAGACAATAGTTCAGATTATATGGTTCTTGGAAAAGAATCTCAAAATAAGTTGAATAGTCTTGAAGCTCTTAAGAAGGATAGTTTTTCTACTTTTACTCTTGCTACTGCCCAAACATTTTCTCTTCAGACTCATAGAGAAAAGCATCCGGTTAGAGCATTAGGTAACTCAAATGTTCTTGGATATACTCGTGGTGCGCGCACTGTTGCAGGCAGTATAATATTCACAATGTTTAATGAACACGCACTTGCTTCTTTAATAAGAAGAATGGGTAGCACTAAAAACAAGTTTGACCCTTCATCTTCTATAAATGACCAAGTTTCTTCTTTGCTTATTGACCAGTTGCCTCCTATAGATATAACTATTGTTTTCGCTAATGAATACGGTAGCTTATCTCGTGGTGCTGTTTATGGAGTTGAGTTTCTTAATAGTGGAGTAACATTATCGATTGAAGATATATTGACTGAAGAAGTTGTGAACTTTGTTGCTCGGGATGCTGACCCTATAGTTTCGCAAGGTAGCATTGGTATTGACAGAAAACAACGAGGAATGCATTTTAATATTGATGGAAAGCCCACAACTGGTTCAGACCTGATATTTGCTAATAAATCTTCGTATGATGATTTTCTTGAAAGACTTAAGGTAAGAAGACAGTTTAGGAATAGATAATGGCTGACGATAGTTTTGGTGGAATAAGACCTGGTGTTTATGATGTAGATCATTTTTCTGGCGCGCAAGTAGCTGTTTTTATTGGAGATATATTGGTAGATGAAATCACTGCTATTAACTTTATAGTCCAACAGCAACGAAGGCCTCTTTATGGATATGGAGACCAATATTTTAGGGCTATGTCTAAGGGTCAGATATTAGTCCAAGGTCAGTTTGCTATTAACTTCAAGGAAGCAGGTTATTTATGGCTTGTTCTCAACGAATATCGAGTTAAAATAAAAGGCAAACTTTCAAAACTTGACCAGAGTCCTATTAAAACAAGCAGTTTATCTTTACAACAAAATGTAGAGCAGGTTATTAATAACGAAGTAGAACAAGACCAAAGATATGAAGCTATTGCAAGTTTAGCTGAAGCATATGCTTCTTTGGCTGGGTTTGCTTCTACAACGCGCGCAGGTGGAGAAAGCGTAGGAACGGCTGAAAATATATTTGAAACATTTGAAAACTATATTTGGGGAAGTAAGACCAAATCACATGACTTTAATGTTTCTGAAAATAGAAATGCTGACGACCCAGACCTGAATCCTTTTGATATATTTATTTCATATGGTGATTTTACAGGTGATGACAGAGCTAATCATACGATTGTGAAACTAGAAGATTGTTATATTGTTGGTAGTTCTCAAAGAGTAGAGATTGACCCACTTCCTATAATGGAAGTTTATCCATTTATGGGAAGAATGCGTGTATAGTTTTCTTGCTGTTGTTGAAAAATATGTGTATTATTACTGAAAGGAGAAATAGATGGAAGCTACTATTATCAACAATGAAGAATGTTGGCCTGAGTTAGGATTAGAATATGATAGCAAACTATTATTACCTTTAGTTTGGGGTAAGGATTGTAACAATCATAGTTATACTGCTGAGTATAATCTAAAACACTTGGATGTATTAAGTGAAGAAAATGGGTGGATTCTTATTTCTAATGAAGATTTTAAATGTCATTATATGCAGCGTTTAAGTGATTTCGACTTTGATGTTATATATTTAGAAGATAATAAGGTAGTTATTCAAAACAATAGTAGATTAAAGGAGAAATAAGTGAAAGAAGAACAAAAACAACCAGAGACTCAGGAATCAGAAGTTCCTAATCTTGTAAAACTACTTGAAGAGTTTGATAACTCACCTGGTGCAGCAGAAATAGAAAAATGGAAACAACAGTTTGGAGAAGTATTTGTTTCTGGATTTTCTGAAACTGATATATTTGTTTGGCGTCCATTAAATAGAAAAGAATATGTCGAGCTTCAAAAGAAAATGCGAACTCCTGCTCAGGAAAATGAGCAACAGTTTACCGACTTAGATTTTGAAGAAGCTGTTGTAAATCAATGTATTCTTTGGAGTTCAGACGAGAAAATATTAAAGAACAAGGGTGGTAGTATTTCAACTCTTTCTGAACAGATTATGACAAACTCTAACTTTATGGCTCCTGCTATGGCTTCTGTTTTGGTAATGAAACTTTAAGGATAAGTTTTATTTTGTGCGAAATCCAGCAGATTTACGCGAAAGATATGGCTCAGTTTTTGTTTTAGAACTTCCTGATGGATTAGTAGTTCCGTTCTCTCTTTTATCTCTTTCAGATTTTTTCACTTATTCAAAGATATTATCTTCAGATATTATTCCTTCTTGGGTAATAGAAAATGAGATTTTTACTAAATGTGTGAAAGATGAAGTTTTAATAGATAATATTTATCAGCAAAAAGCAGGAACACCAACAACTGTAGCAAATACCATTCTTCAATATTCAGCTCCTAACTCTCAAGAAGAACTGGGTTATTTTCTTAACTATAATCGTTCTGTTGTAGACAATAGTTTATATCAACTGATTAATACTATATGTTTAGCGTATAGTTATACTCCCGATGATTTATTAAGAAAGGACATTCAGGAGATTTTCTTTCTTTTCGCACTGGCCGAAAGAAAACTATTAGATACTGGTATACTATCTGAACCATTTGATTTTGAAAATAAAAACACAAAGAAACCAAGAAAACAACACAAAGTAGATTTATCTAAACTTAGTGAAGAATATAGACAACAAGAAGAAGAATGGAATCTTAGAAAGTTACGTCAACAAGGTACTAAGAGTCCTGGAATGACAGTTGAGAATGAAACTCCTTCTTTTAATGATACTGATAAAAATGGAGATACTGTTATTTCTGGACGTGAACTTATGTATAATCTGGATGCTGACCCTACTTCTGATTCTCCTGTTGAAAGTCAAATGATGGAAGACGCTAAGGTTATATTTGGAGATTATCTTGAAGCTTTGAAAAAGGGTGAGAAGATTAAGATTAAAAGTGAAGACCAAAGAATAGCTGAAGCTAAAAAGCGTTTGGAAGAAAATAGGAGAAAGCTGAGGAAGAAGTAGTGTGGCCCGATTTCCATTTACAACTAATCTTTCTGCTGCACGAGCTTATTATGGTCCATCTTTAACAGACCCTCGAGACCAACCAGAACGTTGGTCTAACTATCCACAAATACCAGCCCGACCAGTTTCGAAACAGTTTTCTAACTTTGCTTCTTTTGTTGCTGGTGTAGGTGGTATTGCTGCTTTTGGATATGTTCCTTTTAAAGGAGGACACGTTTGGGATTATTATGTTAAAGGTCTGCGTGCATTAGAAGAATATTCTCCAGCAAGAATATTTCGGACATTTCAGTCATCATCAATATTTTCAGGTTTTGAAACATCTGTTCGACAGGCAAATCTATTTGTAGGACCTGAGCTTCTTAAGACAAATCGTCAACAAGCTGAATATTTATCAAAACTTATTGGTGGAGATGCTTATTCTCGGCTTTTAAAAGAAGGAGTTACCTTACGTTCTGGTAGGCTTTTTTGGGGTCAAGGTCCAGACGTAGCACTTAAGTATGCTTCAGCTATTAGAACTGCTGGTCTTGGTGAAGCTTCTTATATAGGGGCAGCTTACGCTCGAAGGCTTGGACTTAGAGAACTAAGAGGCAATCCACCTTTTGAAAGATTTTTTGCTGCTGCGGCTCCTTTAAAAGATAGATATCCAGATATATTGAATCCGCTTATAGAAGGATATCCAGCCCAGATTATAGGTGGAAGAAATATTTTCCAACATACTTGGAGAAAACTTGGTGCTTTAGGAACAGAACAAATAAGTAGATTTAATCGTTTACTGACAATGTTTCCTGTTGTAGGTAAGCGTCTTGCTATAAAACCTGGTGGTGGGCTTTCTATGCTTGGAAGATTTACTGCTAAGTTTGGTTTAGGCCTTGGGGCTTTATCTTTAGGCTATGAAACGCTTGATTGGTATACAAGAAAATCAGAGTTATTTGATGAGACTTTATTTTCTGAAGGTATAAGTTATGGCTTGGCTTCTATTCCTGCTGCAGCGCATATAAAAACTGCTCAAATATCAGAAAGTCTTGGTTTGTCTGATTATGCGCGCAAACAAGAAGAAATAGCTCCTGGTAGTACATCTCTTTTAAAACTGGCTGCTTTTCCAATAATGGGTGCTTTTGGTGTCGGCGCGTTGTCTTATTTTGGAAAAATAGGAGGAATGGCACATCTTCAAATATCAGAAGGTATTTCTGCTTCTATGGCGAGACATAGAATGGATGAAGCTTTTAAATCTTGGAAACACTTTGGAACTTTTGGCGAAAATATTGGTCGAGTTTTAGAAAGTAAGTCAGGTGGACTTCTTGGAAGATTAGCTAAAAAAATAAATACTCCAACAAGATTTGGAATGGCTTTAGGTGCTGGTATAGGATTGGCTGCTGTTCTTCCTTTTTTACCTGGCGCGCTATTTCCTCAAACATCCTCTGAAGAACTTAAAGATATATATTCTGGAAAACAGGAAGTTCCTATAAGGAAAGGTCGCTATTGGCTATTCGGGCGTAGTCCAGCAGAAGGAGAAAGAGTTCAATATTTTCGTCAGCATTGGATACCTTTACTTAAAAAACAGGGAAGAGAAAGAGTAATATGGGGCGAAGACCTGGAAAAGCTTAGTCCTATAGAAAGATGGTACAAGCAAGAGTTTACTTATGAGATAGAAAAAAGGCATCCATATTTTCCAGTGAGTTCGTTGCCTTTTGAAGATGTTCCGTTTCTTGGCCCTATACTTTCGGCAACTGTTGGTCGTTGGATAAAACCAGAACTATATTTAAATACAGAACATTGGTTTTCTGATAAAGGTGTAAAAACTCAGTCGCCGTCTTTTGGAGCAAGAATAGCTACTGAAGCTGGTCAAGTACCTCAAGGAATACCTGTATCTCCATATTCTGCTCAGTCTATTATTGGTGAGCAGATATATAGGGTTGGCACAGAAATGATTGGTTTGACTGGTTTTACGACTGCGGCAATCAAAGAAAAAATAACTGGGAGCCAAGATTGGTTTGACCAGTTGGCGCAGTTAGAAAGTGCTCGTCGTGTTTTTGGTGTTGAAAGGTGGTATTGGGAAAAAGAACTTGGTGACCCTTTTGGTTTAACTGAACCGATTCGTCGATTATTTCCTCATCGAAGACACCAAGTGGATTTAGTTAACCCAATACCTTCAGGTGCTCCAGAATGGCTTCCTGGGCCTGGTGAGAAAGCACCTGATTTTAGTACGGGATATTATTTTAATAAAGTGCCAATGGGTGAGATTAGGTTGCCAGGGCCTGGATATGCTGAGCTTTATCCAGAGCTTAAGGATATAGAACCAGGTGATTATCCATTGATTCATCAGTTCAAAATACTTTCTGATGTTGCAATGTATAGTGATAAATATAAACAATCTCTCCAAAAGATACGTGCCAAACGAGCATCTAAAGATTGGACTGACTACGAAGAAGATATTTATCAAACAACTCTCAAACAAGTAAAGCAAAAGAAACAAAGAGTAGAGTTTCAAGAATACAAATATTTATCTTCTATGGGAGAAGTTTTTCCTGGCGCGAAACAAGAGAGTTCTGAACTTATAGCTAAAATGAATGAATGGAAAGCTTCTCGAGAAGAAAAACCGTCTTTATTTAAAAAGTTCTTTGGTGGATATTGGGAACTACTTGCTCATAATGCTGAAACTGCTTTTGACCAGTTGACACCTATTTCTCCTGGAGCAAAGTTAGTTCATATGAGAACACCTATTGAAAGTTATGAAAGAGAGATTTTATATGGACAGTCATCGGCATTTTGGCAACATCCAGTGTCTCATTTTCTTGCTCCGTTTGCTCGTTCTATTGCTCACACGTTTGGATACGAGGGAGTACCTGAGGCTTCTCAACAGACGCGCGATTTAGAAAACTATTTTGATATTCTTAAATATGTAAAGAATGCCAGACTTTCAAATCTGGCGCGCATGGTAGGAGATACAGAAGCAGTTAAAGAGTTCGAAAAAAATAAAGATGAAACTTTGTTTGGTATAAATCCATTTACCCGTAACTATTCTTCACTTTATCGCGCATTACCAAGAAGAGAAAGAGATTATTTTTCTGCTTTTGAGAAAGCGGATACTATTGAAGAAAGACAACGTATTTTAGAAATGGTTCCTGAAAATGAAAAATCTTTATATATAGCTCGTTGGAAGTTAGTTCACGCTGGAGATTTGAAGAAGGCTGTAAAAGCTGGTATTTTTTCTGAAGCAGAAGAAGTTGAAGCTGACAAAAAGATTGATGCTGTATATAAGGAAGCAAAAACTGAAGGTTTCCCTATATCAGATGAGTTATTTGCTGAATATTTAAAAACTAAGTATCCTGGTGAAAACTATGCTGATTGGTATCGTAGAGTTAAAATATTAAGTGGAGTTGAAGGTATTCCTGGGCCGGATTGGGTTGCGTTCAATCCAAGCGTAGACCTTGAAGATGTGAAACTGAAACTTGTTCAACACTTAGGAGAAGAGCCTATTCCTTTAAATCTTTGGCCATCCAGAGAAAAAGAGTTACCATACAAACCATTTATAGATGAAGAAGCTATAGAGCCGCTTATTAACCAAGAAAGATTAACAAGTGAAGAAATGAAATCTCGTATTAACGAGTTGCTTTTTGCTGATAAAATGAAAGGAGATGTATTTATTTCAACAAGTACTGCACCAAAAGAAGAAGTTTCTATAAACTTAGATATAGAAGAAGATAGAACAGAAGAGGAACAAGAGTTACTTTTGCAAGCTTTAGATGCCTAATAATAAAGACGATAGATTTAATGCCTTAAAAGGTCTTGCTGTTGCTGCTCCATTATCATATGGAGTTTCTTCATCTGTTAGAAAAATGGCAGATAAAGGATACTTCACTTTTCCTAAGCCTATGTCTACATCTGGGTTTATAGGTACTCTTCAAAAGAGTAGTTTATCTTCTAACTCTGGAATAGACTTGTCTTTTTTAGGTCAAAATCAACAACTGTTTAAAACACAGCCAGAGCTTGCAAGAACTGCCTGGATTGAGGCTGTTCAGTCTACCGACCCATTAGCTTCAAATGTTCTTTCTTTTGCTGGTGACATCAAAACTGCTCCAACAACTAAGGTTATGTCTTCTATAGAACAAACACTTCAAAGAAATAACTCTATTTTTATGGCGCGCATATATAATAAGTTCAAAAGTAATGTTGCTTCATTAAGAAAACATTATGAACTAACTGGTAATATTCCAAAGTTTAAAACTGTCGAAGGATTAACGTTTCCTGCTCCAAGAAATGTTTCTATTAATCAACTGCCTGCGGAGATAGCTTCTTTTCATAAATCTTTTGTTAAGGATGCAGGTTTAACAAGTACTGGTGTAAGATACTATACTCGACAAGGCTGGCAGCAACATGGGACTTATGTAATGTCTTTTATGAAAGGCAAGATCCCGTTTGATATTACTGTTCCTGTTGCACGCGGTGGAGTGTTAATAGAAGGTCTTACTCAATCAGCAAGAAGGATTGCTCCAGATGTAGGTATTTTTGACCCAAGAACTGGCCAGATGAATAGACTATCAAGACATGAGTTTTTGCTTCGAGATATACAGCAATCAATATTACCAAGAATAGCGAGTGGAGAGTATACTTCAAGATATGATATAGAAAGAGCTATTAGTACTGCATATGAAAGAAATATTTATGCTTTAGAATCTATCCCAAATCTTCCAGAAAATCTACTTTCTCCTGCTTGGAAAAGCTATCAACGTATTAAGGGTCAAGGACTTGATATAGTTACAGAAGGAAAGCTGGCGGAGCTTAGACCTGGAGAAGTATTTCGTTCTGTTTATAGTCGACCAACTGAGGAACAGTTTAAAGCAGTTATGTCTCGTCCAGAACTATTTCCTTTTGCAAGTCCTGTTAACTTAGCGAAAGGACGTGTCAGCAGTTTTAATGCTTCTGAATGGTTTATGACACCAGAAGATATAGATTGGGCAAGACAACCTCGTCAAGCTTTAAGACAATGGAGAGCCAGCGATAAGGCTGTATCTGAAATGTTAACATCTGGTTCTTCGAAATGGTCTATATTTGAAACACAAGCTTGGCGCAGAGATTTTGGAAACTACGCTACGCCTTGGATGCCTACAGTATATGTTGACCCAGTAAAACACGGACAAATGCTTGAACAACTTGGAATGAAAGAAGGTGAAGCTTTGATAGCAAATGTTCCGAGTTTTAGAAGACAACTTGGTGTAGTCGGTCAACCGTTTCCTATACATCTTGGTTCTGTTGCCGAAGGGGTGGCAGAAAGAATATTTAAGAGAGATGTATTTCAAGTTGGTGAAGTTCTTGGACAAACTCCAGAAGGGAAATCAGTTATTTTTCAGCGAGGCATGGAACTTTTGGGTCTTCAACCTTTTGAAACAACTGCGAGAGGACAAGAGTTTTCTTTGATGTATCGTCAAGCGTTAGCTCCAGAAATGGCTGCAAAAAGATTTGGTGGTTATAAAGCTGTAGAAAAGTTTATTGACCCATTTAGATTAGAAAAAGCGTTTGCCCAAACAGGGCTTGATATAACACAACTTGAAGGTCGTTTTCGAGTTGTTTCTATGGATGAGTTGACAAAAGATGCTGTTAAGCTGAATACTCAAGTTATTACTGGTTTATGGGAAAAAATACGTAGAGATAGAAGTAAAAACTTCATACAACACAATCAAAGGCTTGCTGCTTTTATGAGAAACCCGAGAGTATATTCTTCTTTTATGAGAAGAAAGTATGGACCTCAAGGTTTTATGGAACAAATGATGGGGCTTGCTGTAAAAGAAGTGGGATTAGAACCAGAAGAGTTTGGAACAATATTTGGCGCTTTAAGTCCAGAAGCTTATCAAGGGGTTATTCCTCAGGAGTTTGCGAAACAAATGACAGGAATATCTTTTGGGCTTTCTCAAGGTATTCTTCATGAACCTATGGCTATGACTGGAGCTGGTGCACTTGGTTCTATAGAGCCGAGAGTTTTTGACGTATTGAAAGGTGGACAATATGGGCCTCTTGGAGAATCTATGTCTACTGAGTTGGCGCGCAGGCTTGCTTTATCTAATCCTGAAACTCTTGCTACATATGAAGGGTTAACAAAAACTCTTGCGTCTTTAGCTGGAAAAACGGGTTCTACAAAAGGAGCGGCTTTATGGGATATTGGAATAAAAGGATATTCCAATGAAGCTTTTCAGCAGTTTATTGAAAGTGGTGGTGGTTTTCTTAGAGTAGGTGCTGGATACAAAGATATTTTTGTTCCAGGCGCAGATGTCTTAACTCCTTATAAAACACCAGCTGGGAAATATATTCCTGGTGTATTAGCTATGGAATATCATGGTCTTGCTCGTGAGATGTCTAAACTTACATTACAATCTAAAAGAGTGGATTTAGAAGCTGCTGGTAATGTAGTAAATAACTTTGTAAGAAATATTATGACTCATCAAGCTCCATTTGGTAAAGGGGAAGGTGCTATTGCTAGAGGACAACTATTAGGTTCGAGATTTTTAAGAGGTGTTTCTGAAACAGGTGGTCATAAAGCTCCTGGAGTTATGACTGTAGGTATTCCTCAATATATTGGAGAACAAATGTTTGAGGATTTAGCTTCTATAACTGGTGCTGCTGATATTAAGTCTGTTCAAGAAATGAATAAGCGCTTTCTTGCTGGTCAATCTATCGGTGGAATGATATGGAGACATCCTATTGCTGGTCCGTATTCTGCTCAACCTATTAATATACAAATGATGAAAGATATTCGTGAGCCTGTAGTTGTAATGCCTTCTGTTTCTGTAGATATAGGTATGAAAAATCCTATTGAGCTATCTCCAATGGTTGGAATGGGTATGGACTTAGATGCTGATATAGCATCTGTTTCTCTTGTCAGTCCGGATTTAGAGAAAAATATTAGAAAAGGATTTACTTATGCTGATAATCAATACACTCAGGCCTATATGGAACATATGGTGCGTGCTCAGATTATCAAGACAAAAGCTGCTGGTGGTGCAGAGCTTTTAGCTACTCAAGAAAAAAAGATTGCTGACGCATTAAAGCTTGCTACAGGTCAACAGTGGATTGGAAGATTATCTTTACAAATGCACGGAGCTAAACAAGCAGCAGTTCAGCGATTAAAAGGACAGCAGGCGGCAAATGTTGCTTTTACTCTTAACTGGTTAGAAGAAAGTATTATTAAATCTAAACACTTAAGTAGACAAAAGGTTTTGAGTGATGAAATGTCTGTTTTGTTAGCAAAGGCAGAAAGTGCATTTCAAGCTAAGGACCCTGTGCGACTTGAACAAGTGATACGTAATATGTTAGCTGAAAGTGATGAAGTTTCGCGAGCTTTGCTTGACCAAGAAGTGCGTATTCCTAAAAATATAGAGCGTATTAGAGAGATTACCGGCGTCAAGTCAATGAGAGATGTATTACCTGCAGTGAATATTAAAGAAACAACTCGAGATATGATGAATGCGATGGAATGGGCTGAGACAACAGGTTTGGAAGAAATGTCACGTATTGCTTCAGCAAGGAAAGCGCCAAGTATTACCAATCTAGGAAAATATTTATCTTTTACGGGTTCTGTTTTAAGTTCTAGTAAAGGAGCTTTTACTGGAGTTTCTGAAGGATTTATGAGAGCAAAGAACTTTGCTGCTTCGATGGGAATGGGGTTGATTGAACATAAGAAGGCTCTTGGTTGGGGTTTGGCTGGTTCATTAGCAATAGGTCTTGCCTTGTCAAAGCCCGAAGACTTGATTGGGTCTGGGGCTGATTTAGTTCCGAATGCTAAAACAGTAACAGATTTTAATAAAGCGACTCAGAAAATGACTGCAGAGAATATTCTACCTCCAGAAGCGCCACTTGGTGAGCCTACAGTTCCTTCTATAATGGTTACTCCGTCAGCTAGAATACTTCCTGGAGCAGAAAATAGAAATATAAATATAAGAGCAAGGTCTTCTTCTAGAACAAATGCAGAAGATATGGTCCGAAAATACAGAAGGTCTGTGTCATTTAATAGAATGAATGTTAATGTAAGAGATAATAGGTCAAGATTGAGTAAGTATGACATAGCTGATAGAATATTAACATAATGGCTGAATATAGTTCTTTATTCCAGTTTAATAATCAGATTTTGGATATTCCTCCAAAAAATATTCGTGTAGATAGACAGTCTTTTAATAATCAATGGCAAACATTAAGAACTCAGTCTTCGATTAAATCTAAGTCTGGATTTTCAACTGCTGATATATATATAACAGTTGAGTTTATAGACGAGTTGGTTTCTGGTGCACCTCTTGGTTCAACAAGAAATGGATTTCGACAACTTCGTGATTTAATATCTCAGTTTCGTGTGACTCCGTTTTGTTATGTAGAGAATAGTTTTTTAAGAGATAAGTTTTTCGCTGGACATTCACATCAGTCAATGGCCTTGGCTTTAAAACAGATGGAGATTACTGCAGGAACCGACGACAGAAGTACAAATGTTATTGTTGTAAACTTTCATTTTTGTTGGTTTAACTATTTTCCGTTTATGCGCGACTTTCTTTATAAGAAAAATCTAATGGGAACTGAAGCTGTTAAGAATCCTGCTGACAGTAAACCTTGGCAGTTAATGTATCAGGCAGAACAGAGACGCCATAAGTATAAACAAGTTGATAGGTTGCATACTGGTTTGGTTCTTAGTTTCAAAGAATATAAGGCATTGACAGTAAAAAGGTATTTTGAAGTACGAGACAAAGAAGTAGCTTCTCTTAAAAAGTTAAGCAACGAGTTATCCCAGCTTTCTTCTAATAAAGAAGGTTCTGCAGTCGGAGAAAAGATTCGTGATGTTTTATTTGATGAACTGAAAGACGAGAACTGGGCGCGTTCGTTGCGTAGAGAGATTTTTGGCGATACTACATCTATGTTTTATGAGCAAAACAGCAAGAATGTTCTTCATAAAGTAAAAAGTCTTATAAAAGAGGCTATTGAACCAGGAAAAAGAGATAGTAGATTTGCTGTTGAAGCGTTTGGCTGGAAGCCTGTTATTTTAAGAAATGGCGAATACGTTACTATAAAATCAAAACCTTCTTCAAAGCCACGTGAAGCTGATTTGTCTCAATATAACCCAGAAGATACTATTTTATTATCTCGAGACAGAGAGCTTGATTTTAATGATATAGGATTGATTGTTCAAGGTATTTCGATTTCTTTCGAAAATATACTTGCAACTCTTCCTTTGGTGGGTCATCCATATCCGACTTTTCAGCATATTGGTAGTATAGATGCAAGAGTTTCTTTTTCTATAGCCACGGTCGACCAAAAAGCAATACGTCATCTTTCTGAGTTTTATTCTTTAGTCGAGGGACAGCATCATAAATATAGAAATATACCATCTGGTCATAAGAATATTTCTGTTGATAATGACTTGGTAAATATGTGCGGACTTTCTGAGTTCTTGCCAGAAAATCTTTCTGTTGAAAACGTAGAAGGTGAACCAGGAACATGGAGTGCTATATTTACACTTATAGATAATCCATTGACTACTCAAACACAAGAAAAACTTATTCCTGGTCAATCCTTTACTAGCGCGCAGGACCTTAGAATAGAAATAGCTCATATTTTAGAAAAAAATCTTAAGTTTAATGGTGATAAGTTTTTGCATCTTGAAAAGGATACTTTTTGGAAAGAAACTACTTCTTACAAGACGTTTATAGATAGTCCATATTCAGCAAACATAGAAAGGCCTTTATCATTTGCTCCAACAATAGATAATCCTAGAACTCCATATTATATTTTTAATGGTCCACTTGGACAAAAAAGTCAGGCATTTAAGGAGTTATGTAGTCAATATGCCGAAAAGTTTAGTTATATATGTGAATATCTTTTGTTCCATATAAGATTTCTTAAATATGGCAATGTTGGTATTGAGATGGTTAGTGATTTATCTGTATTAACAGATGAAGATGTTTTTGGTATAGAAAGAATCAACGAAGATTTATCTAAAGTATATGATGTCCTTACTGGTAAAAATGGCTCAGTAAAGTTGCGCGATACTTTGAGTCTTTTGCCACGTCAGACTATATATGGGGGTGATGTCAAAGCTACTACAGATGCTGAGATAAAACAAAATGCTGAAAACCTTATCAAAGCAGAGAATGAGCGAAATGAGCGAGCAGCTTTGTCTTCTATAGGATTTGGAGAGACTATTCCAAATGTAGCAGGTGATTTTTTTGATAAATATAAAACTGAAAATATAAAAAAACTTCAGGGTTTTATTAATAAGATTTTTGGAGATTGGATTAACTTTGCTAATGATTTTCTTGATAGGATATTAAATGATGATGATATTTTGTCTCTTCCTCAGTTTCAAACTGTTCGAGATTTGATTCGAAATAATAGAGGAGGCATAGATACTGCTGATTGTTTTCCAGATTTTCCTTTGAGGGAAGTTCTGTCTTTAATCCAGGAAGATACTGATTTATCTACGTTTTTATATGACGGACTAGTTGCTTTTTGGGAAAAAGCTGGTTTGGGTTTAAAAAATGTTGGTATATCTTCTCTTATTAATCCTGACTTTTATTTTTTAAATCATACTGTTGATGTTATAGATGATATTTTTCCTCATCATATTATAGAAAAAACTAAAGATAGCATTATTGCCGCTCGTGCTTCTATGAAAGAAGCGGAATCTGACTGGTTTAAAAACGTTTATGAGACAGAAATATTAGGGTCTCAAAGAAGGTCTAATGTTTTTGATACTGTTGTTGATTCTTTCAAAACTGATTTTTTTAAAGGTGACAATTCGCCTGGTAAAAACTATGCAGATGAATACCAGAAACATTTAAATGAATATGGCACAGCTCCCAACTTATTGACAGGTTCTGTTGCGCCGTCCGTTTTTGAAGCTAATAAAAATGGAGAAAGTGTTCCTGTTAAAGGAATCTCTTTTTCAAAAAGTATTATTAAATCTCGTCAAAGCAAATATGATACGCAGTGTGTCATATCTAATCATAGAAGCCCAACAACAATGAGGCCATCTTCTAACTCTGAGTCTGTATCTCATAGGTTTGATACATATGATTGTTTGTCTTTTTTGCCTGAACAATCTTATTCTCCGGTTGTGTTTGACAAGAATAAAACGCCAGTCTTTATTCCTCCGACACCTTCTACTGCTAGAAGAATAACATCTCCTTTTGGTAAGCGTCTTGACCCAGTAAGGGCGCGTAGAGGTGTGAATAAAGAAGTTTTTCATACTGGTATTGATATTGCTGGTAATATTCCAGCAGACAGCGCTGGAACTCCTATATATGCAGCCGAAACAGGTAGAATAATAGGTGTTAACAACGACGAGAGAGGTGTTCGCGTAAGAATAAAACATGGAAATGGCTATGAAACAAGATATGGCCATTTGAAATGGGAGCCTATTGTTCAGGGTTTTTTTGATATATTTTTTGATGAACTTTTGGATAGCCCTGTTCCTAAATCTGTGAAGGATAGAGTTCTAATAGTTAGAAAAGGGCAACAGATTGGAGTAATGGATAATACTGGCTATTCTACTGGTTCGCATTTACATTTTGAAATAAGACAGAATGGTGTTCCTGTAGACCCTATTGCAGAAGAACATTTTTCTACTCATAAGATTGGAAAGATAGAGCATATTGTAGGGGTTGGAGAATATAAATCGCAAGGACCTTTATTGGGAATAGACCCAGAGAATGAAAGTCTTTTTTATAAGAGTGTTCAACAGTTTGAGAAAGATTTGAAGACAGGTGCAGGCTATGGAATGATGCGCGCATACCCTGCTTTTAAACTTTATTTTATAGAAAGCGACCTTGGTGAGCGTAAAAAATATGCTTTTGATGATTTTTTTGCTTATAATGCGGTTCAAGAGATTCAGGTTGTTAGGCACAGAAAAATAGCAGCCGATTTATGTATTCTTCAGTTAACAAACATTTCTGGTTCTTTGAATAATCGCAAGTTTATAGATGCTAAAAATCCAAACTTAGCTTTCAGGGAAGATGGAAGTATTTCTGAAGAAAGAGAAGGTGATAGTGGTTCTGTTAATACAATAAAAGAAAATCCTATTGCTTCTTTGATGCTTCAAGCTGGCACACAAATCCAGTTGAAGATGGGCTTTAGTAATAACCCGGCTGAGCTTGAAACTGTATTCAATGGTATGATAGTTGAATATCAGTTTTCTGAAACTACTGATTTAGTTACTATTGTATGTCAAAGTTTTGCTGTTGAGCTTGTTCAAACAATACAGGGTGAATCAAAATCTTTTGGTGGTTGGTTTAGTGATGATGGTCGGACCTGGATGGTATTGAATAATATTTTATCTGCTCCAGAGGTTGTTCATTTCGGAAGATGGGAAGCTGGTGGTTTTGGAGCAAATAAGCAACGAGGTTTATTGCAAAGTAGATGGAGATTTAATCCAAATCCGAGAGACGATAACTTGTTCCCACCGCAAGGTTCTGGTCCATTAGGTTTTGTTGATGCATTGATTAACCCATTGAAAGCTGCGAAAGGTTCGAAAAAATATATTATGTTCAATACAACAATCTGGGATGTATTGCAAGAGATGACATTAAGGCATCCATCCTATATTACCTCTGCTGTTCCATATGAAAGCAAATATGGTCCAAGAATGACGTTGTTTTTTGGGTTACCAGACCAGTTATATTTTGCAAGAGACTCTACTGTGGAAGAAGATAATGTTATCAGTAAGTTACGTGAAGTTGTCAAGAATGGAATAACCGATGACTATACTGAAAAAGTGCGAACAAATCTTCAAGATGCCAGTAGAGAGTTAGGTAAAGAAGGTGCGCGTGATTTAGATAATGCATTAAAAAAGATTGAAAACTCTCAGTCTGATGATGAAATAGAAAACTGGCTGAAAAAAGCAGCAAAACTTTTTGCTCAGGCGCGTGGTTTTATAAAACCATTTCGCTCATATCATATAGCAACAAGCTCTCTTCATATATTACACAACTCTATTTCTTCTTCTGGCCATAACGTTTTCAATACTGTTACATTACAATATAGCGATGATGGACCTGAGTTTAATAAAGATACTTCTGAGCTTAACTTTGGAGACCCAGAAACTTTTACTTTAAAAGCAGATGCTGCTATTCCTGATGAAGATATTCGTGAAATGTTTGCTCAATATCCTAACTGTAATGGATATGAAATGGCAAAGCTTTATTCTTTGTCGTTGTTATATAACTCATTAAAGGAATCTTATGGTGGTAGTTTGATTTTGGTTGGGAATCCGAAGATAAAACCATTAGATGTAATTTATATCTTTGATGAATATTCAGATATTTATGGACCAGTAGAAGTAGAAAAAGTTGTTCACAAGTTTAGTCAGAAAAATGGTTTTATAACAGAAATCACCCCTGATTTATGTGTTCACGTTAACCAAGAAAGCACCTTATCAACTCAAGATGCTATGGGATTGATAGCAGAACATGGTTTAAGACAGATTGGGTTAGAGAGTCTTGGTTCTATCCATAAGAACTATGGAGATATTTTGTCTGCTGCTTTTAATCCTATAAGTGGTTTTGGATTTTCTCCTTTGGCGCGCATGTTTTTTAATCAGACAGAAAATACTCCTGCTTATAACCAACAAACTTCTTTATTTGGTTCTGTTGGATTGTTTATTTTTAGAAAGTTAGTTACAAGAACTCAACTTGCCCATCCTTTTAGATTTTCTCCTCTTGTATGTGCTGGTAAGCCTATGATAGGTGGATTACCTAATAGATATACAGATGGAAGTTTTATTCAAGGTATTGGCGATTGGTTTAAAGAGACTTCAGAAACAATACCTCTTTATCTTGAAGATACATACGATAAGTTTAAAAATAACTATTGGTTTGGACATTCAGAAGGAGATTTTAGTTCTGTGTTTTTAGGAGATGACTTAGAATAATGGGTTATAGTTCTGCTGCGCCGAAAAATATTTTACAGCAAAAGCTTCACGAGACATCTCGTGAAAGTATGTTACCAAAAGATGAAGAAGATAGAATAACTTATGGAATAATCAGTGAAATAAACTATAACAATGGACAAGTTAGAGTGCGAAGAATACTTTCTGATGGTAAAATAGGAGATGAGATTTCAAATGGCTTTTTACCTTTATCTACACCTTTGTCTGAAATACATCTTTTATGGGGTGCTTTAAGGGAAGGTTTAGTTGTGAGAGTTTATTATAAAGGGAAACTTAGTCCTAAGAATGTGATTATTGAAGTGATTGGTGACGAAGACCATCAGTTTTTAAATAAGGCTCCGCTTCAAAATGAGATTGAAATAGGGCCTTATAAGATATTTCTTGGGGGTGTTTCGCTTTGATTTTAAGAGGTTAGAATGGCGACATCGAAAAGTAAATATAAAGTGTGTTCGGTGGATGGATGTAATAATCCTTATCATTCGAGGGGTTATTGTCAAATCCACTATTGGTATTGTTATTATAAAAAGGTCGGATCATCTCCTCGTCAAAGGACAGAATGTTCTATCGAAGGTTGTTCGGAAAGGTGCCGTAGCCAGGGGCTTTGTAATAAACATTACCAAAAAATGCTATATGAAACAAAGCCGGAAATGATTAAAAAGATTAATCTGAAACATTATCACGAGAAACAGAAAGTTGATCCTGAGTATAAAAAGGCCAGAAGCTCTTATGGCAGAAAATATAGAAAAGAGAATGATTACGATAGAAAATATTATCTCGAAAATAAATCTCGAAAGATCAATCGATATATGGAAAGGATAAAAAATGATAAAGATTTCGCTTTGAAAGAGTGTATCCGTAAAAGGTTTCAGTCCGCTATAAAGCATGGGCTTCAATATCCAGAACGTCGAGCTGGTTCGGCTGTTCGAGATCTCGGCTGCTCGATTCCTAAACTAAAACAATGGCTTGAGTCTCAGTTTTATCCGCATCCTGAAACTGGCGAGGAAATGACCTGGGATAATCACGGTCGCTACGGTTGGCATATAGATCATATTATTCCACTGAGCGCGTTTGATTTATCAGACTCAGCTCAAGTGAAAAAGGCCTGTCATTGGTTCAATCTGAGGCCATTGTGGGAGTTCGAGAATATATCTCGTAGCAATAATGTTGACCTTTGGATCGATTATAAGGAGATATCGAATGGCGACACCGAAGAGTAAGTTCAGAATCTGGAAGGCCGATAAAGAAAGTGTTGCTGGTTTTATGGTAACTCCAGAAAGTGCTATTATGGCAGGTGCTAAGAATGCTTTTTTTGCTGCAAGTAAAGAAGGTTGTTGTATTTCTGGGCCATTATCATTAATCTCTACCGGAGAACAGATACGACAAGCTGGTTTATTTGTCAAAATGAATGACTTTGTAAAAATGATGCCATCTACTATTGTAACACCTATTCCTGACCAGATACCATTTCCGCCTGTAGCTTTATTTTCAAGTATAGCTAAAAGTTTACCGTTTATGATGGCTCTTTTAGTTTAAGGAGGTATGCGAAGATTTCTGATTATTCAGCAATAGATTTATCGTGGTCACTTAATGGGGATTTCCAGGTTGGTAAAGATGGAGATTTGAAAGATACTTCTGATGACACTATTCAGGCGCTAATACAAGAAATCCAATCTGTAGTAAGAAGTAAGTTTAAAGACTGGAAGGCGCATCCTTCTTTTGCTGCTAGTCTTCAAGAGTTTAGAGGAGAGCCTAATACACGTGCTGTCGGTAAGAAGATTGAAGATAAGATATTTTCTGTTTTAGTTAATCATAATGTTGTAAGGCCAGAAGATTTAACTGTTAAGGTAGTGCCAGTTCATATTCATCAAGTTTGTATTTTTATAAAAATCAATGCATTAGCCACTCCACAGAATAGTTTAGTCCTTGGTCAGCCTATAGTGACAACTTTAATATACGATAGTGTAGAAGATAGCGTATTTTATGTTCCAGAAAATCAGATTGAAAGAAACTATATTTTTAGATAGGAGATAGATATGCCACTGTTTAGTAAATCTCAGGATAGGATTTTTGGTACTTTACTTAGAGATATAGTAGATAATACTGTTTTAAGTAAAGTTTCTGTTGGAAGTAAAACTCGGTCTTTTGCTGAAAGTGTTTCAAGTGAACTTGGAAGGGCGTACAAAAAGTTTGATATTAATGTGGCACAAACTTTTCTTCCTGCTGCGGAAGGAAAATATCTTGATTTTCTTGGTGATATGCTTGGTGTAAAAAGATTAGGACAAAGTAAGGCCGAATCTTCTTCTTCTGAAAGGAATATTCGTTTTTATGTTGATAGTGGTACATTTGGAGATATTAACTCTGGTTCTTCTATATTATTAAGCTCAGGCACTATTATAAGCACAGGAGAAGCTGCTACTGGTGTGTTATATGTTGTTCCATATAATGTTATTCTTTCTTCTTCTCTTTCTGAAACTTATGTAGCTGTTAGAGCTTTGAAGTCTGGTTCTGTTAGTAATATAGGAAGACATCAGCTTAGATATCATGATTTTACTGATTATACTGATAGTGCCAACGATACTTTGAATGTTATAAATGATGCTGAAATAATAAAAGGGGAAGATGGAGAAACTGATACAAACTATCGTTTTCGCATTTCTCAGCAAACAACAGCTGCTGAGGCTGCTAATCAAACCGCTATACGATTGGCTGTGTTAACTACAACTGGAGTCGCTGATGTTGTTATGATTCCATTTTTTCAAGGAATAGGAACATTTGATATATTACTTAAATCTGTGACACCTGTTCTTCCTGATGGTTTAGTTTCTGCTGTAAACGAGAGTGTTTCTAAGGTTGTGGCCCATGGAATATCTTATAGAGTCAGAGGACCAGTGGAGACTGGTTTTTCTGTTGTTGGGACTTTAACCTTGAAGAAGAAGCTATCCTCTCAGGAAGAAATAAATATACTCAATGCTGCTACTACGAATGTATCTGATTATGTTAACAGTTTAGATATTGCAGAGGACTTGATTATAAACGAAATGATTGAAAGAGTTATGGCAACATCTCCAGAAATCAAAAATATTGGTGAAGCAACAAAACCATTTGATAATCTCTATATATATCGTCCTTCAAGATTAGAGGACAATAAAGTGCGCAATACTTTAATAGGAGATTATAGCCCACAAGAGGACGAGCGAGTTATTATAGAAACAGAGTATGGCGGTGATACTCCTGTACTTTTTACAATAAAATAAAATGAAAAAAGCCTTATCTACACAGAGTTTAAGAGCATTTTATCCTACGTGGTCTGACATACGGACTAGTTGGCAGTCTGTTGGTACGCAGTTGTTGAATGTTTTTGGTGCACAGTTTGATGATATGAATATATATTTGGAAAAAATGAAAAGAAATGCTTTTCTAACTTCTGTTAATCTGGATGAGGTAGATTGGGTTTATAAAGTAGAACTACCAACTACATTTAGTTTCACCTTAGATACGACCGACCAGTTACAATCAGTATATTCTCCTCCAACTGTTAGGGGGTTAGTTATCAATAATGTGCATAGTGGTTATGTTGATGTTTCTATAGCTGATGAAAATACTCTTGAAAATATGTGGTATAAATCTATTCCAAGTCGTGTTGATTTGCAGGATGAACAAACTGGCTCTGATATTTTGTTGCATTGGCCGGCGCCTTCGTTTCCTTATAGCGGGCTTTTAACGCATCATATTTCCGATGGTGGTAAACTGTATATAGAAACAACAAGTGGAACTCAGTATGTTTCTATTAATGATGATGGTGAGCTGGATAGAGGTAAGATTACCCTTACTGGTACAACAAGAAAAGGGACAAAAGAAACAGAAACTTTGGTATTTCCATGGGATATGAAACAATCAACTTCTAAAGAATGGAAGAATATTACATACGTAGATACGGAAAATCTTGAAGATGATGTAAGTATAGAGATTCGTTCTGCTAACTTTGATTGGGGCCCATATTTATCGTTTTATAATATGCGCTGGTCTGATATAGATACTAAGATTGATGAGTTTTGGAATATTGAATCTATTGATACTGGGACGGCTTTATCTCTTGTTGGTTACATAACAGATGAATGGCAAAATCTTGTCTTAGGTTTTTCGGGCAAAACAACCAAAGATAGATGGGAACTTATTAATACAGATTTATCTTCTATTGATGCAATAGACCTTGCGGTTCAACCTTTTTCTGAGCGCGCATGGCTTGTCGATGATTCTAGTCTTTATTGTTTCAGTCTTGAAGAAACAATGGTTAGTGGGGTAGATTTTCTTGTTGACAAAACGCCGGATTCCAACTTTAAAATAGAGTTGTCTAATGATTATTACACTATCGGAGACGACATAGTTTTTACTCCTTTACATATACGTCCACTGAAACAGGTAGATAGATATAGGCTTTGGTATAAAGCTCCTTCTGGTACTAAATATGGTTTGAATGCTGGTATTCAAGTAGCATTTTCTTCGGATTTTTGGCAATATCCGACAGAGCTTAAAAGAGAACTTGAAGGTGAGGTTACTATTAATGCTTCAGAACGTGGAGAATATAAAATATGTCTTGAAGTTTATTATCCTGGAGATATTTTATATATTGAAAAGATAGTAGTTCCAATCAAGTACAAACAGCCTTTGTCAAAAATAGATATATCGGATTATGTATCTGGAGTTATTTTAGGAGTTGATTTTGATAGCGACCAACAACTTTGGGTGAAAACAGATTCTGGATATTTTAACTTTAGTCTTCATTCTGATTTAATGATTGTTGATTATAGTGATAAAATCGTATATTTGAAGGAAGATTATGAAGAGGTTGATATAACTTAATGGCGACTTATACTCCAGTGATACATCAGGTTTTCGACGAACTTGATGATTTCGGTCTTCTTTTAGATTTACCTCGCATTGAGGGTGAGCGAAATCCATCTTATAAACAAAGACTTTTTGATGTTTTTACCAATAGAGCAAACTCTTCATATAGTGGATTGATTAACGGTATAACTCGTGAGCTTGGTTTAAGTTTATATCACGCTATGACTATAACGCCTGTTTTAGATAACAATGGCGCAACAGTTGGAGAAAATCCTGCTATTAGTTTTGAAGAAACTAAATGTTATATATATAGTGATTGGACAGATAGCTCTTCGGGTTTGGTTGATACCATTGATAGATATGAAAAAACAGGTGGTGCTTGGTCATATGAGGAGTTAGTTTCTGTTATTAATAGTTCTGATTATATGTATGCTGCCATTCAGTCTGACATAAGTCAATATCTTCGTTCTATGACAATCTTTAATCAGAAATCTATAAAACTTGTTACATCAGAAGAGTTATCGAAAGGTTCGATTGTAATAAATCTTGATAATCAAAACTTACTTTCAAGTTCAGTTTCTGTTTCAAGTTCTAATATGTTTGAAAGAGTAGATTCTCAGCTAGAAGTAATCAAGGATGGTCAATATTTTATAGATTATGATTTAGGGATAGTTTATACTAAAGAAGTGCCAGCGAATGGTTCTGTTATTAGATATGAATACAGAGATGATAACTTTGAAGTTTGGGCGAGTCCTGTCATTATACATGGGCTTTCGTCAAGTGATTTTAAAGAGAAAATGTTTGAACAAATATTAATGGAAAATGGTACATATGAAAATGGTGCTCCAACTGGATTGGGTGCTGATTTAATAAATGAGCTTATGTCTATATTTGGATATTCATATGCGCCATGATAACAAATGAGTAACTATACAATAGATAATGATATAATCATTGACGTATATCGCTCTAGCTTTAGGTCTTTGGCGACAGGGTTTGATAGTATATATTCATCTATTGTCCATCCTGGTTCTAACAAAAGGATTCAAGGCTGGCAATGGGATAAAAGAACTTGGCCAGACCAGAAAGAGCTTGAAGCTTTACAATATTCATCTTCTATTTGGGACCCTGTTTCTAACTTTTTAGATGATAGCTTTTGGCAGTCCGGTATTGGTGATAATAATGATTTGCTTTTATTTGAGGTTTTGGAGCTCTCTTATAATGATTTAAAAAAATGGATTCCAAAAATATGTCATGGATATTTTTATGAATACAACGAAGAGTATTATTTATTTAGTGATGATTATTTAACAGAAAACTTTTACAATAATCAGACATATAGTGGTCTTCAATATCTTAATCTTTCTCATACACCTAAGGTTGGAACACCTATTAAGGCTAGGCGATATATATATGACAGAACTAATCAAAGATATGATATTGATTTAGATTTTAGAAAACGTGTTCAGTTTACCGGTAGATTAGATGAAGATAATATAGAGTTTGATACATTAAACGATGAAGGGAATGTTTCTTTTGAAAATGTTCACAGTGGCAACCCAGAGTTTATTGTAGATTACAACAATCGGAAAGTTTGGTTAAACGATGATTATTCTGATTCTATTGCTGATTCTGGAGATTTTCAGGGTTATGAGCTGCTTGGTGTTGGAGATGGTTACAAAAATAGATTTTTCACAAAATATTCTCCTATAGACCCATCTGGCTACTTTGAAGTTGTGACATATGCTTCGTCTGGTATCTATACAACGTGGAACCAAATAGATAACCTTCTTGACTTTACGGAAGATGGTTCTTATGAATATAAACTAGACCCAATATTAGGTGTTGTTAGTTTTGGAAACTATGATGGCATTACTGGTTCTGGTTTGGTTCCGTCTTTGGGAAGTAAGATTATAGCGCGCTATACAAAGGGGGTTGCTTTAGAATATGAACCTCAATATTCTCGAGATTATATTTTAGGATTAAATGCTGATATAAATCCTCTTCATACATCTTTTGAGGAAGGTATTTTATTTGTTGGTTTAGATAATGAAGTTCCAGCTTCTATTTCTTTATCTTGTGACCTTAGCCAAAACTTATTAAATCAATATCAGGTCAATATTAATGGTGTAGTGGGTAAGGTAACTGCTACGGTAAAATCTAATAAAAACAATCTACTTTCTTATCAAACTGTTTATTTTGAAAATATAGAGCCTGCAACTAGTTCTGTAAGTCCTGCAGACACTCTTACGAATACAAATGGTGAGGCGTACAGCTATATTAGTTCTCTATCTGATATTGATAGTATTGGTTACTTAACCACTGACATAACGCATAGTGGAAGTAATAGTATTATAAATGTGTCAGGATTACGAGAACTTACAAACGAAAGTGGAGTTCTTCTTTTTGGTATAACTCGCGAAGATTTGGTTTTAGCCACTCCTTCAAGTGGAGAAGATGATTATTATCTTAACTTTCTAAATGGAAATGGTGTTTATGTAAATCCATCTGCTGCAGATGCTCAAAGTCAAGCTGGAATAGATTTTGAAAAATCATATCGTCAACAGTTTGGTATTACAGAAGTTGAGTTTATAGATGATACTGATGTTGATACACTAGGAGTTGGTCGTAAGGAAGTAATCTATACGAATAATCCGAATCATATTCATCCACATTCTGGTTCTCAATACAATCCTACATATTCTCCTATTTTTCCTGTCAAATATACTTCTATTGGAACTTCTTCTGCTCCTGAGATGGAGCTGGTTTATAATGAAATAATCGAGCCTTTAAATGATAAATATAAGTCTTTTTTGGTTGCAGCAGAAGCTCTGGATTATATTAGGGCTTATGTTATCAATCCTTTAACTGGCCAAAGGATTTATTCGAATATTATTGAAATAAATATAGGTTTTGATGATTCTTCTGATGGTATTATTAACTGCGAAGGTTTGTCTGATATACCAAGTGGTTTATACAGGGGGGTGAGGAGCATGGATTATTATGGAGACGATTGGATTGTAGAGGCAACATCTGGTGAACTTTATGACACTTATTTAGAACAAAAGTTAACATCTGGTGAGTTTGTGTATAGTGAGTTAGGTTTACAGGACAATACAGTAGCTTTGTACCATTTTGACAATAATCTTGAGGACAGTGGACCAAATAGTTTAGATGCAGAAGGTGAAGATTATATTTTTGCTGGAAATGCAGGATATTCAAATGAAGCTTTATATATTATTGGTTCTGGCGGAAATATTGAATCTGACCAAAATGTTTTTCACCATTTTCCTATAAATAGTGGAACGCTTGAGTTTGCTTATAGAACTCCATGGATTGGATATAATGTGGCGGATTCGATATCTTCTGGATATATGTTTTCAATGTTATATGGAGATTCTGCAAGTAAGAATAACGGGATTGAAGTATTTACATTTTTAGATGGTGGAACTTCGTATTTTGGAGTTGACTATATAGCAAGTGGATTGTCGTGTTTTGCCTTAAGTCCGTCTGATTTTTCTGTAGATTTGACTGATTCTAATCTTTCGGATGGAGCTTGGCATCAGATTAAGTTAAGTTGGCAATATATTCCTGACGATGTTACTCCAGATGTTGGGTCTTTAAATATTTATGGCTATATAGATAATGTTGGAGTTATAGAAAAAGAAGATTTGGATTTTGGTTCTGTTCCGTCACCTTTTATGGAATATGATTTTAATCTAGTAGAAAGAGATAGTGTTCTAGCTTCTAGTCAGAAAAAAGTAATATATCAAAATGGTTTTTGGGTTTCATGTGGTGGTGGTGTTCAGATTTCTACGGATACGATAAACTGGATTGATGTTTCTCCTCCTGGAACGAATTTGCGAAGTGTAGCTTATGGTAATGGTTTATGGGTTGCTGTAGGAGATTCTAATGATATATGGATTTCTTCAAATCTTTACAACTGGACAGAGAGAGTTGGTGCTTCTACTCTCTCTGATTGTTATTTTGTTTCTTATGGAAATGGAATATGGCATATAGGTGGATACGAAGAGGTCCAGAGTTCTTCTGATACTGTTACTTGGAGTAAGTCTGCTTCTACTATAAATGGTGGACAGGTAATGGATATTAAATATGGAGGGGGAAACTGGTTCTTGTTGACTGAATATAGTGGTTTACATAAATCGACAGATGGTTTGACGTGGATAGATTTATCTGTAAGTACTGATTGGACAGACCCTACGACGGGAGGATTAGGTTATGGAAATAATACTTGGATTGTAGCACAAGGGCAAGGTTATATATTAAGGTCGACTGATAATGGTTTGACCTTCCATGAAATATATCCGCCACAAGGGACATACCAGAATGCTTATTATGAAACAGAAAATGCTCGATGGGTTATATTGTCATCTAACAATCTATATATCCACCATTCTAACGATAATGGTGACACATGGTCTACCGTTTCTGGAGTAAACGGAGGGTTATATGATGTTGTTTTTAATAATAAAGAATGGTTATTTGTCGGAAATGATTTGTCGTCAAATGCACTGATTCTTTATTCTTCAGCAGGTCTTAGTAATATAGTTGGAAGGAAAGGAAGGCGTACCATATTGGGTTATTATGATGAAGTTAGACTCACATCTGGTGAAAACATTGTGTCACATACATTTCAGTCTAGATATAATCTTGAGTCTGAAAGTTATCCGGATTGGTTTAGGAGAACTAGAATATTAGACAGTAAACATTTAGGTTTAGATACTCATTTGTATTCAGGTAGTTGTCCATCTACTGTTCCTGTAGGCTTTAGATTGAAAAGCAACGATACTGATGTAGCATCAGTTGTAGGGCATAGAACCTTTCTTGACTTAAACGATTCGCTTCCTAATGATTATTACTTAGTAAGCGGTTTAGATATATATGAAAGATATTATTAGGAGACAATATGACTGACAAGTTAAGAAGTGTTGCATCTTTGGTTATTACAATGGAAAATGGAGAGAATCCAAGTGCAGCTAAGTTTAATGCGATAAGCAATCAGGTAAGAAGTGCAACCAATGTTTTAGAAAAAGCTATTGGTGATTTATGGAACCAGTCTGGTGATTCATTAACAGTTAGTTATCCATTGCAGATTCCGAATCTTGCACGTTCACTTGGTCAAATGAAATATATGAATCCGTGTTTGTATCCAGTTGATGAAGACTTTGTTTATGTAGATAATGTTGGCGCAAAATATGAAAACCAAAATGAGTTCTATTTTCAGTTTAAACCTAAGACATTATCTTCTGTTTCTGTCAACGATAGTGGTGGAGGTGCTCTAGTTACAAGAGTAACAAACAAATCTGACGTTGATGGAACTGGTGATTATTGGGTTGATTCTTCTAATGGTAAAATAATAAGTTTTAATGCTATATCATCAAGTGCAGAAGTTCAATATACAGTAGATAGTACTGATTGGAATATTCGTGATTATACATTTCCTTCGGTTATACCAGACCCACGCCAAAATGATTTTACAGCTTGTAGAGTTTCAACTTCTGGTGGAAAGTATTATCTTCATCTTCCGCCTAGACTTCCTCTTTTATTAGATTTTGATAACGGGGCTTTTGACGATTGGTCTTTACCTGATAGATATCCTTCTTCTTCTGATTTGTCTGATAACTATGATACAGCAGTAGCAGCTGTTGGTTCCAAGAAACTATGGCAAAGTCCAGGTGTTAATGCTTTGGAAGATGCTTTTTATAGATATCCTTTACCTAAAGAAATAAAAGATAATCTTTCTTCTTTAAATGTTGGCGATTCTCTTCCTTTTGGTTTTCTTTATCTTTGGGATAGAACATCAGGTACTATTATTGCAGATGCTGTTTTCAGAAAGACATCTGATGATTGGGTTTTTGAAATAGAATCTGCATATATAGATTTTTCTGGAAAAGTGTCAGGTTCTGAAGTAGAACAATCTTATAATGGTACGAACTATTCTGTAATAGCTGTGGGTTCTCCTGTTTCTAGAAGTTTTTGGACTTTAACTAATGCCATGATGAATCATACTCATGGCAATGAAGGGGAGTTTTCTTCTTTAATGAGTCATTCTAATCTTTTGGACCTGAATCCACCTACGTCTGATTATTCTGGACATAGTTCTACTTATCCGACAGATGTTCCTGCTTGGGCTCCAAGTCGATGGTCTAATGATGACCATATATCTCTTCTTTCTCGCGCCGGTTCTCAAGGAACTGTAGGAGGAAGAAATAGGGATGTAAATGATAATGCTATGCTTGGTGATTTTGTATTAGCTTCTACTGCTGCAGATAGCGGAAACTATTTGAATATTTTAGCTGATAGTAATCGTTTATATTTTGGTTCTGTTGTGGCTGGTCCATATTTGTTTTTTGACCAATCGAACTCTGCTATAATGGTTCAATCTCAAAGCGATTCTGAAATACCTCTTTGGGCAAAGTCTACCGATAACTATTCTTTGATTGCCGAAGGAAAGGTTGCGACCCCAACGAAATCGGCATTGAGGATAGTTCCTCAATCTTCTCTTCCTTCTGGCCCAAATCAAGTTGGAGATATTTGTGTATATAATGCAAAACTTTATATATGTAGTGTTGCAGGAACTCCTGGGACTTGGACTATTGTAGGAAGTCAAAGTTAATATATGTCTGGATTTTTTCTTCCATGTTCATTTTCTGTTACATCTACTGATTATCAGGTAGATACAGATTCATGTTTAAATATTTATCGACGACGAGAAAATGTTTTTTATAAACAAGATTATGATGCTAAAAATGCTGCTGTTTCTTTTTTAAGTAATGACTTTGCATTGGCATCAAGTGTAGTATCTGTTGTTGATAAGTCTTCTTCTCTTATAACAAATCGTTCTAATGCTACTGGTAACAGCATTGTTATCAAAGGAGTGTCTTCTTATATCTTTAAGACTGACAAAGTATGGGTTACTGACCAGATTATTATATTAGCAGATTCAACTCAGGTTTCTTTATTTTTCCAGCATATTATAAGCACAGATAACGTACCTCGTTCCTCTGGTTATAGTCTTGATTCTGGTGTAGTGCTTACAAGTGTGAAGATTTTAGATAAAGATTTTCGAGAAATATCCATCCAAGAGAAAAATGTAGATTTTGATAAAGGTATTGTCTACAACAATCTGAAAAATAATATAGATTCGGATGATATATTTTTTGTTCAATATAGCGTAAGAATAGATAATGATATTTTTACTTATGTCGAGATATTAAATAATCAAGAAATATATAGTCAAGCAACATTTGATGATTTAGATGAAGATTTGAATATTATAAATGATGGACGCAAGGTATATGTAGTTAACTATATAGGAAATGAGTTTGAGTTTGTTTTACCAACGAGTGGAGATTATGGTTTTCTAGTAAAAGATGTTTCTAAAATCAAAATATTGCCTTTTGATTCTTTGAGGTTTGATTTTCCGTGGTTTACAAGAATATCTAATGGTAGTTTTTATGCTGTAGTTAATAATGAGACATATAAGTATTCGATTGCTCAATTTTCTGAACAACTTTGGAACCCGGAGAATCCATATAAAAGGATTTCAAATGAGTTTTCAAGTTTTTTATCTAAAAATCTTGTAGCTTTAAATAGAAATAATATTTATGAAAATAATGTAGATTCTTTATATATTGATATTTTAGTAAACGATAAATACAACAATGGGTTGGCTGCTTTCACAACCAATCTTTCTCTTTCTGAAACTATAGCTTCAAATGGAGTTGAATATATATATTGGACTTTTACCAATAAGATTGGAATAAGAAGTGTTGATTATCTTAATGGTTTAGTTGATATAGAAGGATATGATTTAGATAGCTCATATATAATACGCTCTTCATATTATTACGAAGAAAAGGATTTTGAGTTTAGCGGCGTAGATTTGAATCCTGTAAACAATCAGTCGATATTACAGCAAAAGCTTGTTCTATTTATTGACCCAGAAACTGTAAACCAGAGCAAGACTAAAACTTTATATTATCTTTTAGTAGATAAAACAAATAAAGTGATAGAAAGTGATTGGACGAGTTTTAATAATAATACTCAAAGATTAACTTCTGGTCATATTTTATATTATTCTGGAGTTCCATCTTTTGTTACTCCAGAGGATAGTTATAAAGTATTTTTAGATACTTATACAGTAGAGGGTGTTGGTGTATTTCTTACTATAGGAGAATCGATTGTAGATATAAATATAGATACAAAAGATGTGGATTCAAGAGATATGAGAATAGCCGCTGGCGGAGTTGTTGAAAGCAAAGTAAGTGCAGCAAAGAGAGAAAATCCAGAAACTATTTGGTATTGGGATATAGGACGTTGGGATGGAGAAGCGTATCCTGGTAATGCTTCTTATTTTGTTGAAGTTCCTGTTTCTGTTTTTTCTGGTGCGGGTGGAACTTTTACTCAACAACAAGTAAAAGACATAGTAAATAAACACACTGCTTTTGGTGTTTATTCTATAGTTAAGGCTTATGGAGTTGACCCGTTTGCTACAGATATAGAACCAAGAGTAAACTCGATTTTGGTTAGTTGGCCATCTTATAATGCTGATGTGTATTTTAATATCTATTATTCTAAGAAGTCTGACGGGCCGTGGACTAAGGCTAACTCTTCTTTGATTAACAATGATTCGTCAGGAAACTCTTATGAAATAACTGGGCTTCAGACGGAAGTAGAGTATTATGTTATGATAATAGGTGGAGAGTTAGATAATACTGGAGTATTTGTTGCTCAATGTGGGCAATCTGTGGGTCCGTTTGATTATGGAATAAACGATTTTTACAATATGAATATAGTAAGAGCTAGGACTTTTGGAGTTGATATTTCTGGAACATTTGACTTTAGTAATACATTTGAGGTGATTTGATGTCTATAACAGTAGAGTTTTCTGAAGAGCGTGGTGGGTCTGCAGTTACTGATTTGGACCATGGTAGCAAAGAATCAGGTAATGTTACTTCTGTAAAAACATTATATATTCGACATGATGGTAATAATGATATAACCAACTTTAGGTTATATGTAGATGACAAATCTGGAGTTTACACTGGCTCGAGAACTGCTGCTATAGATAAGGCTGAACTTTTAGAATGGGGAGATAGTAATATAGAATCTAGGTTTGGCGGTGTCCAGTTTAACTTTATGGCTAGATATGGATTTGAAGATAGTGATTGGGGAATATATTCTAACAAAAGTCCAACAAGGGATTCCGAAACAGCTGGTGTGACTGTTAGAACAGGTGTTGGAGATAGTGTTGTAAATGCTGTTCTTGTTTCTACTGGCACTGGAGCATCAGAGGCTGGAGTTATTCCTTCTTATGATGCTGATTCTGAGGACCCGCCTAATATTAGATTTCAGATGAGACTTAAAATCCCTCAATCTGGAGCACATGTAGGAACAAAACAGTTTGATGTAAAAGGAGTGTTTTCTTATACGAGTTGAATATAATGCAGAATGGTTGGATAAAAGTTTTTGAAGATGGAGAGATTATAGCTGGACCTGATTGTGAACAGCAAACGAGTTGGAGTAAAACACGACTAAGTGAACTAAATCGTGTTGATTTATTTTTTCATGGAACTGGTGCAACAATCGAAGGAGATGGAGAATATGCACAATCTGATGATTATATTGTTCTTTTAAGTGGAGAAAAACAGCAAAAACCAGAAAGATTATTTAGAAGATTACAACTAAAACTAGATACTGGTAAATGGCTCACTTTAGTTATAGATACACAAGGTGGATTTATGATTACTTTGGAGAATGATAAAATCTAATGACGCAAAAATATTTGGAAGCTTTTGCTAAAAAAATAGATAAGCGTCAAGCCGACCAAGTTTTAGCTTTTCTTAATAAAAAGAAACAAGAAGGACAAATAAGAACTGTTGATGAGTTTATAGAGCGTCTTGACAGTTTGGTTCGAGAGCTTGTGGAGACCGAACTGTCTCCTACTTTGAAAGTTTTTGATGCACATCAAGAGCAAACTATAGATAGTGAAACTTTTAATCATATGCTTGACAGAATAACAGATGATTTTAGGTCTTCTTTTGAAGAGGCAAATAATATTTTTGAGGTTCAGACTTCACATAGAGCAATCATTAGAGATGTAGTTTTGAAGACAGTTTATAGAGCTATCAATCAACTAGAAACTAAGCTTGGTTTATATGAAACAAAAAAACAACAAGGAGGCAATGTCTCAAAGACTATTTCGAGAACTTTTAATGCCACGGAAAGTAAAACAACAAGAAGTGGAGTTATACAACCAGGAGCTATATTTTCCGACCCAAGAACTGGCAAAATAATCAAAGACGATGCTTATGTTGAAGAGATTGGAGATAGATTAACACTAGCTAAATCTTTAAATAATCAGTATGAGTTTAAAAAAGTCTATCAGGTATTTGATGTTTCGTTTCCTCGTAGTGAGCTTGTAGTAGAACCACCTGGAACAAGTTTGAAATATGTTATAGACAATACAGCAAATACTTATTGGGCTCAATCTTTACTTTTTGAGACAGTGCAACCGTATACTAAGATAAAAATAGTACTTGAGTTTTCTATTCCAAAGGACTTGAACTATATAGAAATAGAACCAATAACAGATAAGGGTTTTATTTTTGAGTCTTTTGATTATGAAAATGATTTGTTGGGTATTACTAATGTGTCAAGCGAAGATATTGATGTGAGTTCTTCTTTAAGGTTAAACTTTCAAAGGATTTCTGCGTCAAGATTATTTCTTACATTTAGAAATGAAAACTTTGTTCCTGTAGATTTCCAATATTCTCCAGAAGATATTTCTTTATTTCAACAAGCTGTAAGTCAGCCTATTGAAAGATTTTCTGTTGATATAAATGGGTTGTCTGAAGTTTTTGGAGATAAGATTCAATCTCCAACAGTTAAAGATATATTAGGTGTTATTCCTAATGATAAGTTTATTTTTTCTGGATATGCTTACTCGTTTGGATTTGATAATATTAGAGCTGGTCTATCCACTTATTCGAGTGATAGTATCTATGTAAGTGCGCCATTAAGAATAAAACAACCACTTGGTCAACTGTATTTGAATAGTAATGAAACTCGTCCTGTAGCTGATTCTATAACAGAAACTCCATCTAATACTGTTGTAACGTATGATGGAAATGATAGTGATTTCTATTTTTCTAGTTTAGAATATTGGGTTATTAAAAGGGATTACGATAAAGATAAAAATATATTGCGCACGTCTAAGTTTCCTTTGATTCCACGAGGAAACAACAGAATAAATCATGAACGTCTTTTGTTAACATCTAAATATAATGTATCATCGCATATAAACGATGTTGGCCAGACAGTCTTATTTACCGATAGGATTGTGGGAAATGTTAAAGTATATAGAAATGGTCTTTTATCTGCATATGGTATTGATTGGGAAGATATTACTTCTGATTCAGAAAAAACACCAAATAGTGGAGTCCCCATGGTTTTTAAGATTAGATTAAACAACCCTGTGATTGGAGATATATATACTGTTTCTTATACTCCTATGTATTCGAATAGTAGGGGTGTTCCAAAAATATTGTCTGCATTTACTGGTTCTGGTATTGATGTTGTAGATATGAAAGGTAATCTTTCTGTTCGGTATGTAGATAATAACACCATTCTTTTGAACGAGAGGTCTATTTATAAAAATATTGAACAATCTGACATTTTTCTTTGTGTAATATTAAGAAACAATAGTTCTCGAAATGTATTATCGGCAGTTGTTGAACAGTTTGATTTATTTATAGGAACCAGAGATATTTCTCATGGGTTAGATTTTTAATGTCTAATAAGTATCTATATTCTGAAAAGAATAATCTCTTAGAGAATAGGTTTTCAAAACTTGTTAGCCGTTTAGTAAACGCTGGGGCTCTAAATGATTTTCAAACGAATGAACAGATTATATCTGAGACAATACGTGTTCTTAACTTTTTGTATAGAGATTTAACAGCCCCAACATTTAATCCTAGTCAAATAATATATGCAGACTTACCTAATGTGTCTGATTTTAATCTTGCTTTTCAAACTATATTGGATGATTTGACCGTTATTTTTAATCAGCTAGAAAGAACGGAAACATTATCTGTTTCTAACTTCAACTTCATTTTAACTGAATCAAATCGATTGTTTTCTAGATTAAAGTCGGTGTCTTCTAAGTTGAATGATTTTATTCTTTATGCCAATGATATTACAAAGACAGGATTATATTTTACTGACACTTTTAATAATACGACCCGACTAGACGTAGACTCTGCTCTTTTGAATGAAACACAATGTAATATAAACCAAGATGAAGGTATTATTACTTTGCCCGTTAATAAAGACAAAACATTATTATTAAATATTAAGGAAACACCTGTAGTAGATTCTCAAGGTTCAAATGGAGTGATTGGCAATAATGAAGAGATTGATTCTAGTGGTTTTCCTGTTTTGCGACGCGCTAATATAAATGTAGTTTTAGATAACAACCCAGATACTTGGTTTGAATATGAAAAAGTTTTTGCTTCTGGAAGTAGGGAGGAAGATTCGTTTTTAGCCACCGAGAAGGCATTAACTTTAGATATGTCTGTGAATCTAGGGATTCCTCAAATCATTAATCTTGTTAATATAAATCCAAATAACTTTGGAACCAAGAATACTATAAAAATAGTTGATATTTTGACTTCTATAGATGGTTCTTATGATACGTTTATAAGTATAAAAGATGATATTCCTGTAGCAGGTTTTATAGAAGAAGATGAGGAAAATATTTTTGAGTTAGCTCCGTCTACTTCAAAATATGCTGGTCAAGGTTTCTATTCTTTTACTCCGAGAAAAGCTAAATATATACGTTTTATTTTTGAACAGAATGAATCTTATCCCATAAATACAAATACTGGCGTCAAAAATAGATATGCAATAGGTATTCGAGATATTAACATCTACAGTTTTATATTCGAATCTAAAGGAGAAGTTATTTCAAAAGCTTTTTCTTCTGTTAATGAAATAAAGAAAGTTATATTAAACTCTGCTCAGAATCCTATGGTGTATTCCGAGTTGGCGCGAATAGATTATTCTTTATCTCCTGATGATGGGCAAAACTGGTATGATATACAGACAAAGGGTTTTATGGGTAAAAGCGGAGAGTCTTCTAATATTCCAGAGATATTGAACTTTAATACTATAGATGAAAATACTATAGAAACATCTGTTCCTGTTTATTCTCTTAGGTTAAAGTCTGTTCTGACTAGAAATGATGCGAACTTTACAGCAGAGAGAGCTGCTTCATTTCAACAGTTAACTAATCTTAGAACAGAGTTGCATGATATTCCTATTGAACCGCCTTTTTCGTTTGTTCTTGATAAGATTCCTGTAGAAGGTTCGATTGAGATTATTCGTCCGCTATTTGGACCTCGTGGTTTTAATAATACTCAGTATGAGTTTAAGTCAAATGGGAAACAAACTTTTTCTTTGTTTGGGAAAATAGAAGAATCAAGACAACCAGCTATTGTCCGTCCTTGGAAAAAAACATCTTCTGGTTCTAATCCCACAATATACCAAACAGAACGGTCAGAGCTGTCAGATTTTTTACATATTACAGTGGCTGGAGAAGAGTGGACTCAAGCAACACAATCTTTATCGAGTTATTCAGCAAACTATAGTACTGACTCTCAGTATAGACTTTTCAACTTAGATTTGGAAACTGCTACTTTATATTTTGGAAACGGTGCAAATACAATGGCACCTCCAGAGGATTGTTATATTGGTGTTTCTTTTGATGCTGAAAAGCTATCGTTTGATTTAGAGGGCGATAGATATTTTGCTTCATTAAGTTTTGACACGGCTTTAGATAAAGACGATTTAGAAATCAAAAGATTTTATCCAGTAGAAAAAACTACTGAAATATTGGCGAGAGGTTCTACAGAAGTTCATTTGCAAAATAAAAATATAATAGATACATCTGGTATAGAATCTGTCTTAAGTGGAAGTAAAAAAACATTTTTAAATGGCAGAGATGAACTTTCTGAATCTGGCGATTGGTCTATTGATGTTGTGAATGGAGTTATATATTTATATACAGCAACTTCTTCATTAGAAAACACTGTTGTAGTTTATACTTTTCAGAAAACAGAGAAACTGGAAACAGATAAATGGGATTGGGTGGATGGGAAGAACATCTATATTAAGAAAGAATCGTTTGAAACATTTTCTGAAGATGCATTAGAGTTGCCTGTAACAACAGGTATTAAAGTTTTACACTTAGCACATCTTGATGTTATTAAGGGAACAATGTTTTTCACATCTTTAAGTTCTGAGGGTGAAAGTATAGATGATGATGTAAATCCTTTTTTAGAAGAAGTAGAGTTTATAGATGGAAATACAGAACTTATCACCTCTGAGCATTCAAAGAGTTTTGTGAAAGTAAAACAATCAATATCGCCATTTAAAGCGGTAACAGATTCGTCTGGAACTACTCGTTATGGCTTTTTCGGTGGTAGAACTATTACGAATAAGAGCCTTGGTCATGCTATTCATCTGAGCGAAAATGTTGCTTCTGGTTATTATGATGAGATAGTTTTTTCGAATCAAAATATTTTCAAGCGTAGAGTAGAATCCTATTTGGAAGCGAATCAGGCTGGTGATTATTGGTTTGATTTTCCCAATAACGACATAATATTACGAATCACTGGTTTTAATGAAGCTTATTTTTCTGACCCAGGATATGTAGAGTTTTATACACAAGTATCTTCTCCTGTAACATATGGCAGATTTTCTGTGGATTATAAGAAGGGCATTGTTTATACCGACAGACCGATGAATAGTGATTGGATACTAACTGCAAGTTATGAATACTCTGATTTTCGTGCTTATTATAATATATCAAAGAAGCTTGATTTATTTAGCTATACGGTTGATGTTTCGAATAGACTTGTGACTCTTAATCCTAAGGAGATATTAAATCGTTATTCATTTCCTGAATCTCGAGCTGGTCTATATTACCAGGTCAACTATAAATATGCAGATAAACTAAGGACGGATGTTTCTGAGTTAAAAGATTATTTCACTCCTGTGCTTAAGGCGTATAGTCTCAAAATGATAACAAGTAAGGATTTGTTTTAATGTCGGTTGAAAGTATATATAGAAGTTTTTTAACCAATAAACTGGTTGAAGCCAAGGCGAAAGAAGGAGTTGCTTTAACCTCTGATAATGTAAATGAATATATAAATACAACGCTTGACGCTCTTGATTTGTCTACTTCTCAGTTTAATGGTGAAGATTTTCATGTATCAAGAAACGAAAATGCATCTGCTGTCAAAATGAACAATACTTTCGATTCTATCAAACAGGACCTTACTGTTTTATATAAAATCTTTTTGAGTTTGGGGCAAGGAACTTCTGAAGATTTTCGGCGATGGAAAAGAGAGATTGAGGTTTTAGAAAAGCGTTTGGTTGATTTAGAGAATAGAATAGATAATCTTCTTTTACTTGCTTCTGATACAGAAGGTTATCATTCATTTTTTTTAGATAGTTTGACTGATTTATCGTATGTTGATTTAGAAAGTACAGATGTGGCGGTTGATACTGAGAGTCAAGTAGTTTTTATTAACCCAACACTTTCAGACGAGCAGGTTACTACCAGAATAACTACTCTTAATAATATACAAAACCAAGATGTCTCTTTTAAAATAAGAACAAATCGTGGCTTTAAAGGTAGAAATAGTTCTGGCAGTTTTACTGAAATGTTTGACCAAGACGAAAATAGTTTTTGGTGGACAAAACTTTATATGTCTGAAAACAAACCTGTTACTTGTGAACTTTCTGTCAAGATTTCTGATGAACCTATTGATGTCAGTAGTATATATCTAAGCTTACATTCTTCTGGAGAAGTTTCTATAACTCCTCTTTATTCTTTAGATAACTATAACTTCATTCAGTTACCTAGTGACACCGTTTCTGTAACAACATCAAATCAAGCTACTTTTGGTTTTGAAGTAATATCCGCTAAATGGATAAAGTTTCTTCTTACAAAGCAAAGTGCTGATGATACTACATATGGGACAGTATATAGTTTTGAGTTTGGTTTTAACGAAATAGCTTTTTATAATGAAGTCTTTACTATTGGCGAAAGCTCTATATTTATTTCTAAACCTATATCTATTTTGGGTGCAAACGGTGAAGTTCGTGAGTTTTCTAAGATTGCTTTAGAAGTTTGTGAAGATGTTCCGGCAAATACATTTATAAGATATTTTGTTACACCTGGTGGTTCTTCTTTGTTTTCCGTTGATTCTAATACTAAATGGTTTCCTATTTCGCCACTTGGTAGAATAAATCCAGTTTTTCCTCAGGTTTTGAATCTTGGAGATATACAAGAAGAAGAGTTTGGTGTTGATGAAACAGTAGCCGTATCTCATGACATTAACTATGAGGATGAGGATTTTAAAAATCCAGCAAAAGTATTCAATCTTTTATCTTTATCCTCTGATGGTTCTATTCTGGATGAAGAAATAGAAGCAACGGATGTCAGATTTGTACCTACCGAGACAGATGAAAGGATATTAAGTTATCAGATTAAAGATAGTGATTATTCAGGAAGTGGTACTGGAGATGGATTAACTATAGATGAAGATTCTGTTGTTATATTTAGGAATGTAGGAGTAAAAAAAACAAATGAATCGAGTACTGTAAGAGGAGTTCAGAGAGGCTGGAGATTTGAAAATCCGTATTATGTTACTCTTGTAGAAATATCTAATCCTGACGGTATTTCTATTGATTTTGGAAATGAGATTATAGTTATAGACAATAAAAAGCAAACTGGAGTAGTTACTTTATCTGGTAAAACATCTTCTTTTGATGGAATACATGAGGTTCGTGTTCATAAAGACAACTGGAAATCTGTAACTCCTGGGCTCAACTCTCTAACTGACACGAATGGTTTAATAGCTGTTGATTCATTATATCCTTATAATCATAGGCTTTTAATAGAAGGTTATGATTATGGAGATGGATGGGTAAATACGGATGACCAGGTATATCAGGGTGTTGGTTTATTCTTTGAAAGAAGAATGAAAAAAATAGATCTGTTTGATTTTTCTAATAATCTGGTGCAAGAAAATAAATATAAATATTTTGCTTTGGACAGAGATGTAACAGATACACATACTGGTGGCAACTCAGCTACTCGCGTGTTTGTGGTTAAGATTGATGTGAATAATCCTGATTTTATTAATGAATATTTTATATTAAGATTTAAGTTAGTAAACCAAAGATATTCTTATCTTAGGTTTCGTGCTGACTTCTTAACAAATAATGATTTAAACTGTCCCGTTATGGGTCCATATAAAATAAAGTTTGGAGATTAGTAACCCATTGAATAACTACAAGAATGTCTTATCATAGAGATTGAGAGGATTGAATGTCTAAAATAGGCACGCTTAATATTTCTTTTACAGACAGAAATGCACGTCGTCGAGGTCCGACTTCTTCTGAAGCTTGGAATGATATTTTTGATGAAATCGGCATAGACTTTGCTGGTTTATATGACCAATGGAACAATAGGCTCAAAACTCTGACTAATACATTACCTGATGGAACAGTAGATTCAAGTATTGATGCGTTTGTGAATGGTTTAGATGGTCAGACTTTGTATGTAAAATCTGACGCTGAAGTTTCAGATACGACTTATTATAACTCGTCTAATAGTAGACCCAAAACAGTGTATGAACAGTTCGCTGCTTTATATACATATGTAGATGATATAAATGAAGCTCTTGGTAACCAAATAGGTGGACAAGTATTTTCTGCTTCTAATATGTCTCTTTCTGGAGAAACGGACGAAGCTTTTGATGCACAAAATGTAAATACTGCTCTTTTAGAGCTTTATAATCTTGTAGATATTTCTGGAAGTTCTTATCTTTCTCTTTCTGGCGGGCAGATGACTGGACCAATAGGTGTTGGAGATGTAGACGGTAACTTTTCAACTGCTGTTCAAATAATAAAAGGTTCTGGTAGTCCAGAAGGAGTTGTTACCGCTCCTGTTGGAAGTTTGTATCTAAATAGTTCTGGAGGGGCTGGCACTACTCTTTATATAAAAGAAAGTGGAACTGGAAATACTGGTTGGAGTGCAGTTTAATATAAAAAGGTAGGGGAGTGAGATTGTGCGTATAAAGAAGCCTGTCAACTTAGCTAATATTTCTTCGGATTTAGGTTCTCCTGGAGCTGCTATAGATTGGGATTTAGTAGATAATAATCCTTCAGCGTTATCTTTTGATGCTGATGGGCAGACAGGAATATTAAATATTGTTACAACTAATGAGGCCGAAGGTGTAGAAATAAATGGATTTTTATCTTTGGTTGATGACCTAAAAATAGGTTCTAATGCTTTACTTTCAGGTGGCGGCGCAGACGGAAAACTTATTCTTTCCAATCTTGCCGGCAGTCAAGGAGTATTATTTGATACTACTACCGATGGTCAGTTAACTCTTACTGATGAAAGTGGTGGGGCTCTAAATCTAAGAATAGATGGACGTATTTTTGACGGCGCAGGACCATTAAACCTTGGAAAATCTGCAGCTACAAGTCATTCACTTACTAATGAAGATACACTTATTGGTGGAAAGTTAGAGGTTGATGGTACTGTTTATTTTGATGGAGGGGCTTATATAAATGGTACATTTTCAGTTGGTAATAATCAATCAGTGATGTTTGGAGACCCCTATGCTAATAGATTCATAGCTGATACGAGTCAAGGACAGTTTCTTTTTGCCACTAGTTCTTATACAGGAAATCATATGGTGGTCATACCTATTGGATTTTCAGTATATGATTATTATCATGCGGAACAAACGCACCCTACTATGTATATACATTCAAATGTGGTTCCGACTACCGATAGGTACCAGTTCTCATCTATAGCCTGGAATAAGTTTGGTTTTGCTGACCATTGTGGCCTTGGTGCGGTTACTAAGAGCTTTGCTTATGATGATATGACAGACGGCGGAGGGGTTGTAGGTACGATTGACTTTGATGAACAAATACCCGATGGCGCAGTGGTCGTTGCTTGTATTCTTCATACACTTACTGGCTTTACTGGCGGCGCAAACTCTACAGCAACAATACAAGTTGGTGATGGCACAGTTGTAGATAGATACAATACGGGCACACCAGATGTATATACTTCTAATGCTTCGGGCGTAGATATGGGAGCAATATCTGGCACAGCGTGGCACGATGCAGCTAAAACAGTAACAGTGACAATAACAGTGGACTCGGATTGGAGTACCGTTTCTGCAGGCGAATGCACAGTTGGTATTTTGTACTGGAGTCCTTAATAGCGCGCCCACGAGCTAATAAAAGGGGAGGATAGGTGAATGTCAGCACAAGTTGTATCAGTAACAGTATCAACAGAAGTTAACAATACAAATCCAAATGTCGAAGATTTTTGGGACAAAGTAAAAAGCTTTTTAATGTCAGCTGCAGAAGATGAGTTAGGATTAGAACCTGGAAGTGGAACCGTGCAAACAAATACAGTAGTATCGCTGGTATTAGGTGAGACCAAAAGTACTATAACAGCAACTTTTAGATTCAATGGAATCTGGGAGCCAGACTAATGAATATTAACTGGAAAAAGGTTCCTCGTATGGGGCCATCTGACAGACATATACACGAAGGTGAGTTTGACTCTACTGCTATAGCTTATCGGAAAGGTCATTATGTTAATAGACCTTTTCTTAAGTATAGTTCTTCAAAATGGGAATGTGTTTATATTGATTTATATGATGTCTTGTTTGCGCCGCTTAAGCAAAAAAATATTACCTTAATAGAGTATGGCGTATACACCGGCGAAAGTATTAGGTATTTTAGAGATTACTTTCTTAATCCAGACGCGCACATAGTTGGATTTGACCATCACAAACCAGAGTTTTATGGACATGATTGGCACGCCAAAGTTAAAGGCATACCTAACACTGAAGATGCAGGAGAAGCCTACGATGGACCTACTCATAACGTAACTTTCTTTTTAGGCGACCAGAACTCAGATGAAGATATTAAAAACTGCTGTGAACAACACGGTCCATTTGATATTGTTGTAGATGATGCATCTCACGCTGTAGATTTAACAGATTTTACTTTTCGGCGCACCTGGCCTTATTTAAAAGAAAATGGCTTCTACTGCATTGAAGATATAGGTATACAAGATATTAAGTATCTATTAGATGAAATAACAGTTACTAAACAAGGTAGAGGAGTATTACTTCAGCCATCTGGTTTTGGTCCTGGAGGTGGAGGCAGCTCTGTTTGTTTAGTTTTAGTTAAAAGTAAGTATGGTATTACTGGATTAGATGAGGTATTGGTGGAAGAGCCTGTATTAAGCGATAGTTATAAATCAGATTCTGTAGTATAATATTCTT